ATGTTCTGAATGAGGCATTCCTTGAACGCTTCTGTGTGACCTTTGAGCAACCTTATCCTGCCTCTACTATTGAGGTTCGCATTCTTCAAGGTGTTGCGAAGCATCTTGGTCTCACTGAGATTGATGATTTCTGTAAGAAATTGTGCGATTGGGGGGATATCATCCGTAAGACATTCTACGATGGTGGTATTGACGAAATTATCAGCACCCGTCGTCTGGTTCATATCATTCGTGCTTATAGTATCTTTGGTAACAAAGCAAAGGCAATTCAAGTTTGTATCAATCGTTTTGATGATGAAACCAAAACTGCTTTCCTTGAACTCTATGACAAGGTTGATGCTGATTTCGTAGTTCCATCAGAGGAAACTGACAACAACTCTACTGACCCTGATGAGTTGTCTGGGATGACAAAAATGCCTTTCTGATTAAACTTCTTTACTGAAAAGTGTTATTCGTATAAATATTAATAGCACTTTTCAGTAATTATGTCATATACCAAAGAACAAAAATCAGAGTATAACAAACAATATCGTCAAAGAATGACGGAAGAACAAAAGGAGGCAAAACGACAAAGTGACAGAGAATATTACTATAAAAATAAAGAAAGATGTAACGAAAAACATCTTCAATATTATGAGAACAACAAAGAAAAATTAAAAAAACAAAGTACAATAAACAATAACAAAAGACGACAAAAATTAAGAGAACAAGCAAAAGAAAAACTTGGTGGAAAATGTGTTTGGTGTGGAACAACTGAAAATCTTGAGTTTGACCATATTGACCCCGCACATAAAAAAATAACTATCGGGAAAATTGATTGTTCTTTAGAATTGTGGTGGAAAGAAGTTGAAAAATGTCGTCTTCTTTGTAAATCCTGCCACAAAAAACATAGTGATGCTGAAATGGCAGCAAAACACTTATATTGGATAAATCTTCCTTTTGATGAAAGAGAAAAACTTATTCAAGAACAACTTGACCTTTCATCTGAAAACTGATATAATTTGGGGGAAGTTAATATGTTCTTCCCCCTTATTATGTTTGGTCCTGAAGACGAAAGAAATTTAGTTCAATACAACCTCACTATGAATGAACATAGTGGAATGCTTAATCTCACAAAAACCCCTGCTAATATGGAAACTCCGACTAATCACCTTTGGAAATATAATGAAGACAAAATCCTCAAGGATATTGAATATTATGTGACCAGCACTTATAACAGTCACTACTGCGGTCATAATGATGATTATAAAGATATTCAAACAATTGACCTGATGGCAGCAAAAGACCTTGCTACACATTTCTGTCAGGCAAACATTCTCAAATACGGTTCTCGTTATGGTGATAAGGATGGTCGTAGCAAGCGTGATTTGCTGAAAGTCATTCACTATGCTATGCTCCTACTTCACTTTGACGGTCACTACACTCGTCAAGATAACGGTCTAACTGAATTTCGTTGATTATTATGAAACTATCTGATAAAACTCTAACTCTTCTCAAGAACTTCGCAGGCATCAATCAGTCTATTCTCTTCAAAGAAGGCAACAACCTACGCACAATTTCCGTAATGAAGAATATTCTTGCGGAAGCAACTGTAGAAGAAGAGTTTCCCAAGGACTTTGGGATTTATGACCTGAACCAGTTTCTAAATGGTATTGGTCTCTATCACAGTCCTGAACTTGACTTTGATAACGAAGGTTATGCGATGATTAGGGAGGGTAAGTCACGGTCAAAGTATTTCTTTGCCGACCCTAACGTAATCGTAACTCCTCCTGATAAGTCCATCACTCTTCCTAGTGAGGATGTATGCTTCATTCTGGATACTAAAGAACTTGATAAACTCATCAAGGCATCTTCAATCTATCAACTCCCCGACCTTTCAGTAATCGGTGAAGCAGGAGTAGTCAAACTCGTTGTTCGTGATAAGAAGAACGACACTTCAAACGAGTTCTCAGTAATTGTTGGGGAAACTGATGAGGAATTTGCTTTCAACTTCAAGGTGGAGAATATAAAAATTTTGCCAGGAACCTATGAAGTTGTAATCTCCAAGAAACTTCTTTCCCGTTTTGTAAACACTAACTTTGACGTAAAGTACTATATTGCGATGGAACCTGATAGCACTTTTGGATGATGGAATTTCTTCTTTATCTAACTCCAATCGGGAGGGATATCTACAACATAATGTCTCAAAAGGTTAGGTTTCTAGAGAACCCTCCCATTTGTAGGCAAAAGGAAATTTATGGGTGGTATGATGCTAGTAAGGATACGATGAGTATTTGTACTGACCGAATTCTTGCTGGACCTTCTCCAAAGTATTATATTAATGAGACTTTGTTTCACGAAGCAGTCCACGCAGCACAAGATTGTAAGGCAGTTAATACACCATATTGGTATGTTCCTTTTGGTATCAGTCAATCCCAAATGAAACTGTCTGAAAGACGACGTGATGACCTTGAAACTTCTGTTCGCATTCACCCAAACAATCGTGAGATTGAACACGAAGCATTCTGGTTGGAAGACAAACCTGAAAAAGTAAGGTATGTTGTTCAAAAGTATTGCTTCTGATGAGGTATCAAGTTCGTTACAAACTTCCAAATGATAATCGTTATTTGAAAATGATTGTTGAAGCAACAAGTCAGTCACAGGCAAAAAAAGTTGCCCAAGCACAGGTTCCTTCTGCTACAATTGTGGGAGGACCACAACCCCTTTGATATTATGAATATATTCGTCACAAATCAGTTTCCCGCAGAGAGTGCGATTGTACTTCCTGACAAACATATAGTGAAAATGCCTCTGGAGTGCTGCCAGATGCTCTCCATCGTTGCCTCTGAGTGGTATCACGGGTATGGACCCCTCCCTAAGGCAGACGGAACCCCCTACAGCACCGCAAAGGGGGCATTCAGGAACCATCCCTGTACCCAGTGGGCAGCAGAGAGCATCCATAATGCCTACTGGTTAATCAAGCACGGAATGAACCTTTGCGATGAGTATCACCTGCGATATGGAAAGCAACATTCGTGCTATAATACTTTACTTCACGCATATTACCTTTTCCCCAAAGGTAAGATTACTGAAGTAACTCCATTTGCCCGTGCGATGCCAGATGAGTTTAAATTTGACACAAGCATTGACACTTTTACTGCTTACAAGATGTATATCGCATCCAAACCTTGGGTTGCATCTAATTATCTTCGTATGCCGCAAAGAAAACCTAATTGGATTTAATTATGACAAGTGATTTCCTTTTCGTGGAACGATACAGACCTCAAGTGATTGATGACTGTATTCTTCCTGATGATACTAAAAAAACCTTTAAGGAGTTTGTAGAGAAGGGTGAGATTCCAAATCTCCTTCTTGCTGGACCTCCTGGTATTGGTAAAACCACAATCGCAAAAGCACTTTGTAATGAACTGGGTGCTGATTTTTATGTGATTAATGGTTCGGATGAAGGTCGTTTCCTAGACACCGTAAGAAATCAGGCAAAGAACTTTGCTTCTACCGTTTCTCTCACTGGTGGTTCAAAGCATAAAGTCATCATTATTGATGAGGCAGATAATACTGGTAATGATGTTCAACTTTTGCTCCGTGCGAATATTGAGTCATTCTATAACAACTGCCGTTTTATCTTTACTTGTAACTACAAGAACAAGATTATTGAACCACTACACTCTCGTTGTGCCGTAATTGACTTCACCATTAAAGGTAAGCAGAAGGCACAACTTGCTGCTAATTTCTTTCAACGACTACAGGTAATCCTAAATACAGAAAAGATTGAGTATGACCCGAAAGTTCTTGTAGAACTTATTTCAAAGCACTTTCCAGATTTTCGTAGAGTTCTGAATGAATGTCAGAGGTATTCTACGGGTGGAAAGATTGATTCGGGCATTCTCGCAACGTTCTCAGACATTTCTGTAAATGACCTTATCAAGAATCTTAAGGCAAAGAATTTTACGGAAGTTCGTAAGTGGGTTGTCTCCAATCTGGATAATGATTCTTCTCTTATCCTACGGAGGGTATATGATGCTCTCTATGATGCTCTGGTCCCAAATTCAATTCCCGCTGCTGTCCTTATTATTGCTAAGTATCAGTATCAAATTGCTTTCGTCGCTGACCAAGAAATTAACCTCTTGGCGGCATTAACTGAAATTATGTGTGAGGTAGAGTTTAAATGACTGTAAAATTAATTCGTATGTCTTCTGGGGAAGATTTAATAGCAACTGTAAATAGTTCTGATAGTATAAAAGATACTATTACCCTTCAGGATGTAATTGTCGCAATTCCAACTGGTAGTGGATCATTGGGATTTGTTCCCTGGTCTCCATTATTAAGTAAAAATGAAAATGAATTGGTTGTTAGTAGAAAATTTGTAGTCTATATGGCAGAACCAGATGAAGAGGTGGTGATGCAGTATAATAAGATGTTTAATAAGATAATCACCCCAATAAAGAAAATAATTAAATGATATTAAATGAAGAAGATGCAGTTTATGCTGCTAATAAATTTATAGATTATTATTCTCAGTTTAATCGTATTGATGATTATCTTAGATTTGTTAAGAAGGATAGAATATCTTCTCGTTCTGGATCTTTGTTTGGTGCAGAAACTGAAATGTTTGATCAGTTTAACATGCATCCAAATGATATGAATATTCGTATTCATATTGTTGACACTAATCCTAAATCTTCTTCTAGATTTAATCAATGGTTATATTCTGAAACTCTTAACTTAACTGCTTCAAATGCGATTGAAGAAGCAATTCCAGGAAGAACTCATAAGTGGATTGTTGAAGAAACAACCACTCAAAAAGTTCTTGGTGTAGTTCGCTTCGGGTCTCCAACCATTAATTCAAAACCAAGAAATGAATATTTTGGAAAAGTTCTTCCTTTAGATATTATTAATGATGAGTTTGTAATGGGTTTTAATATCGTTCCTGTTCAACCATTTGGATATAATTATCTTGGAGGAAAACTTCTTGCTCTTCTTGCTTGTTCTAATGAATTAAAAAGGCAGTTTGACGAAAAGTATGGAACTAATTTAAAATACTTTGAAACTACCTCTTTGTATGGAACTACAAAGGGAATGTCTATGTATGATGGATTAAAACCATACCTTCGTCATATTGGAGACACTGAAAGTAATTTTCTTCCACTTTTTCATGATGATGAATTTAGAGACTTTTTTTGGTGGTTTAATGAGCGAAATGGTGGCGAGCGTTTAGTTCCCGCAGATAAATCTTCAAAGAAACTCAAGATCCAGCAAAAAATGATTGCGATCATTCGCAAGTCACTTGGAGATCAAAGTAAACTTCAAGAGTTTAATATAGTAATTGATAATGCAAAGAAACTTACTGAAAAAAAGAGATACTATCTTTCTCAGTTTGGGCATGAAATGTCTGACGTTATTGTGTGGTGGAAGAAAAAAGCATCTAAAAGATATGAAAAACTGAAGAGTGAAAATAGACTCAGAACTGAACTTGAAATATGGGAACCTGGATCCGACTTGGAAATTATTAGATAAATTATGGAACTTAAAGATTGGTTGAATTCAATTAACTTTACAAAGGAAAATTTTCTAGAAGATGATCCAACACTTGTAAAGGAATATTCTCCTTACATTATAAATCGTTGTTTATCGGCACATATTGACTGCATTCTTTTTGCGAACGAAATGAATATGAATCATGCTTTGGATAAAGATATGCAATATTCATTTTATCTAAATACTTTGAGGAAAAGGAAGAGATTTTCTCCCTGGATCCGAAAAGATAAAGTTCAAGATTTAGAATGTGTCAAAAAATATTATGGTTATAGTAATGAAAAAGCATCTCAAGCTTTAAAAATTCTAAATAAATCTCAACTTGACTTTATAAAAAAACGACTTGAAACTGGCGGAAAGAAATGACTAACCAAACAATTGAACCACAAGTAAACTGGTCTCCCGATATGATGGTGGAGGTCATTCTCAACGAACCTGATGATTTTCTCAAAGTTCGTGAGACTTTAACCCGAATTGGGGTTGCATCCAGAAAGGAGAAAAAACTTTATCAAAGTGCTCATATTCTCCATAAGCAGGGTAGATATTATATTACCCACTTTAAAGAACTATTTGCACTTGATGGCAAACATGCTAATTTAACTGTAAACGATATTCAGCGTAGGAATAGAATTATTCGCCTTCTTGCTGATTGGGGACTAATTACAGTAGTCAATCAAGATAAAGTAAGTGATATTGCTCCTCTCAATCAAATTAAGGTTCTTCCCTATAAAGAAAAAGGGGAATGGGAACTGGAGCAAAAATATAACATTGGTAAAAAAGGAAAGGTTCAGGAAACCGAATGATTTTGTAGGGAGTTCCACACTCCCTTTTTTATTGTTCTTTGATATATAATAACGATGGGAGCGTGGTAGATCTACCCCCCCCCCATACGCTACGGATGCCTTTATGGGTCCTAATTTAAACCTCGCTTATTTAAGGAGAAAAACAATGGCAAATTTAACAACTTGGAAATTAAATTCATCTGATCTTCCAACTTTATTTGATAAGATTCAAAAACATGGTTTAGGTTATGATGATTACTTTTTTGATAGATTTTTCAATCTTCACGAAACCACATCAAATTATCCGCCATATAATTACATAAAACTAGATAATGTCACAGCAAAACTAGAAATTGCTCTATCTGGTTTTAAGAAATCTGAAGTTTTTGTATATACACAAGACGGTAAACTTTTTGTTGAAGGACAAAAAGAAGACAAAGAAACCGATACAGTGTATATCCACAAAGGACTAGCACAAAGAAGTTTTACGAGAGTGTGGACACTTTCTGAAGATACTGAGGTTAGATCCGTTGACTTTGAAGATGGTCTTTTAACTGTTGTTCTAGGTAGAATCGTCCCAGAGCATCATCAGAGAAAAGATTGGTTCTAAATAATTAAGAATATCGTCGGCGCAGAGGGAAGACTGGCAAAATCCAGTTGACTTCCCTCATTTTTTTTGCTAAAATACTATGAGGTAAAATGAGGTAAAATGTCAATTAAATTGGTCATACTAAAAAGTGGAGAGACTATTATATCCGATATTCGTGAGATGATTTTAGGTGAAGATGAAAGTAAAGCAGTTATAGGGTATTACCTTTATAATCCTTGCGCTATTGTTTTGGATTCATTAGATGAAACCCAGGAAGTAGATGAAAAGCGGAAAGTGTCAATCAGACTATTTGATTGGATGCCCCTTGCAAAGGAAAGTAAAATACCAATTGTCGCTGAATGGGTTGTTGGTATAGTTGATCCAGTTGATAGTTTAAAAGAAACTTATAGCGAATCTTATAAAATTGAGGAAGAATGAAAATGGATGAAAAGAATATAGTTTTACTTGTATTGAGCACAAAAATCTTACTAATTGCAGATGTAACTCAAGTTACCTCTGAACTTGGTGATCCTGATCTTCTATTAAAGAATCCATTTATACTACTTGATGATTCTACATTAGTGCCTTGGTTGCATGAGTTTACTAAAGAAACTGCTTTTAAAATTCATTCAGACAAGGTGTTGACAATAACGGTGCCAAATCCAATTTTACTTGATAAATATCAGTCTCTTACTAAATGAAATTTTACACTAATGTACAAATGATTGGGAATCAATTTCTCGTTCGCGGGTATGATAATGGTGAGCATGTCATGTTTAAAGAAGAATACTCACCAACTCTATTTGTAAAATCAAATAAACCAACAAAATATAAAACCCTAGAGGATGAATATGTTGAAGCAATTCAACCTGGATCTGTCAAGGAATGTAGGGAATTCTATAAGAAATATGATGGTGTAGAAAATTTCAAAATCTATGGAAATGATAGATATGTCTATCAGTACATTTCCGATAAGTATCCTGAAGATGAAATCAAGTTTGATATTAATAAAATTAAACTAGTTACTTTGGATATTGAAACAACTTCTGAGAATGGATTTCCTGATCCAAAATCTTGTGAAGAAGAAATACTTCTAATCACAATTCAAGATTATGCTTCAAAGCAAATTATAACTTGGGGATCCAGGCCATTTAATAATACTCAGAAAAATGTAAAGTATATTGAGTGTGATTCTGAATATTCTTTGTTGAGTTCTTTTCTATACTATTGGGACAATAATATGCCCGAAGTAGTAACTGGGTGGAACATTCAATTTTTTGATATTCCATATATTTGCGGGCGTCTTTCTCGGGTTTTGGGTGAGAAAAAAGCAAGAAGTTTTTCTCCTTGGGGACTAGTTTCTATAGAGGAAGTTTTTGTCAATAACAGACAGCAGATTTATATGGATGTTGGTGGCATTACTCAACTTGATTATCTTGATCTTTATAAGAAGTTTACTTATAAAGCACAGGAATCATATCGTCTTGATTATATTGCCGAAGTTGAACTTGGTTCTAAGAAACTAGACCACTCTGAGTTTGATACTTTCAAAGACTTCTATACCAAAGGTTGGCAGAAGTTTGTTGAATACAACATCGTTGACGTAGAACTTGTTGACCGTTTGGAAGACAAGATGAAACTGATTGAACTTGCCATCACGATGGCATATGATGCTAAGGTTAATTATGCCGATGTATTTTATCAAGTAAGAATGTGGGATAATATTATCTATAACTACTTGAAAAAAAGAGATATAGTAATTCCACCTAAAGATAGAACTGAAAAGAATGATAAGTATGCAGGTGCTTATGTAAAAGAACCTGTTCCTGGAGTTTATGATTGGATTGTTAACTTTGACCTTAATAGTCTATATCCTCACCTTATTATGCAATTTAATGTTTCTCCCGAAACATTAATTGAAGAAAGATGCCCAAATGTTTCTGTAGATAAGATTCTAAATCAATCAACTAATTTTGAGTTGTATAAGGATTATGCAGTATGTCCAAACGGTGCTATGTACCGTAAAGATGTTCGTGGAATTCTTCCTGAACTTATGGAGAAAATGTATAATGAACGTGTCATCTTTAAAAAGAAGATGATTGAGGCAAAGAAGAAATATGAAAAAACTAAAACTAAGGAATTAGAAAAGGAGATTGCTCGTTGTAATAATATTCAGATGGCAAAGAAAATTTCTTTGAACTCTGCTTATGGTGCTATTGGCAATAATTATTTCCGTTATTATAAACTTGAGAATGCTGAAGCAATTACTCTTTCGGGACAAGTTGCTATTCGTTGGATTGAAGGAAAACTGAATAAGTATATGAACAAGGTTCTTAAAACTAATGATGTTGATTATGTTATTGCTTCTGATACTGATTCCATTTATCTTCATATGGGTCCTTTGGTTGAAACTATATTCAAAGGAAGAGAAAAAACTACTGAAAGCGTTGTCAATTTCCTTGATAAGATCTGTAAGGTGGAACTTGAAAAATATATTGAAAGTTGCTACCAAGAATTGGCGGAATACATGAATGCTTATGAGCAGAAGATGCAAATGAAGCGGGAGAATATTGCCGACCGTGGAATTTGGACTGCTAAGAAGCGTTATATTATGAATGTTTGGGATAGTGAAGGAGTTCGTTATGCTGAACCAAAACTTAAAATCATGGGTATTGAAGCAGTTAAATCTTCAACACCAGCACCTTGCCGTAAAATGATTAAAGATGCTCTTAAGTTGATGATGAGCGGAACTGAAGATGATGTAATTAGTTTCATTGAACAGTGTAGGAAAGATTTTTATAAACTTTCTCCAGAAGAAATATCATTCCCTCGTTCGGTTTCTGATGTAGTGAAGCATTATTCTTCCTCTTCAATTTATAGCAAAGGAACACCTATTCATGTTCGTGGTGCATTATTATTCAATCATTATGTCAAGGAAAAGAAACTTACAAAAAAATATTCCTTAATACAAAATGGTGAAAAAATTAAATATTGTTATCTCAAAAAACCTAATCCAATTTATGAGAATGTAATTTCTTTTATTCAAGATTTTCCAAAAGAACTGGGATTAAATTCATACATTGATTATGATACTCAGTTTGATAAGGGGTTCTTTGAACCACTCAAAACAATTCTCAATGCAATTGGATGGGATTCTGAGAAAAAAGTAACCCTTGATTCTTTCTTTTCATAGTGCTATTATGGACTTACCAATCACAGAAAAAGATCTGGACACTATTATGAAGTTGTTACAGCATACTGATAAACAACTTTATGATAAATTATGGATCTATAAATTTGATAAATTACAAAAGGATAAAAAAACAGTATGGACTTCTTAAAAGATATTGTAAAAGAAATTGGTGGAGAATACACACAACTCGCTGCTGAGATAGATGAAACTGAACAGTTTGTTGACACAGGTTCTTATATTTTTAATGCCCTTGTTAGTGGTAGTATTTTTGGTGGGGTTTCTGGTAATAAAATCACTGCAATTGCTGGTGAATCCTCCACAGGAAAAACTTTTTTCAGTCTTGCTGTGGTTAAGAATTTTCTTGATAATAATCCCGATGGATATTGTCTATACTTTGATACTGAGGCAGCAATTACCAAGTCATTACTAGAAAGTCGTGGTATTGATACTTCACGTCTTGTAGTAGTAAATGTTGTAACAGTAGAAGAGTTTCGTGGAAAGGCACTTAAGGCAGTAGATATATACCTTAAGAAACCCGTAGAAGACCGCAAACCTTGTATGTTTGTGCTAGACTCTTTGGGTATGCTTTCAACTGAGAAAGAAATCACTGATGCACTTAATGACAAGCAAGTTCGTGATATGACTAAATCCCAACTTGTTAAAGGTGCCTTCCGTATGCTTACTCTTAAATTGGGTCAAGCAAACATTCCTATGATTGTAACTAATCACACTTATGATGTTATCGGTGCTTATGTTCCTACTAAGGAAATGGGTGGTGGTAGTGGTCTTAAGTATGCCGCTTCTACTATCATTTATCTTAGTAAGAAGAAGGAAAAGGATGGAACGGAAGTCGTTGGAAATATTATCAAGGCAAAGACTGCTAAATCACGTTTAAGTAAGGAGAACAAAGATGTGGAAGTACGTCTCTACTATGATGAGAGAGGACTGGACAGATATTATGGGTTATTGGAACTTGGAGAAATTGGAGGAATGTGGAAAAACACTGCAGGACGTTATGAAATGGATGGTAAAAAAATCTATGCTAAAACAATTCTTGCCAACCCAGAAGAATACTTCACTGAAGAAGTAATGCATCAACTTGACGAAATTGCTAGAAAGGAATTTTCTTATGGCAATTGAATTGAATGATTTGATAAAAGTCTATGATAATGTATTGGAGGTGAATGTCTGTAATTTTCTCATCAATCTATTTGAACAGAATGGAGATAAGCATGAGAGAGTTGAAAATGATAAAAGACCAAATTTCACTCAATTTAATTTAACTGAAAATTGTAAAATTGATGAACAGGTAGATAACGTTCATAATTATCTTATTTCTAAAGTTTTTGAGTATAAGAAAAAATATTATGAATATATTGATGATAGATGTTTTCCGCAGGAGCATAATTTTGAGCAATTTCGGATTAAAAAATACAATCCGGAATTGCAAGATCAATTTGATACTCATGTAGATGTAATTGATCATGCTTCTTCTAGAAGATTTTTATCTTTCATGTGGTATTTAAATGATGTTAACGAGGGAGGTGAAACTGTATTTGAAAATTTGACTATTAGACCAAAACAAGGAAGTATGCTAGTATTTCCTCCTATGTGGACATTTCCTCACAGGGGTAATCCTCCAGCAAAAACAGCAAAGTATATTATGAGTACATACCTTCACTATAAGTAATGGAAAAAATTGAATTTTTAATTCTACGAAATTTAATACATAACGAGGAATACCTAAGGAAAGTTTTACCTTTTATTAAAGAGGATTATTTTGAAGATCTAGAACAAAAGATTGTATTTGAAGAAATTTCTCAGTTTGTACTTGAATATAATGATCTTCCAACTAAAGAAGTTCTTTGTATTGAAATTGAAAAGAGAACAGATGTAAATGAGGATCAATTTAAAAAACTGGTACATCTTGTCAGTCATCTTGAAAATGTACCATGTGAGCAAAATTGGTTAATTGATACCACTGAAAAGTGGTGTAGGGATCGTGCCATTTATTTGGCACTTATGGAATCAATACAACTTGCTGATGGTAATAGTACTACCAAATCTAGAGATGCAATTCCATCAATTTTACAGGATGCATTAGCAGTTTCTTTTGATAATCATGTAGGTCATGATTACCTGCTTGATTATGAGCAAAGATATGAATCTTATCACAAATCGGAGGATAAAATTGAATTTGACCTTGAACACTTTAACAAAATCACAAAAGGTGGTCTCCCTAACAAAACTCTTAATATCGCTCTTGCTGGATGCGTTCATCCAGAAACCAAAGTTAAAATTAGGTTTAGGAAGTTGAAAATCTAAATAAAGATATAGAAAAATAGTTTATCTAATGAACTTCAAACAATTTATAGAAAAAGCAAATGCAATTCTTGAATCACGAGGAGATGATCTTCGCAAAAAGCATAGATTAAAACCAGGAGAAGCATCTGCAAGATTATCAAGAAGAGCAGATATAAAGAGATTTGATTATGAAAGAAACACACCTAAAAGAGATGCATTAGATTGGTTATCTGCACGATCAGGAGATAGAGCATCTGGAGTAACACCTGAAGATAGAAGTACTTCTCCGGATGGAAAATCAAGAGTAGTTAAAAGAGGTGGTGGAAAAAGAACCACTATTTCTGCAGGTGAAAATAGAGATAGAGGAGATAAGGAAGAAAGATTTGCAAAATGGGCAAGCGGAGAAAGATCTTCACCCAATATGAGTGATGTTGATAGAAAATTAAGACACGGAAGATAAACTTTTAGTAATTATCTTTAATTTTAGAATTTGGTGACGGTTCTCCAGTTCCAAATTTCCAACCTTCATTTAGTTTGGTATCAATATCTTCAGGGGGTATTCTTTTCCATCCTTTTGTTCCTGGCAAGTGCATTACCTTTTTACCTTTATGTGCCTTCCCTCCAAGAGATGCTCTTTCTTTTCTTCCTTTATCTGATGCCCAATAATTAAATTCTTTGGATGCTCTCTTTTTACCTCCAAGAGATGCTCTTTCTTTTCTACCTTCCTCTGTGCTCCAGTAATAAAAATTTTTAACTTTATCTTTTAAATATTCTTCTTTTTGAGTTTCTATTCCTTTAACAATCCAATCCTTTCTTTCTTCTATTGGAGTTGAAAAGAAACCAAGTTGATTATCTCTACAAAACTCCCCTATTATTTTTCTATATTGTGGTGATAAATTTACACCTAACACTTTCATAGATCTTAAGTCATTTGGATTTTTATAAATCTTCCAAAGTAAATAATGTGCTATGATGTGTTCTCTAACATTCAAATATGTAAGGTTACAATCATCATCGGTTCCTCCCATATGTTTAGGAACAATATGATGTTTGTGTAGTCCTGAATATTTTTTATAATCTTCTCTTCTTGACTTATTACCTTCACATAGGTTAGAATATATACGGTCAAACATTCCCAGTCCCTGCTACTACTAATACTATTATTTATACAAAATGTGGATTGAAAAAGAAACGTCAATTGCCGAAATCAAAACATTACTTGATAATGGATATGAGGTAGAAGTTGATTCTCCTGATGGATATGTTCCAGTCAATTTCTTTATCAATAAAGGAATGTATGACGAATATGTTTTAAAGGTTGATGGTGGAGAACCTATTAGATGTAATGCCGATCATTTATTTGAAACATCTTTTGGGTGGATGAAAGCATCTCATCTTTATGAGAAATACAAGACAAACCATTTTCTAACAAAAAATGGTTATAAACTTGGTAGTGTCTTTAAAACAGGAAATCAAATACCTATTGTAGATATTAATGTAAATCATCCAAATCATAGATATTACACTAATAGAGTTTCCTCTCATAATACTGGTGTAGGTAAATCCTTGTTTATGTGCCACGTAGCAGCATCAGTTCTTCTCCAAGGTAAAAATGTTTTATACATTACGCTGGAAATGGCAGAAGAAAAAATTGCTGAGCGAATTGACGCAAATCTCTTAAATGTAAATATTAAAGATATTATAGATCTTCCAAAATCTGTATTTGAAACTAAAGTAAATAATATTGCAAAGAAAACACAAGGATCTTTAATAATTAAAGAGTATCCTACTGCTTCTGCTCATGCTGGACATTTTAAAGGACTTTTAAATGAACTTTCTCTCAAGAAATCATTTAGACCTGATATTATTTTTATTGACTACCTTAATATTTGTGCTTCCTCTAGGTATAAAGGAAATAGCAACATCAACTCTTATTCATATATCAAGGCAATTGCTGAAGAACTTCGCGGATTGGCAGTGGAATTCAATGTTCCCATTGTCTCTGCTACCCAAACTACTCGCAGTGGTTATGGTAGCTCTGATGTTGAACTTACTGATACTAGTGAATCCTTTGGCCTTCCTGCTACTGCTGATCTTATGTTTGCCCTTATTAGCACTGAAGAGTTGGAGGAGTTGGGACAGATTCTAGTCAAACAACTTAAAAACCGTTATAATGATCCGACGATGTATAAAAGATTTGTCGTTGGAATTGATAGAGCAAAAATGCGTCTTTATGATGTTGAACAAAGTGCTCAAAAGGACATACTTGACTCTGGCAAAGAAGAGGAGTATGATTATGATGACGATGAAAAACCATCACTAAAACAAAAATTCGGAGGATTTAAATTCTGATATGACTCAAAAAATTGACACTGAAAAATATGTTGAATTTGTACGCCAAACTACCAGTCCGGCAAGTAGCGATTTTCCTTCTCTACTTTCTCGCTTAACTGAACTTGAAGTACAAAATGCTGATGTTTGCCGTTTAATGACTGCTGCTTATGGTCTTACTGCTGAGGCAGGTGAATTTACTGAGGTTGTGAAAAAAATCTTCCTTCAAGGTAAACCCTATAATGAAGATAATGTATTTCATATGAAGCGTGAACTTGGTGATATTTGCTGGTATCTCGCACAAGCATGTATGGCACTTGATGTTACCTTTGATGAGGTTCTTGAAATGAATTTTCAAAAACTAAGTGCTCGTTATCCAGAAGGAACCTTTGATGTTCATTATTCCGAAAATCGTGTAGAGGGAGATCTTTAATTGTGAAAGTTCCAAATAAATCTGAACTTATGCATCTACAAATTCAAGCAGCAATGCGAGAATATGTATTTACAGAAGATCAAATGAAATATCTTGGATTTGAGAATGATGAGCATTGGTATCTTATTGATAATGAACATAAGGTATCTGCAAGTCAACTTGAAAGTTTTGAAATAGTTGAATAGTGACAGTTTAATAAGTGGCACATGGGGAGGACTTTGTTCCTCCCTTTTTGCTATGATATGGAAAATGGAATCTGAAATGACCAAAAACCTTCACCTTGAGCATCCTGAAGACACCATCCTGAATGGAGATCTTTCTGTTCTTGATTGGTTTGTGACTCCTTATGGACACCTATCTGTCAAGATGGATGGTGCTCCTGCAGTTGTATTTGGCACTAACCCTGAGAACGGTCGGTTCTTTGTAGGAACTAAGAGTGTTTTCAATAAGAAGAAGATCAAGATCTGTTATACTCAGGAGGACATTTTTACCCTCTATGATGAAGCAACTCACGCTTCTCTGATTGAAATTCTGTGTGCTTGTTTGAAGTATCTTCCTAGAATTCATGGAGTTGTTCAGGCAGATTTCATTGGGTTTGGTGGTTCTGATAAATATACACCAAATACTATTACCTATAAGTTTCCAGAAGTTGTTCGTCAAACAATTATTTTGGCACCTCATACTTTTTATTATGCCTTCACAAATCTTCGTGATGCTGTGGCAGAACCACTAACTGCACTATTGGATTCTACTGATCAGGTTAAGTTTGTTCAACCTAAGGCATATATTGTCCATAATCAGGATTCATTTGCTGATGTAGAAGACGCTTGTGCTTTTGCTCGTCAAATGTCCACAATGATTGATTTTGTTGATGATAAGAAAGTTCCTGAACTGAAAAAACAAATTAATGCCTGCATTCGTGAAGGTCATTCAGTTAATATGTTTAAATTTGAATGTGATCCTCTCCTGATTCAATTTTGGTTATTGGTTAAATCTATTAAAGATGATTGCCTGTATATCTGTAGGAACAATGGCCCTGATGCTTACATTGGTCAAGATCGCATTGATTCTGAAGGTTATGTAATGTTTAATAAATATGGAATGTATAAACTAGTAAATCGTGAAGTTTTTAGTCACGCCAATTTTAATCTTCAAAAGAATTGGTGCAAATAAATATAAGTATAACTAACTACATATGAAAAACTTTTCCCAATTCATTCAAGAAGCAAAAACATCTCTTGCTCAGTTTAATGCAAAGAGATTGGGACTTGTTGGTAACGAGCATGGAGATTGGTACGATAAGAAGACTGGAGAATTTGTTGCTAAAACTAAAGGAACTAAACTAAAGTTTTATAATCAAAATCAGATTATTGGAAAAACTGATCCAAGACAAAATAGATCTAAACTTTCTCCCCTTGTTCCTCCATCACATCAAGTTACTGAAGAAATTTCTGTAGTTTTTGGAAGGTTTAATCCTCCAACACTAGGTCATCAAAAATTGTTTGATACTCTTTCTGAAGTTGCTGAAAACAATCAATATAGAATCTACCCTTCAAGATCTAATGACTCTAAAAAGAATCCATTAGATCCTACAACTAAAATTTCTGTGATGCGTGAAATGTATCCAGAACACAGTGATAAAATTGTAGATGATGATAATATTCGTAATATTTTAGATGTTCTTAAAAATCTTTGTGAGGAAGGATTTACTAAAGTAAATATTGTTGTTGGATCTGATCGTCAAACTGAATTTGAAAAACTGACAAATCAGTATAATAATGATCTATACTTCTTTGAAGAAATCAATATAGTTTCTGCTGGAGACCGAGATCCTGACTCTGATAGTGTTGAAGGAGTATCTGCATCTAAACTAAGAAAATTTGTAGTAGAAGGTAATTATCAAGATTTTCGTAAAGGAATTCCAGATACATTTAACTCTACAAAGTCTCAAAGACTCTATAACATTCTTCGCCAATCTATGAATATTGATGAAGGATGTGAGATTTGGGAAATTGCTCCTAAGTGTGATATAAAAAATCTTAGAGAAAATTATCTTGCGGAGAAAATTTACAAACTTGGAGAATGGGTTGAGAATTTAAATACTGGACTAATTGGTAAGATTATTCGTAGAGGAACTAATTACCTTATTTGTGTAACTGAAGATAATGTGATGTTTAAACCTTGGATTCGGGATGTTGTTGAATGGACAAATAAATCTGGTGTTCCTGCAAATCAAAGAGAAGTTGGAACCGATGCTTTGAGAAAATATGTTATGTCTATTACAGACACTAAAAAGATTGATAATTTTAATGTAAGGAAATTCATAAATAAGTATAAAGTAAATCGTAAATAGAAAAATGTCATCTTATATTACAAATGATCTCCATCAGGTGTATGTTGAAGAGGTTTTCAAACCAAAACTAGGAAAGCCTGGTGCATCAACACCAGCAAAACCAACTTCTCCTTCAGATCTTGATGGTGATGGTGAGACTGATTCATTTGAAAAGAAAGTTCGTCAATTCATTTATGATGTTCGCCATTTGATGAGAAAAAATAATATTCCCGTAGAAAGAGCATTTCAAATTAGATCTTCAAAAACTAATTATGGTGCAGAAGTAATTAAAACTGCAAAAGAAAAACTTGGCATTAAAGGAGGTGGAACAACTCCAGTTTCTGAAGAAAAAGGTCATGAAGAAAAGTTATACTCTATTGTAATAAGATATAAGAACGGAACATCTTACAGAAAGAGAACTTCAAGATCAGAAATTTCAAGATTGAGATCTAATCCAAATGTTTCTTCTGTAGAGATGACAAAGTATGGTGTAGATGGCATTGCCAAAAAGGATTATGATGGTGATGGTAAAATTGAAAGTGGTTCAAAAGAACATGCTGGAGCAGTTCATAATGCAATTCAAAGAAAAATGGGTGGAACTCCAGATGGTCAAGATACTAGAGGAAAATCTTCCAAAAAGAAACTTAAGGGTTATGGTGTAAGTGAAGGTTTTTCAAACTGGAGACAAGATCTTAAAGAAGTAGTTGGTGTAGATGATGAGATTGCTTCTAGAAATGAAAAGCAAATAAAGGAAAAAAAGGTAGATAATTACAAAGATAAAACTATAGTAATTAATCCTCAAGTTACAGAAGAAGTAGAAATTTTTGGTGGTCGTATTGTTGAATCTTTTGAACTCTCTGAAGAATATATTGAGGAAGTAGTTAATATTGCCACCAACTTTTTCTTTAATTGTGGATTAAATGAAAACGGTGTAGATATTGTAATTGAAGAACTTGGTGAAGATAAGTTTGCAGAATTTGTATTTGATTTATCTGAAGAATATTTCTTAAGTGAAGCAAGAACTTTACTTGGCAAAAAGAAAGTTGCTAAGAAATTGCCAACAGGAACCAAACCCTCTCAGACAACTAAAGCAAGAGTTGAGAAGGGAGGACAAACAATCAAGTCCCAATCTGTTAAGGGTACTATTGGTAAAAAGATAACTGCAAGTAAAGCAAAAGATGCTGTAGAAAAAGCAAAAGAAACTCAAGCACCTTCTTCAGAAAAAACTTCTGAAGGTAAGAAAAAAGGAATCGCCGGAAAACTTGGTGCTGCTCTAGGGGCTGTTGTTAAAAAAGGAAGAGAAGATATTAAGAGAGTTCAAGATGCTGCCCAAACTGCAAAAACTGTTGCTTCTCGTAGAGGAGCAGAAGCAAAGGCAGTTTATGATGCTGTAAGAGAAAGAGGTAAGAAAGCAGAACAATCTGCTGCTGCCACTAGAGCAAGAAGAAAAGCAACTGTTGCTGCAGGTAGAGCGGCACAGGCAGCAGGTAGAACGGCAATTAAAGCGGCAGGTGCTGCAGGTGCCGCTGCTGGTTCTGGTGTCGCTGCTCGTAGAAGGGGTGCTTCTCCTGCAGGCGTTGCTGGTGCTGCTTTAGGTGCTGGTCTTCGTAAATTAACTAAAGAAGAATTGGAACTTCAAGAAAAGTCAGAAAGTGAGCAACAGCAAAAACTTTTTGGTCTTGCTCTTTCAGTAAAAAGAGGAGAAACCCCAAGATCTGAAGCAAGTGCAGAAGTTCTTAAAATTGTTGATGATATGAGTGAAAAAAAAATTCGTGATTTTGCAGCAACTCCACATAAAGGGATTCCAAAAAAAAAAGTAAATGAGGCAATTGCCAATCCAGAAGGAGCAACTGATACAAAGTCTCCATTAATTACAAGAATCCAAAAGGAAATTGCAAATAAACAAATAAAAAATGCTCAAGACAGCCTGGGTGAAGATTTGCAACCAACTACTCCTCAACAATTTTCTGCTGAGCGTCAAGTTCAAGTAGCATTAAGAAAAAGGCAAGATGCGGATAAAACTGCTTTAAAAATAAAGCAGAGACAGAAAAACCTGCAAAAGGATCAACAAGAACCTCAAAATTCTCAATTACAAAATGCGTCATATGAACCAGAAGGTGAACAAATTGATGAAACAACTCCTCTTTTTTACAGATTACAACAAAGAGGAAAAGGTCTTTCTACTCCAACTGGAAGAGCACAAACTAGAATTGATGCTGATCTAGAAAGGCAAAAAAATGCAAACATAAAGAAACAAAGAGCTAAACAACGACAAGAAAGAGAACCTGAGTATTCTCATAGTGAGAATCCAGCATCTTGGCCAAGACCTCAAGCATAACAAAGAAATTTTCTAAATAATTATACACTACCTTATTAGGAGGTAAACCCATGTCAGTAGCAGCACTCTGGGCTTGGATTATTGCTAACGAAGCAGCAGTAGCAACTCTTCTACTTGTTGTTTCTGAACTTCTTGGTGCTATCCCAGCATTTAAATCAAACGGTATTGTTTCTTTTGTTCTTTTACAGGCAAGAGAATTTGCAAAGAAAAAGGGTGGACAAGATCCAACTCCATAATTTAACATAAAAAACAATAATACTAATGGGGATATTTAAACTCCCCATTTTTTATAAATACTTGTAAGAAAAATTTAGTAAAGGTAAAAAGAATGGCACTCTGGGGAACTGCAGATAGTCTTTATTCTGTTGGAACAGTAGCTGTAGATTATGCTGCAAAAACAATCACAGGTACTGGCACATCATTCACTGCTTTTGGAATATCTGCTGGAGATGTAATTACTGTTGGTGCTGGTGGAACTTTTGGTTCTGCTGTAATTGCTGGCATCACTTCAGATACATTGATTTCAATAGCAACCACTCAGTATTTAAGTGGGCAACCTATTTCTGGAGTTGCATACACAATTTCAGAAAGACCAGTCTATACACTTGAAGATTCTGGATATCAGTATAATGCAAATCCAAAACATGAAGTATATGGTGTAGATAAGTATGAAATTTCAACTCTTGGTGCTTCTGCACAATATGGTGGAATTCATGCTGGTTGGGTAGGAATTCATACTTATATTGATATGCATGGAACCTTAAGAGTTAAGTCAGAAACTCTTGTTGCCATGTCTGAAGTTACAAATGGCGCTGCTTCTTATACTTCTGCTGGTGATGCTGGAGATGATGCAGTTCTTGCTGATGCAATTATTACAATTACTTCACAACCAGTATCTTCTAGTGTTGGAGTTGGAACCACTGCAACATTTAGTGTAACTGCTTCTGTAACACCTTCTTATGCACCTCTGTCTTATCAGTGGCAAGAAAGTGATGATGCTGGACTTACATTCGCTAATCTCGTTGGGGCAACTGGTACTAGTGTAGGTATTGCAAATACTGATGCATCTAAGGATCAATATGAATATCGCGTTGTAATTACATCTGGTGGTACATCAGTAACTTCTGGAATTGCAACAATGACAGTTTCTTGATAACCTATGATTTTTAATGAACTGAATGAGGACAACTTCCTCTTGTTTGCTATAAAAAATTATGAGAATCCTCAGGCAGTCACTAAAGATGATTTTCAAAAGGATTTAAATCATTTTAAGTACATTAAAAGACTTTTGAAACGATATAAAAAAACAGGTGATCTAAAAATTCACCTGTTAATAAATCATTTTGTTGTTCTTTATAACATATTTGGAGAAGCGACTACACCTATGTTATTTTTTAAATTGGATAAAGAGATGTGGTCTCAAGTTAAAACATTCATTTTGTTTTTAAATAGACTACCACAATATCCAAAAACATATGTGCATGACATTCCAGTTGATATAAATTGTTTAGAAAAACTTCAAAAGATCTATAATAAAGATGAACAAGATTGATAAAGTTATAGAGTATTTTAGAAATCTTCGTGAAGAAGCCCCAACAAATTCTACAGGGCCTGCTATTGCTACATTTGATCCTATTTTAGGAATGAGAAGAAGAAAAAATAATCAAGTTGATTTGAGAACAATAGATTCTAAACTTAGAAGGTGGGTAAAATCTATAAAGAATAAATAATAAAAAATAGATGAATTGTGTGACTTTTCTTCTGTAAGTTTAAAAATGTCACCATTCCAGGTAAGAAGATCTGACTTGGCGAAGTTAGATGTTTTAGAAACAAAGTTCAACATTTACGAGGAATTATCTAGACAAATGCTAGATAAATTAGAGTCTGCTGTAGATAAAATATCAGAAGCAAATAGTACAATTGCTAATATTTTAACTAAGCATGATGAAAGAATAGATCAAACTTTAAAAAATGATCAAATCTTCATGAAAGAGATTGATGAAATGAAGGAAGAAAATAAGAAAGACCACGAAAGAGTTTATTCTAGAATTGAAAAGTTAGAAATGAAGATAGAAGAATTTGTAAAGTTTCGTTGGATTCTTGTTGGAGCAGTTATTATTATATCCTTCATATTCTCCCAATCAACTACAGTCGTTGATATCTTGACACCAACCGACGAATCTGTTAGAATTGAGAAGACAAAGTAATATCTAATTTGTAATGGATTTGATTGACTCCAAGTATATTGGATTGGTATCTTCTCGTCTTCAAAAATTTAAAAAGGTAAAAGCAAATCTCTACAATTTTCGTTGTCCTATTTGTGGAGATTCTCAAAAAAATAGGAATAAAACCAGAGGTTACTTTTACTCAGTAAAAAATAACACTAACTTTAAGTGTCATAATTGCGGTGCTAGTTTATCATTTAATAACTTTTTGAAGAAGGTTGATCCAGCACTTCATCAAGATTATTCAATGGAAAAATTCAAGGAAGGTTTTACTGGAAAGAATTTTGTAGTAGAAGAACCTAAAGTTGAATTTGAACCTCCAAAGTTCAATGAGACAATAAACCTTCCAAAGGCATCTGAAAATGAAACTGCAAAAAAGTATTTGGAATCTAGAAAATTAGATCCTGACAAATTTTATTTTGCCAATAAATTTAAGGAATGGACTAATACTAAAATAAAAACTTTTGATGAGAAATCTTTAAGATATGAAGAACCTAGAATTGTAATTCCATTGTATTACGATAAGAGATTGATAGGATTTCAAGGTAGATCTTTAGGTAGTAGTAAAATTAAATATATTACTATTATGCTTAATGATGACTCCCCAAAAGTATATGGATACGATACAATAGATAAAAATAACCCAGTCTATGTTTTGGAGGGGCCTTTTGATTCGTTTTTTGTAGAAAATTCTATTGCTATGTGCGGATCTGACCTTGATCTAAAACCTCTAAATATTTCTCACCCGGTATATGTTTATGACAACGAACCGAGAAACAAAGAAATACACTCTAGAATGAGTAAAAAAATTGAGCAAGGAAATTCTATTGTGATATGGCCTTCTTCAATACAAGAAAAGGACATCAACGACATGATTTTGTCTGGACTTAATGTGCAAGATGTGATAAAATCAAATACCTACTCTGGATTAGAAGCAAAACTAAAGTTTACTACCTGGAAAAAAATATGAGCAACGGAACAAAAGTAGTTAAGAGAAATGGTTCAATTGAGTCTCTTGACTTAAATAAGATGCATGTGATGGTTGAAGAGGCATGTAAGGGTCTTGCAGGGGTCTCTGCGAGTCAAGTTGAAATGACCTCTGGTATTCAATTTTATGATGGGATTTCTACAAAAGAAATTCAAGAAATTCTGATTCGCAGTGCAAGTGACCTAATTGATTTGGATCATCCAAACTATCAATATGTTGCTGCTCGTCTTCTTCTTTTTTCTGTTCGTAAGCAAATTTACGGAAGAATGAAAGAGATGCCTAGTCTTGAGCAACACATTTATAATTGTGTAAATGCTCAAGTTTATGATAGCGATATTTACAATAAGTATTCTAAAGAAGAAATTCAAAAGGCTAATTCTTACATTGATCATGATCGTGATTATTTGTTTACTTATGCAGGTCTTCGTCAAGTAGTTGATAAGTATCTTGTTCAAGATAGAAGCACTGGTGGTGTATATGAGACTCCTCAGTTCATGTATATGTTGATTGCTCTTACAATTTTTGCAGAATATCCTAAGCAAACAAGAATGCATTATGTCAAGAGGTATTATGATGCAATCTCAAAGCACAAAATTAACATTCCAACGCCAATTATGGCAGGGGTCAGAACACCCCTTCGCCAGTTTGCTAGTTGTGTTCTCGTTGATGTTGATGATACCCTTGATAGTATTTTTAGTAGTGATATGGCTATTGGTCGCTATGTTGCTCAACGTGCTGGCATCGGCATTAATGCGGGTAGAATCCGTGGAATCAATTCTAAGATCAGAGGCGGAGAAGTTCAGCACACGGGCGTTGTTCCTTTCCTTAAAAAGTTTGAATCAACTGTACGTTGCTGTACACAAAATGGAATCCGTGGCGGATCAGCTACTGTCCATTTTCCTATTTGGCACCAAGAAATAGAGGACATTATCGTTCTAAAGAATAATAAAGGTACTGAAGATAATCGTGTCCGTAAACTTGATTATTCTATTCAAATTAGTAAGATTTTTTATGAAAGATTTATTCAAGACGATAACATCACGCTTTTCTCCCCACATGATGTACCTGGACTTTATGATTCTTTCGGAACAGACAAGTTTGATGATTTATACATTTCATATGAAAAAGATCCGACCATTTCAAAGAAAACTGTTAAGGCTCAAGAACTTATTCTTGATCTCCTCAAAGAACGTGCTGAAACGGGTCGTATCTACATCATGAATATTGATCATTGCAATTCACATTCATCATTCAAAGATAAAATTGAAATGAGTAATCTTTGTCAAGAAATTACTCTTCCAACTTATCCAGTTCAACATATTGATGATAAAGATGGAGAAATTGCACTTTGTATTCTTTCTGCAATCAATGTTGGAAAAGTTAAATCTGATGAAGAACTAGAAGAACTCTGTGATCTTTCTGTTCGTGGTCTTGAAGAACTCATTGACTATCAGAAGTATCCTGTGAAGGCAGCAGAGATCGCTACAAAGGCACGTAGATCCCTTGGAGTTGGGTTTATTGGACTTGCTCACTATCTTGCTAAACTTGGATTTAAGTATGATTCCCAAGAGGCATGGGATGCTGTTCATGGACTTTCTGAGGCATTTCAATATTACCTTCTAAAGTCATCTAATCAGATTGCTAAAGAGAAAGGACATTGTGAATACTTTGGGCGCACTAAGTATGCTGATGGTATTTTGCCAATTGATACATATAAAAGAGACGTAGATGAAATTTCTTCCATTCCATTAGAGCATGATTGGGAATCACTTAGAGCATCCATCTTGGAACACGGACTCAGGCACTCAACATTGTCCGCACAGATGCCATCGGAGAGCAGTTCCGTTGTGTCAAATGCAACAAACGGAATTGAACCACCTAGAGGATACCTGTCCATTAAAAAGTCAAAGAAAGGGCCTCTTAAGCAGATTGTCCCTCAGTACCAAACCCTTAAGAACAATTATACGCTTCTTTGGGATATGCCTAGTAATACTGGTTATATCAATGTTGTTGCTGTTATGCAAAAGTTCTTTGATCAAGCAATCTCCGGTAACTGGTCATATAATCCGGAAAATTATGCCGATAATGAAGTACCTGTGTCGGTGATGGCGCAAGATTTTCTAACAACTTACAAATATGGTTGGAAGACGAGTTACTATCAAAACACTTATGATATTAAGACTGATGAGGTAGTTGAAGAATCAAAACAAGACCTTCAATCACTTTTAAGCGAGATTATGACTTCTGATGAAGAAAGTTGTGAAAGTTGCACTATCTAGATTTGATGACAATTCAAAATCTTAAATATTTTATGTGAAGTTGAGTTAAAGTTTAACAAAGAGGAAGTATGCAGTTCAATTTTATGAATACAACAGAAGAAAAGATTAAAGGAATGACCGTATTTAATACGGAAGAAGTAAATACCAAAAAGCAACCTATGTTTTTTGGAAAACCTCTAGGAGTTCAAAGATATGATTCATACAAATATCCAATCTTTGAAAAACTTACAACTCAACAACTAGGATATTTCTGGAGACCTGAAGAGGTCTCCCTTCAAAAAGATCGTGGTGATTATCAAACACTTCGTCCCGAACAAAAGCACATCTATACTTCAAATTTGAAGTATCAAATCATGCTTGATTCTGTTCAAGGACGTGGGCCTGGAATGGCGTTTCTTCCATACTGTTCTCTTCCAGAATTGGAAGCATGTATGACCGTGTGGGAATTTATGGAGATGATTCATAGTCGTTCATACACATATATTATCAAGAATGTTTATTCAGACCCTTCAGATGTATTTGATACTATTATTCACGATGAAAGAATTCTAGAACGTGCTGAGAGCGTTACAGAATCATATAATGACTTCATCAACTCTGCACAATTTTACGGTACTTCCGAATCATGGAAGCACCGACTTGAGGGAGTCACTTATGCTAAGGAAAATCTCAACGATGTCAAACGAAAACTCTACCGAGCAATCGCAAACGTTAATATTCTTGAAGGTATTCGCTTCTACGTTAGTTTTGCTTGCAGTTTCGCCTTTGGTGAACTCAAACTTATGGAAGGATCTGCAAAAATCATATCACTCATCGCAAGAGACGAAAATCAACACCTAGCACTTACTCAGAACATTCTGAATAAGTGGAGGGAGGGTGATGATCCAGAAATGCAAACAATTGCAAAGGAAGAGGAAGAATGGGTTTATAAAATGTTTGATCGTGCTGTAAATGAAGAAAAGAAATGGGCAGATTACCTGTTCAAAGATGGTTCTATGATTGGTCTTAATGATAAACTTCTTCAGCAGTATGTTGAGTGGATTGCTAATCGTCGCATGAAAGCAATTGGTCTCAAACCAATTTATGATATTGCCGCAAATCATAATCCTCTTCCTTGGACTCAGCATTGGATCAATTCTAAATCTGTTCAGGTGGCACCCCAGGAAACGGAGATTACTTCATATTTGGTTGGTGGTATCAAACAAGATATGAAAACTGATACTTTTAGTGGATTTAAACTATAAATATTTGAGGGTCTTAGAAGACCCTCTTTTTTTATAAATAAATAAAAGTAAACAAGAATTAGAAATGAACCCATTAGAACTTTACGAAGCATATTCTGCTGTTTATGACGAAGATCTGAGAGATCAAATTTTAGATGAAGACTATGATATTATTGATGAACTAACCGATGAAGAACTGGAAGACATTGTAGAAGAGGTTATTTATGATCTTTTAGATGAAGGTTATAGTATTAATGATGTAGATTTAATTTTTGAAAGTGAAGAAATTTATGATGAAATTCTTTGTGAGGCAACAGTAACAAGTGATGAAACTAGACCTACATCTAGTAAAGCGGAAGTAACTTCTGGAACTGGAACAAGAAGAGTTGCTGCAGCAAGACTTGCTCGTATGAAAGCAGGTCAAAAAATTGAAAGACAAAAGGCAAGAAAGAAAAGAATTCAACGTGCAATTAGTAAAGTAAAAGGTGGAATAAAAGGCGCAATTAAGTCCGGTGTTTCAGTAGCAAGGGCTGCAGTTGATGAACCAGCAAGAAAATATGCTGAAAAAAGAGGTGTAGTTCCTAGTAAAAGTGGAAAAACTTCTTTAGGATCAGGTGAAGGTATAGGTTCTGTTAAATTTAAACAGAAAACATCTGCTGGAAGAAGAGAAGTTCGTTCTAGAGTTGCTGGTGACATTGCATCTAGAATAAAAGGAAAAGTTCAAAGAGGTGCTGAAAAATTAGGTAAAGCACTCACATCACCCGCTCGTGGTGGGTCTGGTGGAGGAACATCAGTTTCTGGAAGAGTTGGTCAGGCGGCATCAGCAGTTGCAACCCGCGCTGGTGAAGTAGGAACTGCAGCAAAAAGAGGTCTTCGTGGAGCACTTCTTGGCGCTGCAAGGAAATTGAGAGAAGACGAAGAATTTGAAACCGTAGATCTTTATGATATAGTTCTAGAGCATCTCCTAGATGAAGGATATGCTGATACTGAAGAGGCAGCAACCGTAATTATGGCAAATATGAGTGAAGAGTGGAGAGATAGTATTATTGAGGAAGCAGAACAATCTTCTATGCCTCCAAGAAGAAGTGCTGCCGAACGAAAAAAAAGAGCAAAGGAACTTGGAGATAGGCAAACAATCAGGGGTATTGTATCTAATTATAATAAAAAAAGGCAACCGTCTAGACAAGAAGACCCAGAAAAGTATTATTCTAATAATTGAAACCACTTTTCAAATCATAATATTTCTAAGGGGTCTTGACAAGGCCCCTTTTTTTATTGCTATAATAGGTTTGTTCCCTTTGAAGATAGGTTGTAGTCTCTAAGAATCTCCTGAACTCTTAAGAACCACATCATAAATTCTTTCTACTTCACTACTAAAAAATTTACCTTCAACATTAGTATTATAGTAATCTTCTCTAAGAATCACATCTCTCTTAAACTGCTCCATAGTTTCATAAAAACTCATAGATTTCTTATGAGGACATAAGTAAAGTATTTCTCGGAGAAACTTATCTTCTCCGAGATTTTTTACATCTTCAATTAGTTCATCACAAGATCCAAAGTATTTTTGCCAATCACTTTCTTTTGTTTTTCTACGACCTGTCTTACGATCTTTTTGACGAGTCCAGAAATGTTTTTTACCAATATACTTTTTATTGTTGGTTAGATTTGTAATTAGATAAACAAATCCTTCCATACCCTTTGGTACTTCCGTAAACTCTTGATTGTTATATTTCCAAGTCATTCAATAAATATTTCTAATAAGACTATCTATGATGGAATTTCGTGCTATAGTAGGTTCATGTTCAAATACAACTGTGGCAATTTTTAAATCATTACAAAAACTTTATCGGTACTTGACAAAAGAAGAAGATCAAGTACAGTATGAGGAGGTTTCGGAACCTCAAGCAACCGAGGAACCTAATGAACCTGTTGAATCCGATGAAACCATTATTGAGGATGAATCTGTGAAAATTGAATGTGAATCCATTCATCATGCAAGAGAATGGGCAATGAGGAAAATTGATCTTCTTCATGAGTCAGATAGGCATAGGAATGCTCGTGCATTAGAAGCAGAGTTCAATGAGTGGATTCATATTCCCGATGGTGTTGATGAGTTTGAATACATTAGTATTGAAAATCCTGAATGGACTGAAGAACAGGAAATTGACACAAAATAATAAATACCTAAAAAGGTCAAAATGAGAACTTTTAGGGAATTTATTGCTGAAGCAGAAATTAAATGGAATACTGGTACTTTAAGAGGTAGCGGTAAAAGTCCATCTGAAACTGCTAAAGCAAAAAGAGCAACTTTAGAAAGAACTGCGAGACAAAAACCATCTCCAGAAGTTTTTAAAAGACTCACAAAAATAAAAAAAGGAATCAGTGGATCTGATACTCTTTCTAAAGAGACTGATCCAAAACCAGAAACCACTGCAACAAGAATGCAGAGAACTGGTAAGATAAGAAAAAATACTGGATATGCTACTCACGGGAAGGATACCCCTACAAGTTCAGTTGGAACTGAAAGTGGAGTGGCGAGAACAGGAGTCCATGATATGCGCCAGGGAGGGCGTAGAATCGGTTCTGCGAGTCCTTCTGACCAAATTACCTCTGGAAGGTTTGGAACCGTTTCTGGAGGCAGAGGGACTAGAGTAAGTCGTTCTGGTGGAACAGTCGGTAGACGAGGATGACTTGACAAATCCTAAATAATCACTTATTATGTAAAATCCCTATTATGAGTAGGGTAATCATTATGAGTCTTTGAAGTGACATTTAGAGCCGTGGGTACTGCCCCTGAGAAGGGGAACTTCTCCTTTACCTATACGGATGTAGAGTTCTATTAAAATTAATGCTAAGAAACCTTTCAACTGTAGCCGTATCTCTTCTAGGTGCGGTTGCGACATCAGCGGCAACACTGCCAACACCGAGTTTTGCTACTTCAAGTGCTACTCAACAAATTGCAATTTTGACTGAAGAAGACAAAACTCAGGAGACAGCGACCAAAGAGGTTGCTCCCGAAAAGCCTAAAGTGAAAAGGCTAGTTTGTAAAGGATGTAATTCAAACGAAACACGTACTCTAGAATTTCTTCAGAGTCGTGGAATTACTGATAGAAATGCCCTCGCAACCATTATGGGAAACATTCGTCAGGAATCAACATTTTTCCCTAATATCTGCGAAGGTGGTGCTAGAGTTTCCTACAACTCTTGTAGAAGTGGTGGGTATGGTCTAATTCAATGGACTAATGCCCCAAGGTTCTATGGGTTAGGGAAACACGCAGCACGTATCGGTGCTAATCCTTCCTCACTAGATGCTCAACTTGATTATATGCTTCATGAGGGTGACTGGAAGATGATTGAACCTTATATGAAGACACCAGGCAAGACCATTAATCAATATATGCGTCTTGCTCAAAGGTGGATTCGTTGGGGTCATCATGGTGCCAGAACCGATTATGCGTATAATTATGCGAATAAGTTAGTTCTAACTGAAGTGGATTCATAAAAACTGAATATAACTCTAAGGAGTGCTTCGGCACTCCTTTTTTAATGACTTGACATAAGTATCAAAACTCTATATAATAGGTTTGTGACCGATGAAAAACATATAAGGCTTATAGATATATAAGAAGCAGAGAATCTTATGTATCAGTATAAAATTAAAGATATAAGAGTAGTTGATGGTGATACAATTGAAGCATCAATTGATTTAGGATTTAATATCTTTCTAAAGCAATTTATTCGTTTAAGTAACATTAATGCTCCTGAAATTAAGACTTTAAATGAAGAAGTAAAGAAGTATGGATTGAGGGCAAAGAATAAACTTGAGGAGTATATCAACTCTGGAACAGAGGTAATTGTAGCAACTCAAAATCCTAATAAGTCTGAAAAGTATGGAAGAGTATTGGGTGAGGTTTATGTTCAAGGACATAATCTAACCGCAAGTGAATACTTATTCGCAAATCAGTATGCTTGGGCATATGACCCATCAAAAGAACAAGACCTATCAGAACTCGCACCGTTAAATGAGTAATCTACCAGAAGACCCAGAACAGGTTATTGATTTAGTTGCTAAATCTCAGTATTTAAAAGTGAATACTGAGTTAGGTGAGATTAAACTAGAAGCACACAATCAGGTTAACATTCAACCAAAAGGAACTCCTTTGGGAATGAAACTTAAGTTAGAAGAAACTGGTGATATTACACCTACCATTACATTTGATACAAAAAAACTGAGAGAACCTTCTAAGAAAATTAATCCTTCTGAAATAGTTGATAATGCTATAGAGGAGTATTTAAATGACCAAGAAATCTAAGTTTAATATTTTTGAATTTAAATATGGTGTAGAAAAAAGAAATATCTTTCATTATGTAAGACTTGGATTTTTTCTCAAAGGAACTGTAGATGTTGTATCACTACTTCCATTCGTAGACCGTAAATTTCTTTTCAATTTAATTGACGAAATACAATTAAAATTTGGTGTTGATGTTCTAAACGATTATATTATCAAAGATGACGAATTACTCCGTTTTCGTATAGATAGAACAATAGAGAAAGCACTTAAAGACCATGAAGATACCTGAATTCTTGGTTGGGTTTAGACTGTCTCCTAAAAGGTCTCTGATTGCTGCTCTAATCGCCTCTGGGATTGCCTTTCTCACTACAAGGTGTGGTATCAGTCAAGAAGACCTTTTGAAGTTCTACAACGAACTCAGAAAGGGAATTAAATTTGACTTACCCGATGAGAATAATGTTTTGAATGAGATTGATAGACAACTCAACGAAAGAATTAATAATGACCCAAAATTACTTGAATTCAAAGTTCGTAGAGAAGTTGATGACGCAATCAGTCGTTATGAAAGAGAAGAATACCAAAACCGTCAAATTAATATGAAAAACAAGAATATTCTAGAAGAAATTAATAAACCCAAGTATGATAAGTTACAAAAACTGATTGTAGAAAACGCAGTTTATTATGAGTTTGATGATGGAACTATGGGTATTCGTGGTGCTTGGGTTGCTCCAGACCCACGGGAAATAGATTTAGAGCAATAAAACTTGTATATATAAACATATCTTTTATTTTTATTGGAGATTATTATGTCTGAAATCGCAACTAAAATCGCAGAAGCATTTGAAGCTTGGCAAACTGAAGATGAAAAGTTTGTAAATGGCAATGGTGCTGCAGGAACCCGTGCTCGTAAGGCACTACAGGAAATTGCAAAACTCGCAAAAGAAAGAAGAGCAGAAATTTCCGAAGAAAAAAACGCCAGAAAGGAAGCGAAGGTGGGGGGTTGACAGACCTCTTCCTCCATGGTATTCTATGAGGGTGGTTGAGAGACCACCAACTAAATCCTAAGTTTCTTAGGTCAAGGGAATGGCCTCCCTTGTCAGATAAGGTAAGGAAAGAAAAAGGAGAATGGGAACGCCTGCGGGATGATACCTCACCTGCCTTATCTACTGATAGAGGTTATGCCTCTGTTATATTCTTGAGATATAACACGCATAATCCATCAATACCCTCTATGCCTATCCTTCAAAAAAATAATACTTGACAATTCTAGATAAGTTGAGTATTATGAAGTGAAGCACAACCCAGAGGGTCTCTTGGGCAAGTAGCATAATGGATAATGCAGCATCCTTCTAAGATGTCGATTGGGGGTTCGAGTCCCTCCTTGCCTGCCAGGGGAATTAGCTCAGTTGGTAGAGCAGCGCCTTTGCAAGGCGAAGGTCAGGAGTTCAAGTCTCCTATTCTCCACTTGACAATCTAGGTTAAATACCTTATGATTGTCTCAAATGCGGGGTTAGTTCAGTGGTAGAACGCTATCCTTCCAAGTTAGATGTCGTCGGTTCAAATCCGATACCCCGCTCTGAATCTTTTGGTTCTCATTCCCCTGTAGCTCAGCGGCAGAGCTATCGGCTGTTAACCGATTGGTCGTAGGTTCAAATCCTACCGGGGGAGTTATAAATACTCGGAGAAATATGAAGATATCATGGAAAACTTACGAATACGGTGTAGATCCTGTAATAAGGAAATAGAAGGTCATCCAGCAAAAACCATTTCTTGTGGTTGTCCTAACATGGCAACTATAAGAAATAATACAAATATAACTGCACTTGACCTGTCTCAGGTAGTAATGTTAAATTCGCCAAATAAGAAGCAAAAGAATAATGTCCTTACAAATGAGGATATTATGTGGCAAGAAGCAAGACGACAAAGAAAAGTTCGTCGTTTAGATTTTGAAGTCCGTTGAGGACTTTTATTGGTAGCGTGGCAGAGTCCGGTTTATTGCGCTTGTCTTGAAAACAAGTGAGGGTAAAACCTCCGTTGGTTCAAATCCAACCGCTACCGTTTTAGTAAAATGGAACACCAATTTAACAATTTCTTCAACAGTGTTACTAAATGAACATATTTTGTTGACACTGAAAACCTAGGAACTATTATATAATAGTACTATGCACAAACCCAATGGATGATCATACTTATGCCAACTGGGTGAAAATTAAAGAAACTTTTGAAGAATCGGGTAACACTGATAATATGTTTTATAAAAGAGCATGTGAAATTGTGAAGACAAAAAGAGATCCTATGGAGAAATTCTGGAACAAAAATGGATAGTAACATTCTTCAGCAAAGAGCATTTATTTTAAGTTCTCTTCGTAGGTTAGATGTACCCATATCAACCTATGCTTATAGATTTGCAGATAAAGTAATTAAAGAAGGTTGGATGCCTTCCTCTGGAAATTTAAAAGAAGTTGATGCAAAAATTGAACTGAAATACTTGGAGTTCATAAATGGGCAAGGATGAAATTGCAAAACTTATAGATAAGAAAATACGGCAGCACGAAGTTCGTGTTGGGTATATAAGTGGTGTGATTGGATTTTTCTTTACATTTGGTATTGTTCATGCGATTTGGATTCTTAAGAATATGATTGAAATTGGTAATTGACAAATCTGATACCATTTGGTATTATACATAGAGGTATCGGGGTGTAGTAGAAAAGTATAACTCCGCTTTTGGGAAGCGGCGAAGAGGGGGCAGTACCTTCCATCCCGACTCATAAAAACGAAACTTTACTAAATTATTAAAAATGACATCAAAAGTTTTACAAAAAATGGAAAGTTTTACCGTAGAAGAATTTCAACTTCATTTTGATGAACTCATTGAACGAGTAGAAAATGGAGAATCATTTGTTATAAGAAGTGATTATGGAGATGCTGTGTTAGTTCCTTGTAGCGAAGATGATTGCGAAGAACTTGATGAGATCATTCGTATTCATACTGAGCACGGCGACGGATGCTGAGACACTTAGAAAATTGTCACACTTGACAGAAAGGCATTAAGACCCTATACTTACTAAGTCAACTTGAAAAGCAATGACTCTCACTTCCAAATTTAAAAAAGACATTCAAACACTTCGTTCTGCCGCTAATGGCGACATTTATCTGGATGTAAAAAATCCAAAACTTTATAAAAAAGTTCGTCGTTATTATGAAAATGAAGGTGTAGTATTTTCTGGTGATCCTATGGATGATTATGAAATCCTGATGGAATACATTTATAATGATCTTGAAACTGTAGAGGTCTGATGACTAAGGTTCTTTTTGAACGAGAAGGTTATCGTTTTGTTGAAGCGGGTATTCTAGAGATCAATGGAAAACCTGACTTTCGCTTACAAAAAAAGAATTATTACACTAAGCGTTGGTATGACATTTATCTTTTTGATAATGGTATGCAGTGTTCTCTAGCAATGGAAGACATTGAGTATGCTAAATGGTTAGACCCAGATAGGGTTCCTTGCTATATAAAAGATGATGAAGACACGGATGGTCTATAACAGAACTGGTCGGAAGCAAAACCCTTATGCCAAATCCCAATTTCCTCAGATACATTGGTAACATTCTACTTTTAACTGGTTACTTCTTCCTTCTCTGGGGAGATCTTCAACTTGGATTAATTGTTAAATGTATAGGTAACATTCTTGTTATTCCATTTGCAATTAAATATAAATTTTGGGACATTTTAGTATTGTGCGCTTTTTATGCTGCAATTGAAGTTCCAAAACTCATTCAAGTTTCCTTTCCTAGTTTGTTTGTAAACTAGGTGGTGGAGTCAAGTATGAACCCTGATTTGTCCTCGTCGGATGGACATTAAATATGCCGACTGGTGTGGATGGGAAGAACCCCGCCTGGTTTCCAATTTCCAGATAAAGAATTGGTGGCGAGCCTGAGTTACATAAGATGGGTTGCATAAACCCATCTTTTTTAGTATAGTATAAAATGTCAATTTATAAGTTGTATAATTAATAATACAAATTAAACAAATGTGGAGAATTTGTTATGCCGCGAAAGAAAAAAAAGTCATTGTCTGAAATATACTTAAGTGGGCAATATTGTACTGATAAGTATCAATTGGGATATTATGATCATTTTTACGAAAATCAATTAAAACCTTATACAAAAACTCCTATTAATATTCTGGAGATTGGAATACGAGGGGGAGGTTCTATTAAAATATGGAAAGAATATTTTCATCCTGATTCTAATGTTTATGGTGGAGAAATAGAGAATTTTAGTCCAATTGAAAATACAACATGTTATAAAATTGACATGTATTCTCAAAAGGCATTGGATCTATTTCAAGATTCTTATTTTGATATTATTATTGATGATGGAATGCATACATATGAATCTTTTGTATATGTAATTGAAAAATATTATTCTAAAATTAAAGATGGTGGAATTCTAATTGTTGAAGATGTTATTGATCCCGAATGGGTTAGTCCATTGGTAGACTTGTCAAAGTCTATTGGATATAGTAAATCTGAATCATTTAATATGTCTGGAGTTCAAAAATACGAGGACTTATTAAATCGTTGGAAAAATGGTTTGTATATTTTAAAATTAACGAAATAAAATGGCACATAGTACGCAGAAAGATTTTATTGTATATGTTAGAAATAAATTTCCAAATTTTTTCCAAAATGTAAAAGTTTTAGAAGTTGGAAGTTTGGATATTAATGGAAGTATGAGATCGTTTTTTTCGGATTGCGATTACTTAGGTATTGATGTTGGGGAAGGAAAGGGTGTTGATCTAGTTATTCAAGGTCAAGAATATGATGCTCCCGATGATACTTTTGATGTGTGTGCTTCTGGAGAATGCTTTGAGCATAATCCATATTGGGCAGAGACATTTGCTAATATGGTAAGAATGTGCAAACCTGGAGGATTAGTTTTTTTCACTTGCGCTACTACAGGAAGAAAAGAACATGGAACTTCTAGATCTGATAAAGGTTCTTCTCCATTAACTATAGATATTGGGTGGGAATATTATCAAAATCTTGATGAACAAGATTTTAGAGAATCCTTTGAAGAGTCATTTGATGATGTATTTTCTGAATATGAATTTCATAGTACAGTGGATTATGATAATCCTACAGATTTCATAAAGAATATGAGAACTTACATTAATCCATGTGAAGATTTATATTTTTGGGGAATTAAAAAATAAATGAATTTAATTGATGGGGTTAGTATTTCAAATTTGTGTGACTATTCTTTTGGAGATCAATCTGGAAGTTTTGGAAATATTCCGAATCATTTCATCAAGTCTGCAAATCTTTTAAATTTAGAATTTGCCGAAAGAGTCTTGTTTGAAGATAAAAAGTACATGACTCTTTTTATTGATAACATAAGACTTTATAAAAGAGAAATTGAAAATGTAAAACCTCAGGATAAATCCTATGTGAACTCATTAATGGAGGATAGTGATCTTTTAAGTTTGTGCTCAAAGTTTCCAGAAAAAAAATTTATTATTTTTACAAACTTAGAAGATACTCCAATTGATAAGTTTATCTTTGATAGAATTCCAGATAATGTTTTAAGTGTAAATGCTGTAAATGCAATAAGTTTTGGTGGAAAAGTCAATCCAATTCCTTACGGTATTCAAAGAAAATTGCATACTGGGGATAATAGAAAGCAAATCCTCTTAGATTTTATGTTTTCAGATGAAATTTCCATTGAGCAAGTTCTTTATGTTAATCATAGTGATCATACCAATCCAAAAGAGAGATCTGGAATAAAGGAAATATTTTTAGATAAATCTTGGGCAAAAGTTCAATTTCAAAGTGTTGATTATTATGAATATCTGTCTTCATTAAAAAAATCAAAATTTATGATATGTCCGATTGGAAATGCAGTTGATTGCCATCGTAATTGGGAATGTCTTTATATGAGAAGAGTTCCTATTATGAAAAAGAATTCTTACTTGGAATACTTACTTAAAGATTATCCAGTTCTTTTTGTGAATGATTACTCAGAAGTGACTGAAGATCTTCTTAGTTCAAATCAACATCTTTTTGATCAAATTCAAAAAATTAATCTTGACGATTTGGATGTTAAAAATTTTTATGATAAAATAGTTAGTGATTCTATAGATATTTTATGTTAACCGTATATGGATCTTCTGGATTTATTGGAGGAAAATTTTGTAATTTATATCCAGATATGATTGTTAGGCAAGAAAGAGAAGAGAGAAAACCTAAAACAAAAGACATTTTATATTTCATATCAACCACCGATAATTATAATATTCATACGAATATTACATTGGATGTAAATACAAACTTAAAAGTCTTGTGTGAAGTTTTGGATCATTGTAGAGACAATAAAATTACTTTTAATTTTATAAGTTCTTGGTTTGTATATGGAAACACAAATCTTCCTGCAAAGGAAGAATCTGAATGTAATCCAACTGGATTTTATTCAATTACTAAAAAGGCAGCTGAGGATCTATTAATTTCTTTTTGTAAAACTTATGAAGTTAATTATAAAATTATGAGACTTTGTAATGTTCTTGGCAAAGAGGACAATAATAGATCAAATAAAAAAAATGCTTTATCTTATATGATAGATTTGTTGAAGAAGAATGAAGATGTATATTTGTATGATGATGGTACTCCAATAAGAGATGTAATGCATGTTGATGATGTCTGTAGAGCAATAAAACTCATATGCGATAAGGGAAAAGTAAATGAAATATATAATGTCGGCAGTGGACAACCAGTGTCTATTGGTGATATAATATATCAGGCAAAACGAAATTTAAATTCTCAGTCTCAAATAAAATCAAAAGAAGCGCCCAGGTTCCATAAAATTGTACAAGCAAAAGATTTTTGGTTTGATACAAGTAGGTTAAAAGAACTTGGATTCGTTCAGTCAATTTCATTAAAAGAAATCATTCAAGAATTATGTACCAATTAATTGACAAATTTATAGAATCTGCAAAAAATATAGATGGAGATATTTTTCCATTTATTGCAAATAAAAAAGAGTTTATTGAAGGTAAGGACAGTGTATATTATTCTGGGCCTTATTGGGATGAACTTGAAGCAAGAGAGATTATTTACTCCATTTTAAAGGGAAAGTGGCTTTCTTCTGGAGAAAAAGTTAATAAATTTGAGCATGAATTTTCAAAAAAATTTAATTTTAAACATTCAGTAATGGTGAATTCTGGAAGTTCTGCTAATCTTGTAATGTTTGCTGCTCTTAAAAAATATTTTAAATGGAATGATGGTGATGAAATAATTGTTTGTGCTTGTGGATTTGCTACTACTATTGCACCTATTGTTCAATGCGGATTAACTCCAGTTTTTGTTGATATTGATTGGGAGGATTTAAATTGGGATTTAGATCAGGTTAGTGATAAAATTACTAGTAAAACCCGAGCAGTTATATCTTCACCTGTTCTTGGAAATCCTTATGATATTGATAAGATTATTGAAATTTGTAAAAAAAATAATATTCATTTGATTGCCGATAATTGCGATAGTCTTGGAAGTAAGTGGAAAGGCGAATATTTAACTGAAAATGCTATTGCAGCATCTTGCTCTTTTTATCCTGCTCATCATATTTGTACAATTGAAGGCGGAATGGTTTCCTCTAACGAAAAAGGAATTATTGACCTTGCTCGTAGTTTTGCTTGGTGGGGACGTGGGTGTTATTGTGTTGGCCAACAAAACCTTCTTCCTAATGGAATATGTGGAAAGAGGTTTGATACTTGGTTGGAAAATTATGAAGATATTGTTGATCATAAGTATGTTTTTTCTAATATGGGATATAATCTAAAACCACTAGATCTTCAGGGTTCGGTGGGATCTGTTCAACTTTTAAAATTTGATGAAATTCATAATATTCGCAGAAAAAATAAAGAAAAAATTCAAAGTATAATTGAAAGAATTCCTGAAACAAGAGTAATTAATGAAAAAAAGGAATCTGAAACAAGTTGGTTTGGAGTTCCGATTATTTGCGAAAATAAGAATTTAAAAAGAGCATTAGTTTCTCATTTTGAAAAAAATAAGATTCAAACCAGAAACTATTTTGCTGGCAATATTCTTCTTCATCCTGGGTATAAGCATTTAGATGATGCGACTAAATATCCAAAGTCAAACGAAGTTCTGGATAAAGTATTTTTTCTTGGATGTTCTCCTACTATTAATGAAAAAATGATTGATTATATTGATACTATTGTGGAAAAATTCAATGCTTGATCTTTCTAAAATAACACTTTTGGCAATTGATAATACTAATAGAATTGATGGAACTATTAAATCTTTATACACTAGTATGGGATTTGCTAAGTTTGGTTCTGTAAAATTAGTTACATCAAAAGAGTATATTAAAAAATACTCCGAAAATTTGCTTGAGGATAAAATCCATTGCGAGGAAATGGATCCAAATATTACAAATATAGATGAATATAGTCATTATATTCTTTATAGTCTTGGTAAGCATGTTGATACTGAATATGTGTTAATAACTCAAGATCATGCATTTATTATTAATCCTGATTCTTGGATGGATGATTTTTATGAATATGATTATATTGGAGCTCCTTGGCCATATAAAGAAGATGCATTTGTTACTCCATTTGGAGAACATATTAGGTGTGGTAATGGTGGATTTTCTTTGAGAAGTAAAAAACTTATAGATATTTGCACAGAAGACACTATTCCATTTTTAGTGTATAATAACCCTGAATTTTATAAAATGTTTGGATCAAAAAATACACATGAAGATGGAAATATTTGTGTACATAATAGGCATATCTTCATTGAAAAGGGGTGTAAATTTCCTCCAGTAGAAATTGCAGCTAAATTCTCTTATGAAAGTCCTGTTCCCGAAAATAAAGGACTTATTCCTTTTGGATTTCATTATAATTTACCTCCAGGAATTATTTTAGAGTAAAATGATTGGATTTAATCACATTGGTCGCCACGGACGACTTGGAAATCAAATGTTTCAATATGCTGCTCTCCGTGGCATTGCAGATGTTAAAGGATATGATTTTTGTATTCCAGAATCAGATTTTGATAATGAATGGCAGGATCATCAATTATTTGAAGCATTTACTCTTCAGAATTTAAAAAATAAAAAGTTTTTACCTGCAAATTATTATCAGGAAAAGCAGTTTAATTATTCTCAAGAGTATGTTGATGAGTGTCCTGATAATGTAAATTTATTTGGATATTTTCAAACTGAAAAATATTTTTATCATATTGCAGATAGTATTCGTGAAGATTTTACTTTTAAACCTGAAGTTTTAAATCCATGCAAAGAAGCATTTGAATTTGATGAGGCAATTTCTTTACATGTAAGAAGAACAGATTTTGTTGAAAAGTCTATTGATCATCCTCCTTGTTCACTTGAATATTATGAAGAGGCATTGAGTAAGTTTGATTCAAATTTACCAGTTTTAATCTTTTCGGATGATATTGAATGGTGTAAAAATCAAAATCTTTTTAGTCCAGACAGGTTTATGATTTCGGAATCAAATTGGAATTTGATTGATATGTGTTTGATGACAATGTGTTCTCATCATATTATTGCAAATTCATCATTTTCTTGGTGGGGTGCTTGGTTATCTGGTAGAAATAATGTCATTGCACCATCTCGTTGGTTTGGTGATTCAGGATATACTGCAAATCACAATACTGAAGATATTATTCCTGAACGATGGATAAAAATATGATTCCTGAAATTTCTATTGCTATTCCAACTTATGAAATGAAAGGTTTTGGGAATCAATATCTTTTGCAACTATTTGAGACCATTAGAGATCAAAATTTTAAAAATTTTGAAGTTTGTATTTCTGATCATTCTAAAGATGATAGTATTCTTGAAGTATGTGAAGAATACGCAAATTATTTTGAAATAAAATATTTTAAAAATGAAGAAAATCGCGGAAACAGTCCCGCAAATGTAAATTCATCTGTTGAAATGTGTAATGGTAAAATTACAAAAATAATATTTCAAGATGATCTTTTTATTGATAAATCTGCATTATCAAAAATAAAATCTGCATTTGACGATCATTATTGTAGTTGGTGTGTCAGTGGATTTGTTCATACGATCAATGGTACACAACATTTTAGACCAATGATACCAAAGTGGACTGATATGATATTGGAAGGTAGAAATCTTTTGGGTAGTCCTTCTTGTGTTTCTTTTTTAACTGAAAAATTTGAAAAGTTTGATGAAAATCTTAAACTTCTTATGGATACTGATTTTTATCATAGGATGAGATATAATAATGGTATGCCATTTATAATTCAAGATTATCTTATTTCAAACAGAGAACATTCTAATAGAATAAGTTCATCTCATATAAAATATGATAAAGTAATTAATCATCCTGAGGGTTCTTGGATGGTTAATGAGGATGAACTTAATTATGTTTTAGAAAAAAATAAAAATATTAGAAATTATTCAGATGAAAACTAATTTAACGGAAGCAACATTTATAATTCCAATTCGTATAGAATCCTCTGACAGACTTCGTAATGTAATTACTACTACGGCATTTTTGTTGGAGAATTTTGATACTAATATCATAATTAAAGAAGTTGATAGTCAATCTGTTTTTAAAGATGAAGCATTACCAATTTTAGAAGAAATTCTTGATATTGATGTAGATGTTAATCATATTTTTGAGAAATCAAATAATCCATCATTTCATAGGCAAAAAGTCTTGAATGAAATGATTATGGAAGCAAAAACTAAAGTGATTATCAATTATGATTGTGATGTTATTCTTCCACTTGATTCATATAAAGTTGCTTATGATTTTATTTTGAATAATGACTTTGATGTGGTATACCCATATGGACAAGGTAGTTATCAAAAACAAGTAAATGCCACTGATGAAATTGTCTCCAAATTCTTAGAAACAGGTGATTATTCTTATTTGGATAATAATTCAAATATTTACTTGTCTGATTTTGGATGGGTTCAGTTTTTTAATCGTCAAGTTTATATTGATGGTGGAATGGAAAATGAGAATTTTGTCGCTTATGCTCCAGAAGATAAAGAAAGATTTTACAGATTTACTACTTTGGGGTATAATGTAGGAAGAATTGATGATATAGTTTATCACTTAGAGCATGTAAGAGGACATAACTCTTGGTTAAACAATCCTCATATGCAACAAAATAATAATATTTGGAATCAAATTCAAAAAATGAATTGTGAACAATTAAAAGAATATTATTCAAATCAAGATTATTTAAAAAAATATGATACAAGTTATAGATAATTTTTTATCAGATGAAGAGTTTAATTTTGCCCTTAGATTTTGTATGAATACTTCTTATCGTTATGGGGAAGCAGATAACGAACACACCCCTCCTACAGGAATGTATCATGCTATCAATAAAACCGATGAGATCTATAAATTATTTGAAACAAAAACTAAAACTTTTGTTCCAAATCATAATTTGTATAGAATGTATATAAATTGTTTTGCTCCATCTGAAAATCCATATTTTCATACTGATGGGAATCCTGAAGAAATTACTTTTTTATACTATTCTAATGATAGTTGGAATATAGATGATGGTGGAGAAACACAATTTCTAATTAATAATAACATATATGGTATTTTGCCTATTCCAAATCGTTTAATTTACTTTGATGCTTCTATTCTACATAAAGCTACCTCATTTAGAAATAAGCACCGATTTTCAATTGCAATAAAATATGAAACTTCTTCATTAAAATAATATGGATAAAAATAAATCAGCGTATAAACTTAAAAACTTTGGGCCAATATATTACTTAAATCTTGATGGGCAACCAGAAAGAAAAGAGTATATGGAAGAACAATTTAAATATTGGGAAATTGAAAACTATACTCGCATCTCTGCATATGATGGAAGAGATGATGATTTGAGTGATATTATAAAAGGTAGATATCCAGATTTTATGACTTCTGGTGAAGTTGGTTGTGTGACATCTCACCTAAAGGCAATTCAGCATTGGTATACAACTTCAAACTCTCCATATGCTGTAATTATGGAGGATGATTGTAGTCTTGAGACAGTAAAGTATTGGAACTTTGCTTGGAGTGATTTAGTTGCTAGAGCACCTTATGCTTGGGATGTTTTGCAACTTGCAATTATTTGTACTGGAGATATTGTTGTTCCTATTCACAATCGGTTTGTGAATGATTTTTCAACTGCTTGCTATGTAATTACAAAACACCATGCTGAAAAACTAATCCGAAATCATTGTAGGGATGGTAAATATAAACTTGATAATGGTGTAAAACCCAGAGCAGTTGCTGACGATTTGATCTATAATTCTGGTTGTACTTATGCTTCTCCATTACTTCTTTATAAAACTGAACTTGGATCTACTATTCACCCAGATCATGTAGACATGTTCCATCGCAATAGTTATAATGCTATATTTAATTTTTGGCAAACACAAGGGCATGAATTGACTATAGAACAAATTACAAACTACGATCCATATCTTGGTAGAATTACCGAACCTTCTCAAAAAACCACTTGACAAACTTCAAATGTGTCTGTATACTAAATATTGAGTTGAGAATTCAGTTGTAATTCTTAACACTTGTCGTTTAGTACTAAAACAAACACATATATGAAACTTTTTCAACAACTGATGCTTGCACCTGTTGCTGTTGGTCTGATTGCTCCCGCTGCGACTGCCGCAGAACTCAATATGGAAGGAGTAAATCAGTATTCAACCTCAGAGCAGGTTACAAGTATCAACCAATTCTCTGATGTTCAACCTACCGATTGGGCATATCAGGCACTCAGCAATCTTGTAGAGCGTTATGGTTGTGTAGCAGGTTATCCTAACGGCACCTTTGGTGGTGGTAAGGCAATGACCCGTTATGAAGCAGCAGCACTCTTCAATGCTTGCCTTGACCGTGTAACTGAAGTCACCGATGAAATTCGTAAACTTCAGGAAGAATTCAAGGCAGAACTGATTGTTCTTCGTGCCCGTGTAGATGGTCTAGAAGCAAAGGTTGGTGTGCTTGAAGCACAGCAATTCTCCACCACTACCAAACTGAATGGTGAGGTAAACTTTGTTCTCGGTGGTGTTCCTGGTTACGAAAGTCGTGGAACTAAGGCAGATGGAACCGCATTCAACTATGATGTTCGTCTGAACTTTGATACCTCATTTACTGGTCGTGACCTACTCCGCACCCGTCTTCGTGCTGGTAACTTCAGTGAACTACCTTTTGGTTCAAGTTCTTCCTTATTCAAACTGGATAAGGCAGAAACCACTGGTGATACTGTAGAACTTGACCGTATCTACTACCAGTTCCCTGTAGGTGACGACTTCACCGTAACCGTTGGTCCAAAGGTTCGTAACACCGAAATGGCGTGGGTTCCTTCAGCATACCGTTCAGAAATCCTTGATTTCTTCACTACTGCTGGTGCTCCTGGTGTTTATAACAAGGCAACTGGTGCTGGTGTAGGTGTTCAGTATGAAAGCAATGGTTTTGTTGCTGGTCTAAACTATGTTGCTCAGGATGGTGATAGCACCGAAACTGGTATGTTCTCATCCGATGGTGCCCTGAACCTGATGGCACAACTTGGTTATCGTCAGGATAATTGGGGTGTCGGTGTTGGTTATCGTTACGGTTCCGAAGGCACCCGTCCTCGCACCTACAACGGTTTCCAAGGTGCTAATGGCACTCTGCTAGGTAATCAGGATTCCAATAGTGTTGCTGTAAATGCTTACTGGCGTCCTACCGAAACTGGTATCATTCCTTCAGTCAGTGCTGGTTATGGTTATAATGCCGTAAGTGGTCGCACTGGTGAAACTGACGCAACCGATTCACAATCTTGGTTCGTTGGTCTTCAGTGGGATGACGCATTCGTTGCTGGTAATGCTGCTGGTGTTGCTGTGGGTCAACCCGCAAATGCCGAAGGTCTTGCTAACGATGCCCTGATGCTTGAGTTCTTCTACAAGTATCAAGTTACCGACAATATCAGCATCACTCCTGCTATCTTCTATGTAAGCAACGATGCTGCCCAACGTGGTAATGCCTCTGAGTGGGGTGGTGTAATCCAAACCAAGTTCAAGTTCTGATTTCCTGATTAGGACTTGACATTAACTCCCCACGGGTGTATGCTTGTGGGGAGTTTCTCTATTGCTATGTCCCTCATCTCTCAGCAAGACCGTCAAATGGTCATTGAAGCACTTGAATTTTACATCTATAGAATGGAGCAAGATAACTGCAATGCTGCAGCAATCTATGCTTATAACACTCTAAAAAACTGGATTGAGCTGGAATATTACAAACACGAACCTCTTGAGGTCAGAGAATCCTAACAATCTCCAAGTCAAGGGCGGTTTCCCCCCTTGACTTTTCTTCATGTCTCCTATATAATGTTACAGTTCGTTACAATAGGACAATGACTGTTACAACAAATGAGCGTGGGCAGCAAAATATGTTTGCTAAAGAACCCACTATGTATTATGAAAACTACGGAATGTATACCCCAAACGAAATTAAAGAGCGTACCAATGGTCGCTGGGCGATGATGGGGATTATTTCTGGGTTCATTTCTTATGCCATTACTGGCAAATTTTTCTTCGGAATCTTCTAAGGAGGTATTAAAATGGAAAAAATCTTTACTGAAGCAGCAGAGCGTCTAAATGGTCGTCTTGCGATGCTAGGATTCGTAGCAGCAGTTGGTGCTTATTTCACCACAGGTCAAGTCATCCCAGGAGTATGGTGAGTGACTGAATTTTTATTTACAATTACAAGCATCAGTTTTCTGGTGCTTCTATTTCACTCAGTTAACAACTTAGCAGAAACTTACTAAAATGATACTCATAGATATCTTTATTGTCTTATGTGTATCTGCGATTATTATTAAAACTTCTTTAAGTTCATAATAATTTACTCTATCCCTAAATAAGGGGTAGAGTTTTTTTGTTTATGCCCAGAAACCAAGTTTCATTAGACGAAATTAAAGTTTTTGTTGAAAAACTGAAGGATGAAGTAGTAAGGGACAACTCTTGTGGAGAGTGTGCTCATAAATATTTGAACAAGGTTTTAGACAAACTTAGAGAATACAGGTACTGAAAAATGCAGATAGACCTTCATAACTTTTTTAAGTTTTATGATGAAAAAAATCCAAAGCACGTTGCCGCAGTAGAGCAACTTGAAAAGGATTTGCTTGCGAAAGCATCAGACCTAATGCAGGATGAGGCAAGTTGGGTAATTACTTATAGAACACCTAATACTCCTCCACAACCTCAAGGGGTTCTAAATGTTCCTTGGTTTCCACAAACAGATAATTATACTCAACCAGATAGAACCTGCAATTCTTCTTCCTGTGCGATGTGCCTTGAGTATTTCAAACCAGGCACACTCGTAGGACCGCAGGGAGATGACGCATATATTCGCAAGATTTTCGCAGTGGGTGATACGACAGACCATTCGGTTCAAACCCGTGTTCTACAGTCTTACGGAGTTTCTTCTGAGTTTAGGTATAATCTTTCATTTGATGACCTTGACCGTGAGTTATCTGCTGGGAAACCTGTTTGTATTGGGATACTCCATCGTGGTCCTTTATCTTCTCCTACTGGGGGTCACATACTTGTAGTTAGAGGTAAGACCGCATCAGGAGATTATGTTGTAAATGACCCTTATGGTTCTCTCAACGATGGTTATACTGGACCTGTAACTAATGGTAGAAGTGCCGTTTATAAGAGGTCTGATTTAGTCCGTAGATGGACTGTGGACGGTCCTACTACTGGATGGGGTCGTGTATTTACTGCTGTAAAAAAGTAGAAGAGGCATCACAAATTCCTCAAAGTGGTGTCTCTTTAATTAAAGAATTTGAGGATTTCAGTCCAACCGCATACTACGACCCTCATACGGGAAATTTACCTATCACTATTGGATGGGGAAGTACTCGTAATTTTGATGGAAAACCATTCAAGATTACTGATACGATTACTCTTTATCAGGCAAATCTTTTATTTGAACACCAGATTAAAACGGAGTTTCTCCCAGCACTCAGAAGAATTCCTTACTGGGATGAGATGAATGAAAATCAAAGAGGAGCACTTCTTTCTTTTATCTATAACTTAGGTGCTGATTTTTATGGTGAGAAAGGATTTGATACTATCTCTAGAGTATTAAGAGAAAGAAGATGGGATGAAGTTCCTAAGACATTAGAACTTTATAGAAATCCTGGTTCTAATGTTGAGGCAGGATTACTGAGAAGAAGAAAGGTTGAGGGTGCCTTATGGAAATCATAAATAACTAAAAAACATAATAATATGTCTATACCGAATACAACCTATAGAGTTCTTGTAGAAAAAATCGGAGGTCAAAATCCTTCTCAATTTGTCGGAAATGAAGGAGAAGTATTTTATGATCCTGATTCTCCATCTCCTGTTTTAAAACTATCGGATGGAACAACTCCTGGTGGTGTTTCTATCGGTGGAACTGGTGGTGGTAATACTGGAAATATTACTTTTTCTGGCGAAAGGATTATTGGCGATATTAATGATGAATTTGCACTTGGAGCAATTCAACTTACTCCATCATTAGATAATCCAGACTCTGGACAATTATTTGTTACTAATGGACAATATGTAAATATATATCCAACAGTTGCTGATGATGCTCCACATATTCACATTACTGCCGGAACTTTAAGTACTACTTCTAATTATTATGACCCACTTAATAACTATTATAAAGGTGATATTTTCTTAGGGGATGATAGTAATTATTTTTCTGTATTGGGTAATGGAGATGTCCGAATTCAGTCCAGTTCAAATAATGGAGAAATGTCTTTTGGGACAGGTTTGTATGATAGATATTCAATTAGTTTTTATTGTGATGGAAATGGAATAAACCTTTATAATCAGGGTTTGGATTTTGATAATGATTATTCTCTTGCTAGTGGTAGAACAGATTATATTGGTGTCGCATCAAGCAGCATAATTTATACTAGTAAGGTTTATGACAATGAAGTTGGATCAATGAAACTTTTGGTTCAATGTCAAGGAACTAATAATAATTGCCAATTATCTGAACTTTTAATTGTAAGACCTTATAATGGAACTTCAGTTTTTATAAATGAAATTGGAAGAGTCACTGGAATTGGATTAACTGCTCATATTACATTTACTGCTGCTTGGAATGGTAGTTCTAGTGAAATTGAAGTATATGCAGATACTTCAAGTGATCCTGATAATGATCAATGGTCATTTAGAGTTATGCCTATTGAACTTCATCAGTATCAGGATTAAAACTTAAGTAACTTTCTTCCTTTCTTCGCTGGTCTCCTTATAAACCTAAAGACCTCTGCCGGTAATTTCTTCGGCAGAGGTCTTCTATTTTCTAGAAACATTCCATCATTCGTCAGAAGTCTCATTAGGATTAGAATGAGAAGAAGTTTTTTCCTCATTTTGGTCTAAGGTGAGAATGTAATAGAGAAAGTATAATACGGTAATTAAACCAAAGATAAGTAGAATATTTACGGACCAAACAGTATCATTCATAGGTTTTCCTTTTCTACTTTATGTATCCAAGTCTTCAATTCTGAAACATATTTTCTTAATGTTTCTGCTTTTTCTAGATGCCAAGTATCACCACTCTTGAAGTATTCTTGAGTGTGATTATCAATTGCTTTTAGGATATTATGTATCGGAGCATTCCAAGGTTCTCTGATTGGAGTATTCCACTCTCTTGGCATAAATGAGAAGCGGTTTGAAGTATTTAGATTGTAAAGGTTCTTATTTATCGGTGGACACCTGAGTAATTGTCCTTATTGACAGGAAACCCTGACAGTGTTATTATAAATACATCAACGGGTTAAGGAATGTAACAATTCTGAACTCGGTGTCTTGCCCGACCGAGACTAATGGGCAAGTAAAATCCGTCTCTCATATCCACACTGGAGGGTGGTGTGGAGTATAATCTGTAACAGTTCGTACCCCCGGACTCTTATTTACCCTTTAACGAAACAAATGACTGCTACTATTTCACAACAACGTCCCACAAATACCTGGGAACAATTCTGCGAGTGGGTTACTTCCACCAACAATCGTCTTTATGTTGGTTGGTTCGGAACTCTTATGATTCCTACCCTTCTTGCTGCTACTATTTGCTTCATCATTGCATTCATCGGTGCTCCCCCTGTGGACATTGATGGTATTCGTGAACCAGTTGCTGGTTCTCTAATGTATGGCAACAACATCATCTCTGGTGCCGTTGTTCCTTCAAGCAATGCAATCGGTCTACACTTCTATCCCATCTGGGAAGCTGCTTCACTTGATGAATGGCTCTATAATGGTGGTCCTTACCAACTTGTAGTTTTCCACTTCCTCATCGGTGTCTTCTGCTATCTCGGTCGTGAATGGGAACTTTCATACCGTCTAGGTATGCGTCCTTGGATTTGCGTTGCTTATAGTGCTCCAGTTGCAGCAGCATCTGCTGTATTCCTTGTCTATCCTTTTGGTCAAGGAAGCTTCAGTGACGGAATGCCTCTAGGTATCTCTGGAACCTTTAACTTCATGCTTGTATTCCAAGCAGAACATAACATCCTTATGCACCCTTTTCATATGCTTGGTGTTGCTGGTGTGTTCGGTGGTTCACTGTTCTCTGCGATGCACGGTTCTCTTGTAACTTCTTCACTGGTTCGTGAGACCACTGAAAGTGAGTCACAGAACTACGGTTACAAGTTCGGTCAAGAAGAAGAGACTTATAACATTGTTGCTGCTCACGGGTATTTTGGTCGCCTTATTTTCCAATATGCCTCATTCAACAACTCTCGTTCACTTCACTTCTTCCTTGCTGCCTGGCCCGTAGTTGGCATCTGGTTCACTGCTCTTGGTGTTTCTACGATGGCCTTCAATCTCAATGGTTTCAACTTTAACCAGTCAATCGTTGATAGTCAGGGTCGTGTGCTCAATACCTGGGCAGATGTACTGAATCGTGCTGGACTTGGGCTTGAGGTGATGCACGAAAGGAACGCTAGATTTGTTGGTGTTCTTGCCTAGTAATAGGCATTAGTAAAATCGGGTTAAACGGGGAAACTCTCAAGTAGACAATCCCGTACCAAGTCAGAAAGGGTTTAAGTTTTCTGAAAGGTCTAACGACTAGGTAGTGAGTCCCAACAATAATCTACCCACGAATGCCCGACTCCTTAATAACCATAAGGATGAAGAGATAGTCTGAACTTACTGGCGACAGTAAGAAGTAAGAAATAAAGAGTTCTTACGATAACACAATTGCACAACTTCCCACTTGACCTTGCTGCTGCTGAAGCAACTCCCGTTGCTCTCACCGCACCTTCAATCGGTTGATTTAACAACTGAATAGTGGTATAATTAAGAGACCCCAAAGGGTCTCTTTTTTTATAAATAATTGGAAAGTTATGAGCAACATTATGGATTTACATAATCTAGTAATAACTGAATGTGAACGGAGAGGATTAGAACTTATACATCTCCCAGAAAAACTTGTTCGTCGTTCTACTGATGTGGTCGTCAGTTGCCCCTGTACTGGGATAAGAAATATGAGTATAAGAAACTTTATTGTGACTTATGAAAAAGGTGGAGAAGCATTCTGCTGTAAAAGAAAGTCAAAAATTGGAAAAAATAATCCTGCCTTTGGAAAACCAACTTGGAATGCTGGAACTGTTGGAGTATCAAAGAGTTATGGATTTTTTGGTTTTAAGGAAGAGTGGTCGGACAGAGAAGATTACTTATATTTCATAGAAACAATCTATGGAACTTATAAAATTGGTAGGTCATTTCACGGAATAAAATATAGGTTTACTGAAACTATAAAAGAACTTGGTGAATGGAAAGCAACTCATAAAGAAGTGTTTGATTGTGAACGATATATTCTAGATACATACAAGCACTATCAAAAGAAGATTGATGGTATAATTGGTGGGTCTGAACATTTTACAAAAGAATTACCAATTCAAGAAATTGTGGAATATGCAAATCAAAAATTAAGCACTAACACCTATTGACCTCTGTGTTACGGTATGTTAACATAAATATTACAAATCTTAATGGAGGATTAATGGTTTCATCTACACTTTCATTACCAAATCAACAAAGGGGGTGGTTTGATGTTCTGGACGACTGGCTTAAGAGAGACCGTTTCGTTTTTGTTGGATGGTCTGGACTTCTTCTTTTTCCCACTGCTTATCTTGCTCTTGGTGGTTGGCTTACTGGGACAACTTTCGTTACGAGTTGGTATACTCACGGGTTGGCAAGTTCCTATTTGGAGGGTGCAAACTTTCTTACTGCAGCAGTTTCTACTCCAGCAGATTCTATGGGTCATTCTCTTCTGCTTCTCTGGGGTCCTGAGGCTCAAGGGGATTTCGTCAGGTGGGTCCAACTTGGGGGACTCTGGCCTTTTGTGGCACTCCACGGGGCTTTCGCTCTAATCGGTTTTATGCTCCGTCAGTTTGAGATTGCCCGTCTTGTAGGCATCAGACCCTATAACGCAATCGCATTCTCTGGTCCTATCGCAGTATTCGTTTCTGTATTCCTGATGTATCCACTGGGTCAATCCAGTTGGTTCTTTGCTCCATCCTTTGGTGTGGCAGCAATCTTCAGGTTCCTACTGTTTCTTCAGGGTTTCCACAACTGGACGCTAAATCCGTTTCACATGATGGGGGTGGCAGGTATTCTAGGTGGTGCTTTACTTTGTGCTATTCACGGTGCTACTGTGGAGAATACACTTTATCAGGATGGTGAAAAAGCAAACACCTTCAAGGCATTTGAACCAACACAAGAGGAAGAAACTTACTCTATGGTTACGGCAAACCGCTACTGGTCACAAATCTTTGGTATCGCTTTTAGCAATAAGCGTTGGCTTCACTTTTTTATGTTATTTGTTCCCGTTATGGGTCTTTGGATGGCATCTATTGGTATGATTGGTCTTGCTTTAAACTTTAGAGCATATGATTTTGTGTCTCAAGAAATCCGTGCTGCTTACGACAGTGAGTTTGAAACTTTCTACACGAAAAACCAGTTGCTTAATGAGGGACTTCGTGCTTGGATGGCACCTGTAGACCAACCACATCTCAATCTGGTGCTACCAGAAGAGGTATTACCACGAGGAAATGCCTTGTGATAAAATATAATACCCTGCGGAAACGCAAGACCCTTCGGGGTCTTTTTTATTGACTTATCGCCCTAACTATGATATTATATAAATAATAATATATATTCGTAGTTAGGATAATGGCACTAAATAGTAAATCAAAACCTTGTGGAGATTTAGTTGGTAAAAATTTTGGAAGATTGCTGGTTGAAAAAGAAGAGGTTATTTTTAGAAGTGGTAAAAAGAGAATATTTGCTACTTGTAAGTGTAAATGTGGAGGAACAAAAGTATGCGATAGAACTAGTTTGTTAAACGGTAAAACTACAAGTTGTGGATGTTTTGCCAGTGAAAAAACAATAGCATTTAATAAAACTAAAACAAAACCTCCTGGAACTAAAAAAGAAGATGATAGAAGATATAAGATGTTTCATAATGCTCAACACAGAGCAAAGAAAAAAGGAATACCATTCACTATAACTATAGATGATATTATTATTCCAGAAACTTGCCCTTTGCTTGGAATACCTCTTGTATCTACTAACGACAAAAGAGACCCAAGAAATCCTAGTTTAGACCAGATAGTTCCAGGAAAAGGATATACTCCAGATAATATTTGGGTAATATCCTCAAGAGCAAATTGGATAAAGTGTGACGCATCCCTACAAGAACTCCAAACATTAGTAGAAAATCTCAAATGTTTATCACTCTCGCATTATTCATAGGTTTCGGTGTAATTCTCTTTCTTCTGTCCCTTGACTTTTAACCCTCTTCCTGCTAGACTAGAGAACTCTTCGCAGACTTCAAAGATGGTTGGAAAACTTGACCCAGAAGAACGAGTGCTTCCCGAAACATTCGCACAAACCTCTGATGAACCTTATGTTCGTCACGATTATAAACTTCATTATACAACGAAGAAACCAGAAGTGTTTGATAACTTTGAAGATACCCAAAGGACTTGGTTTCAAACTCCAAAACAATTTCTAGATTATGTTGAAGTGCTAGATAAGAAACAACCAAAGAATAAAAAAGCAAAAGGGTTCTGAAATGGAAATTGATTGGATTAATTCTCTGATGGGCATTTATCTTATTTGGTTGGGTCTTAACTACGGAAAACCAAAACAGACGGATGATTAAAAAATAAATAAATTTGAGTTCGGGATACCGTACATGACACTACAAGAAGGATGTCATTCTCTTAAACTTGAATGTGCATTGAGAGAACTTGGATTCGTTGATATTGGATGGAAATGTATTGCTCATGCTGGATTATTTTTCGTTCAACCAGTAGGAATACCTGATGACCCAGAAGGAGACCTTCTGGGATTTTCTGTCTTAAAATCAAATGAAATTATCAAATTATCAATATCTGCTAAGAAAGCACTAGATTATGCTCTGTCAATATGATTAGTTCAGAAACACCTTATAAACTTGCCGAAATACTCCGTGAAACTTGGCCAGGAATATATAAGAAACCACACTTTCGTAAAAATGAAACTGAAATATCTTCTGGCATTACTACCACTACTTCTAACAGCATCTTGTACTCAAGAACCTGAACCCTATGAGATTCATAAGGTTACAAAGAGTAACACAACAATTGACTGTAAGGGTAAAGAATTTAACAACGGAAAAAATACAGAAATTCGTGTGATTTCTGATATAGAAAATATCACAATTAAAAACTGTTCACTTAAGGGTTCCATTCGGGTTTATGGTCTTGGAATGAATGGTGAAGATGAAAAGGTAAAAGAATCTTCACATAAGGCAGGGCATACCGAAAGAGTACAGGCAGCAGCACCTTCTAATGTTATTATTTCCAATATGGTCATTGAGGGTATGAATAGAATTCCTGTTTATCTTGCTCCTGGTGTTACAAAAACAACTGTAGAAAACAATAAGTTTACTGGAACAACTGACTCATCTGTGATTTACTTGGATGCGGAGAGTGCTTATAATACCATTTACAACAATACCTTTGATGTAAGTGGAAACTTTACACTTCGTCAGTTTAGAATTCGTGAAGTCATCGCAGTAGATGGTTCCGCACATAATACCATTTCTGGAAATGATTTTAAAACCGCAGTAGGTGGTGGAGTATATCTCTATCGCAACTGCGGAGAAGGTGGAACCGTTAGACACCAAGAACCACAGTATAATGTAATTGAAAATAATAACTTTAATCTATCAGGATTACATATTGGCAATTATGGTATTTGGTTAGGTGCTCGTAATGGAAATCGTTTCTACTGTAATGCTGATGAAGGTCATAAGTTAGGTAGTAGTATAGATGACCGTGATTTCGCAAACAATAACATCGTTAGAGACAATAAGTTCTCAGGTTCTGACAGAACTGTAAAGAATGATGGCGAAAATAATGTGGTAAAATAAATAATCAATGTCCCCATTTTGGAGTATTAGATGATGGAAGAAAATCTATTTCTTGAAGAAACGCAAAAGAATGTTCTACAATCACAAGATGCTGTAGAGCACGATCCAAACGCAGCACTACGAAATCTTGAAGGTTATACTCCTGTGGGAGGTGCCGAAGATAATACACCTACACTAGAAGTTAATCCTAATAATATTGGTGAAGTTTCCGCAACTTCTCCAGTTCCTACCAGACAAGTTTCAGATTTACCTCTTGAAACTTATGGTGGAACTGGAGACTTTTTAATTGCTCCTGAGGAAGAAGGAGTAGAAGATAATTCTCAAGAACTAGAATTAATTCCACTAGCAGAAACTCCAAATGTTAGGGTTCAAACTCTATCTAATGTTGGTTCTATTCCTGATAATACTAACGATAATCCTGTGGATAGTCAGGAACCGAATGAAGAAGTTGTAGATGAAGTTCCTGAAGAACCAGCACCAACTCCCCCTACTCCACCAGTAGAACCTCCTGCTCCTGAAGATCCTGAGGAACCACCTGTAGAACCTCCTGCTCCTGAAGATCCAGAAGATCCTGAAGATCCTGAAGATCCAGAAGATCCTGAAGATCCTGAGGAACCAGATCCTGAAGATCCAGAAGATCCTGAAGATCCTGAGGAACCAGATCCTGAAGATCCAGAAGATCCTGAAGATCCTGAGGAACCAGATCCTGAAGATCCTGAGGAACCAGAACCTCCTGCTCCTCCAGAACCTGAAGACCCAGAAGACCCTGAGGAACCAGAACCTCCTGCTCCTCCAGAACCTGAAGACCCAGAAGACCCTGAGGAACCTGAAGACCCTGAGGAACCTGAAGACCCTGAGGAACCTGAAGACCCATCAGGTCAAAATCCAGGAAACAATAAGGATGTAGGAAACTCACCTTTTGATGGTATTACTGGAAATTCTGGAAATAATGGAGATAAAACTCCTGGTTCTGGACCTATGGAAGGTGGTGAAGATGATATTGGAGAGCAACCGGGATTTAAAGGAAATGGGCCATCAAATGCTAACGGAAACCAAAATTCTGATGATGAAAATGATAGTGATGATGGAAGAGGTCAGGGACAAAATTCACAAAGAGATAATGGATGGGGAAATGGAGATGACGATGCTCCAGGTGGTTCAAGACCAAATAACAACGCTGAAAATGATGAAACTCCATCTGGAAATTATGATGAACTTGTGAGTAGATTTTTAGAAGAAAATCCTGTAACTCCTACTTTAGATATTTACAACTTTGATGACGATGTTACTTTTGATGAAATTCCTCAAGAATTAATGACTGAATTTCCAGAAATTCCTGAATACGGAATTGGTTATGATGATGATTTTTCCTATGATGATGCTGGTTGATTTTCCTTAACAAATCTGTTAAAATGAGAGGACAAACCTCTCATTTTTTATGACTAAAGAAACTTACGGAAACCCTTATAGGTCTGGCGAAAGGAATATTGATGATTTGCATAAGTCATTAGTTCAAGACCTTATGCGAACTTCAAAGGAAGAAACCAAATACAATTATGTGATGAAAGATGTTTTTCAGATTATGAAAGACCTTGGATGGACTGGCGATGATACTTTTGAAGTTCAGGTTGCTGGAACTTTAAATAAAGATAAGTTTATTGTGATTAAGAATGAAAGTCTTAATCCCCGACCAAATAAGAAAGCACTTCCTCAAGGTCAAGGGAAACCTGTGAATATATAATATAAAATTATATTTTATGGAACCTAATAGTATGCGCCCCCTACTGAATGAGGTAGGGGGATTTATAATAGGAATTCTTACACTTTTAGTTCCTTTAGTTGTGTTACTATGAGCAAATACAGAACCACTTATTATGAACAGTTTTCTTATATTTACATAACACTTAAGGAAACTATAAAAATAATTCTAAATTCTAAATAATTAAAATCGCATTTTTCATATGCCTCTATACGCAACTCCAGAAGAGTGTATGTTTAACCTTGAAACATTTTCTTCTAGTGAGGCAAAGCGAAAATGGAGAAAATCAATTAAAGATCACTGGGGAGAATGTGCATATTGCGGATCTACTGAAAATCTAACCTTGGATCATATAACACCAAGATCTAAAGGTGGAACTGATAGAATCACAAATGTACTGTGTGCTTGTCATTCTTGCAATCAATCAAAAGGTCATGAAAAATGGCATGATTGGTATTTAAAACAAGACTTCTTTACAACTGAACGATTAAGTGATATCATTGAATGGCAAAAGCAAATCTCTGAAAAAGAATTAGTAGTTTACCGACCAAGAAAAATATGAAATTTACAGTTTATTCAAAACATGGATGCCCATTTTGTTCTAAAATTGAACAAGTTCTTAATCTTTCAAACTTAGAACATATTGTATATAAGTTAGATGAAGATTTTACTCGTGAAGAGTTCTATGCAGAATTTGGAGTAGGATCTACTTTTCCTCAAGTTGTGATGAATGATACCGAGCATCTTGGTGGATGTACTGACACAGTTAAATACCTTCAAGAAAATAATGTTATTTAAATGGAAACAACATTTAATGAAGTTTATTATGATGTAGAAAAGGCAATTGACTATGCCTTTCAAGGTAAATTTGTGCTTAAATTTTATGAGTATTTAAAAGTTAAGGGGACTATAAAAAAAGAAGTAGAGCAATTTTTACAAAGTAAAATCATAAACAACATTAATGAAATTATAATAGATCTGGATGAATATATTGCAGGAGGTGCTGATAATCAACACAAACAACTTCGTGAAGCATATGGGCATCTTTCAAAACCTCAAGCAAGAAAAATACGAAATTATCTGAGTACAATTATTGAAGATGCTGAAAAGTATAATTATGACAAAAGAAAAGGAAGGCGAAAAAGCAAAACTAAATAATTCTCAAGACCTCCAAATTAACCGAGGTTTTGAGTTAATGTTAAGACATGATAGGAGGGAGAATCAATCGGAACCAAAATCGTTTCAAGTTCATTTTGGTAAGATGATATCTCTCTTTCAAAGGGAGATGCATTTTCAAATTGATTTTTGTTTTAATATGAAAAAAAAGTAACTCTCTGGAGAAAATAAATGGAACTATCAATCATTCTCACATTTACTACACTTTTTTGTGTAATGTTTCTTTTCATAGGACTGATTGGGGGGTGGATATTTAAACAATATCAAATTGAACGAATATATGGAATTCGTAATATACATCCAGAATTTTTTGATGGAAACGGAAATTTAGTTCCTGATGAAGTCTTAGCAGTTAGATTTGAAGAAGGATTTTTTGATGATGAGGAGGAAGAAGTTGAAGATGATTGATAAATAATCCGAATTGTACTATAATAGAATTAACTCATTGAATAATTATGACTGTAACAAAAACAAAGACGGAAAGACCAATTCCAAAACTTCAACCAAATCCCTTTCAATATGAAATTTTGGAATTGGCTTCAAAACAAAGAAGTAATGCCAAAAAAGTAGAAGTACTTAAAGATTATCGTAATGATGCTCTTGTGAGTCTTTTAATTTGGAATTTTGATGAAAGTGTAGTTAGTATTCTTCCTCCAGGGCCAGTTCCTTATGCGGATCCAAATGATCAATCATCTGTAGGGGGAAATCTTACTGATCTAATTGATAGTAAATCAAAGAATACTAATTTAAGAAGTGGTGCTTATGCTGGAACCGATGAGGTAATGAACAAACAGCATACTTCACTTCGTAATGAATATAAGAATTTTTATCTTTTTGTGAAAGGTGGGAATAACGAATTGTCTCAAATTCGTAAGGAAACTATTTTTATCAATATGTTACAAGGTCTTCATCCTCTTGAAGCAGATCTTGTTTGTCTTGTAAAAGATAAAAAACTTACTGATAAATATAAAATAAGTTGGGATATTGTTAAAGAAGCATATCCCGACATTCGTTGGGGAGGTCGTTCATGACCCAAGTTGCGGAGAAAGAAATGGCACAATGGACTCCAGAAGAGAAAAAAGAAGTACCATCACAATACGGATGTGAACTTCTATTTGAAAGAACTACTCTGCAACAGATTAAAGATCCTTCTTTACCTTCAGATGCATATATTGTTGTGTATCGTGTAAATAATGAGACCTTTATGGATTTATGTAGAGGTAGAAGAGTGAATATATTTGATATGTATTATGATAAATTTGGCCCTGGATCTGTTCAAAAAATAGATTGGGGATATGGAAAAACAAATCCCAGACTATGGGGAAATGCTAAAAAGTCTGAAGGTAAAAAGAAAAAATGAGTGAAGGTTTTAACAACAAAATTAAAGTAGAAATTGATCAAAGTGAAGTTGATAAACTACTTAAACAATACAAGAAAATAAAAAAATATATGAAATCTCCATTATATCAAGTAAAAAAGATTGATGGAACCGAAAAAGTTGTGTCGGAACTTTTAAGCGAATACTACGATAATCCAATTGAATAAATGGGTAAGCACTTTTTATTAAATCTCTATGGATGCTCATTCGTTCTTTTGAACGATGAGCATTTTCTTATTGACCTACTAGAAAACGCTGCATCTGCTAGTGGGGCAACAGTGTGTCAAACAATTTACAAGAAGTTTGATCCACAAGGAGTCACGGTATTGTGCTTACTCTCAGAAAGTCATATTAGTATTCATACTTGGCCGGAAGAAGGCAAAGCTGCATGTGATGTTTATACCTGTGGAGATTGCAATCCAAAGATTGGGTGTGACATCATTATTGAGCAATTATATGCTCAGAGTCATACTATGAGTTACATTGAAAGATAATTGTAACAAATGTTACAAAAATACTTGACTAACTAGAATAAGAGTGTTATGGTACTCTTATCGTTCATCTGCTATTTGCGAATAGCAAATAGAGACGGAAGTAGGGAAACCGAAGGAACGCACCTATACCCATAAGTAAAGGAGCAGACCTATGAAAATCGCTTTCGTTCAATATCTAAAAAATAAGGTCAAAAGAAAAGCAAAACTTCATAATGCCGAACTTAATATGGCAAAAAAGCCACAAGTCGCGTGATTGAGGACTATTATCACGAAAAAGACCCAGACGACAGAAAACCTGCCTGCTATCTTTTAACCTATCGTGGTCATAAGTATTGGCACTGTTATGGAATACACTTGACGGAGTGGTTTGAGAAAATCTTTAAAGTTGAGAGGGAGGATTGACACTCCCTCTTTTTTTGTGTAGAATGTTGGGAGACAATCAAAACAAAATGGACAGAGAAAAAGTAAAACTGATTGTGCGAAATATGGAACTTTTACTTGATGCTTTGAAGCAAGAAGTTCAAGATATTCCCGAATCTCAATCTGACTATGTAAGTGCATTTCCATATATAGATGATGATGTTGATGAATATTATTCCGAGGAGGAAAACGATGTATGAAAATTTAACTCCTTATGAAAGAGCACTTGCTAGATTTGGAGATAAGTGTGCTCTGATTGCTGGTCTTGAAATTGCAGATAAAATTTCACCAGAAGAAGCATATCAGCAGATAAAAGATATGTATAAAGAACTTAAAAAACTTCGTAAACAAGAAAAAGAAACTTGGGAGATTGAAACTGAATGAAACCTATTAAAGCAAAAGACCTTCTAGAATTTGATAAAAACCTGCAGGTTCAAGTTCTGCAGTGTTATGCTGTTCCGGAGCAAGTCATTTACCAGGCAGCAAAATGCGACTACTCAGAAACCCCCATCCATGAGCAAGAGATTCCAACACCCTCTAAGTGTGGTGAGTGGGTCGTAGAGCGTCTCCTGAGCAACGAGAAGGGGCATTGGGGCCCACTAGAGCATCCAGGCATCACATTTTCCGTTTCAGGGTATGTCCATAATGTAGCGATGCAAGCACGAACTCATCGTGTTGGTGTTTCCTTTGATGTTCAATCTCAACGATATACTGGTAAGCGTGTCGTAAAGGTTGCAAGTGGAGAACTTAACCCCGAGGATGTATTCTATGTTCGTCCTCCAGGTTTCTATACCAATCGTTATGGTAAGAAGTATGAATGGACACTTGGCGACTATCAGGATGAACTAGATTTCATTTACGAAGGTTGTAAGCGTTATGCAGCAAAATACGAAAAAGGAATGTGTGAAGAACACATTAGGGATTATCTTGCACAAGCAATTCGTCAGAACTTTGTGGTTTCTTTTAATCTGCGTTCTGTCCTCCATATTATGGATTTGCGAGCAAAGATGGATGCCCAACTAGAAATTCAAGCACTTTGCGAACAATTTGTTCCTCATCTTGAAAAGTGGGCACCTCATATTTGGAAGTATTATGAGGAGAAGAGACTACATAAAGCTAGGTTATCTCCATAATTTTTATGAAATCATATTGCATAAAAGATCATTTGACTGGTCATGTCTTTAAAATTCTTTTGACAGAGGATGAATTTCAAGACTTTTTGAAAAGAAATCCAGACTTGGATGAATGTATTGATTGTGTAGAATGTGATGATGCTCCAAGTATAACTCTAGAATAAATACCTTATATTTCATGGAGGTTTAATTTTGGCCACATATCCAGTAATTAATAAGATCACTGGTGAACAGAAAGAAGTTACAATGAGTGTTCACGAATGGGATCAATGGAAAAAGGATAATTCTGAGTGGGATAGAGATTGGTCTGATCCTTCTACTTGCCCATCCTCAGCAGAAGTTGGTGAGTGGAAAGATAAACTTGTTAAGAAAAATCCTGGATGGAATGATATTCTTTATAAAGCATCCAAAGCACCAGGATCAAGAGTAAAACCTATTTAATTTTATATGGCAAGAAAAAGAAGAGCACCACAAGACAATCCAATTGGAGTAGGATTAACTGCTAGACAACTAAAACGCAGAAAACCAATCAATTCAGATTTACTTTTAAATATTGATCCTCTTACAGATAATCAGACAAAACTTTTTGAATCTTATGATGAAGGAAAAAATATAGTTGCCTATGGTGCAGCTGGAACAGGTAAAACCTTTATTGTTCTTTATAATGCTCTAAGAGATGTTCTTGATCAAAGAACTCCATATGAAAAAATTTATATTATTCGTTCTTTAGTTCAAACAAGAGAAATAGGATTTCTCCCTGGAGGACATGAAGACAAGAGTGCTCTTTTTGAAATACCATATAAAAATATGGTAAAGTATATGTTCCAACTTCCATCCGAAGAAGACTTTGAAATGCTCTATGGCAATCTAAAAACTCAAGGAACCATAAGTTTTTGGTCTTCTTCTTTCTTAAGAGGTACGACTTTTGATAATTGTATTCTTATTGTGGATGAATTTCAGAATATGAATGGACATGAGCAAGATTCAATCATTACTCGTGTTGGCGAAAACTGTAAGATTATGTTTTGTGGCGATGCTTCTCAGAGTGATTTGGTTCGCCAAAATGAAAGAAATGGAATTCATGATTTTATAAAAATTCTTCAAATCATGCCATCATTTGATTTTATTGAATTTGGTATTGAAGATGTATGCCGTAGTGGATTGGTTAAAGAGTATCTTATTGCAAAGCACACCTTAAATATTACAATATAAATGTTCACACATATTGATTTGAATCTCCCAGAACTTAAAAGGGAAAGTATAGATGGAATTCGTTATTACACAATTAACGGAAAAAATAAAAAACTAGTTGCAATTACTTCTGTCATTAGTCACTATAATAAAGAAAAGTTTTCTAAGTGGCGTGAAAAAGTTGGTGAAGAGGAAGCAAATAGAATCACCAAAAGAGCAACCAGTCGTGGAACTGATACTCATACTCTTATTGAAAACTATTTGTTAAATCAAGAACTTCCAACAGTTCAACCAATCTCCGAGCATTTATTTAAAATAGCGAAGTCAACTCTTGATCGTATAAATAATATTCACTGCCTTGAAACTTCTCTGTATAGTGAAGTATTGGGTGTTGCAGGGTCTGTAGATACCATTGCAGATTTTGATCAAGAACTTTCAGTCATAGACTATAAAACTTCAAAAGAACCAAAACCCAGAGAATGGATTGAAGGATATTTTGTTCAAGCCATGTTTTACGGAATGGCACTTTATGAGATGACTGGTATTGAAATTAAGAAACTTGTAATTATCATGACTTGCGAAAATGGTGAATGTGTCGTTTATGAAGAACGAGATCTAAAGAAATATATGAAACTTGTAGTTCAGTATATTAGAAAATTTGTAAACGATAAATTGCTTGACATTTGAGGACTAAACTCCTATAATCATATAATCTTGGTAATTTAATTATTGTGTCTCTTACTCTCATTCAATTAATGAATCCCGATATAACTGGAGAATTAGAAAAAATATTAGAAGAGAAGTTTTTCTGTCCATCAAGATTTGCTCAGGAAATTGAGAAACTTGTATTGGAAGAAGGCATTTCTTATATTGATGCTGTCATTGCCTTTTGTGAGATGAACAAAATTGATTTGGAATCAGTTCCGAAACTTCTTTCAAAACCTTTGAAAGAGAAAATAAAATATGAAGCAATGGAACTTAACTTTCTTAAAAAAACTTCTAAAGCAAGATTAGTATTTTGAAATTGGAACCTTATCAAGCATATACTACTTACCTTTCTCTAAAGAATCATTTTACAAATAAAAAATATAATTACTTTACTTACAACGGAAAGGTAAAGGCAAATATTCAATCTTTCTATAAGCGCAAAGATAGATTTTATTTTGAGAAAATGTCTCGTCAAAAAAGTGATGAAGAAATAGTTAATTTTTTTGTGTCCAATTTTGCTTCTTGCGATGATCCTCAGTCGTTGTGGATTGGTGAGATTATCAAAGAAGGAGAGAATAATTATAAGAATTGGATGCGTAAAACACAATCACTTTCATATCTTTTTAAAGAAGAAGTTAGTATTTTAAATTCAAAAAACTTTGATGAGATGTTTAAAATTGAAGGAAATAAGCATCCTAAAATTTTAAAAGAATACTTACAAAGTAAGTTATCATTAGAAACAATGATAATCTTGAATAACATACTTGGGTATAAAAAGCAGTTTGATAAAAAACTTCAAGATCCTGTGTGGGAATTCGTATCAATGAAGATTGAAAAATATGCCCCATTCCTACATATTGATAATAGTAAATTTAAATTAATTTTAAAGGAGTGTGTGTTGTGAGTTTCTTTAACTCTGATCTAGTTCGTGCAGAGATGACAGAAATCTCTATGCTGCAGGATGACATTTACCGAAATGTCTTTTCTTTTCCTATGATGTCAATGGAAGAGAAAAAATTTCATGTTTCTCTTCTTGAAAAACTTTTAAATAAGCAAAAGATTCTTTATACTCGTTTAAGTTTATCTGATGATCCTGAAGCAATTGAAATGAAAGAAAGGATCATGGAATCTGCTCAACTTATGGGAATGCCACCTAATGTTGATATGAATGTTATATTCAATAATATGTCTAAGTTAGTTGAGATGATGAAACAAGAACTTGACATTTCTGATGAATTAGAATAATATAATTATGGGCTGGATGATCCCTTAAGCTAAATCGCAAAGGCCAAATCCGTACTTAACTAACATGTCATTTGAATCTCTAAAAAAACAATCAAAACTTGGTTCTCTTACCGACAAACTGGTAAAAGAAGTAGAAAAAATGAGCAGTACATCTGGAGGAGCAGATGAGCGATTCTGGAAACCTACCATGGGTAAAGGAGATGTAGGTTCTGCAGTTATTCGCTTCCTCCCTGCACCCGAAGGTGAAGATCTTCCTTGGGTAAAGATGTATAATCATGCTTTCCAAGGTAGCGGTGGTTGGTTGATTGACAACTGCCTCACTACACTAGGTCAAAAGTGTCCTGTATGCGCCGCCAACAGTGAACTTTGGAACTCAGGTAATGATCGGGATAAAGATATTGTTCGCCAGCGTAAGCGCAAACTATCTTATTATTCCAACATCTATGTAATCAAGGATCCTGCAAATCCTGAAAACGAAGGTAAGGTATTTCTCTTTAAGTTTGGTAAGAAGATCTTTGATAAGATTCTGAATGCAATGCAACCAGAATTTGAAGATGAAGCACCCATCAATCCTTTTGATTTCTGGCAAGGTGCTAACTTCCGCCTGAAGATTCGTAAGGTAGAAGGATATTGGAATTACGATAAGTCTGAGTTTGATTCTCCTGAAGCACTTCTTGATGATGACGATGCTCTAGAAGCAATTTGGAAGAAAGAATACTCACTGTCTGCAATCGTTGCACCAGATCAATTCAAGTCTTATGATGATCTTGAGAAGCGTCTAAATTCAGTTCTTGGTATTGGTAAAGTTGCTCCTAGAGCATCTACCGCTGACGAAGAAGATCAGTATGAGTCTTATTCTCCCCAGAGAACTGTTGAAGAGAATGTGATGGAAGAACTTGAAGCATCTTATCGTAAGAGTAAGTCTGCCCCTCCAGTTCCTGATGATCTTAAGGCACAGTTAAATAGTCTATCATCTAGCGATGATGAAGACGATGATGCTCTTTCTTATTTTCAGAAACTTGCAGGTGAATGATCAGTAATATAATCTAATATTATCTGCTCTCTTTAAGGTGGGGTTCACATACTGATCCCCACCTGTTTTGTATGTCATGATATCTTCTATATCATCAAAGACTATATTTAAATATCTTGGTTTAAGAATAAAAATATTTCTCTTTTCTTCTTCAATTTGATTTTCATATTCAAAGTTTGTTACTTCTCTAATAAAGTTTATTGAAGGAACTTGCACTAATTGTCCTAAATCAGAATCATAGTATTCATAATAATATGCATATAAACTTTTAATCGTAGATTCTTCTACCCAACTGTATCCATTATAAATCCATATTTCTCCAGTTTCTGAATCAGTTATTATATCTCCGGATATTGCATTGGGAAATTCATCTTGTAACAGTTGATCTGATGGATCTGATATAACTCCAATTAATTTAGATGGGTCATCATTTATTATAAGTAAAACTTTAGGATCTATTAGTGTTGGATTTGAATTTCTTGGTTCTGATGTAAGTTCATAAGTAAATTCTTTATCAAACACTGAGGTTACTAAGAATTTTCCATTATAGTCTCTTACAGATATTCCATCAATAACTACTTGACTATTGACAAACATTCCAGGAATATTATCTTTTATACCAACTCTTACAGTTTTTCCGGTAACAGTTATACTTGTAATTTTGGAGTTTATTGATTTAATAAAATTTCCATTTGTTTCCCAGGTTGGATTAATTTCCAATCCTTCTTTTAAAACAATGACCCCAGATGAATTTTTAATTTCTTCAGTTTCATAATGGTGAATACCTGCATAAAAATTCTCATAAGAACCATATTTTTCTAACATGACTTTTTCAAAGGTTCTTTGAGTCATAGGCCATTCACTGTAGATATTGAGAATATTATTTGAAATGAGAACAACCCAATCTAAACTTTCATCTCCATAAACTTTGAATGCAACATTATCTGGTCTTTCATCACCAATAATTGAGTATTTTTCAAAGAATGCTAAATTACCAAAAATATCTTCTCTTAACTTTCCTCTTTTAAAAAGATTTTTTACAGGAACATAATCAGAAATATTTTTTTCATTTGGATTCCTGGAAATGTATTCAAAATTTGGAACTCTTCTGAAATAATTTGACATTTTTAGTAACCTATGTGAGTATCAGCATTTCCATTTGGAACATTACGAGTATAATCATCATCATAGATTGGTTCAAGTTCTGTGAATGTTAAACTGAGATCATATTGCGTCATTGCACCATCAGTAAATGTTGCATAACTTCCTGCTGGTGTATAATTGACACTACAATTTGTTAAAGCACATGTTTTAAAAGTATTCAACCAAGGATGAACTTCATTTTGTCCATTTCCTCTGTAAACATATTTAATATCAAAAACATGTGGAGTTTTTAAAAACAATGAAGACTCTGCTCTTTTAACAGACATTCCTTGTTTAAAAAATCTTATAATTTGTTTTATTGTTACTGCTTCGCTTTGTTCTCTTGCTGACATAGTAAATGTGAAATTAAATGAACGAAGAGATGGCCCAGTGAAAAGAAGTTCTAAGTTTGGATTAAGAACTGCTCCAGTTGTTCTTGTAAAAAGTTGTTGACCTTCTCCTCCTGCAGCTTCTCCAGCAAGATATTTTCCTATAAATTCTCTAAGAGCATTACGAGATTGCTGATCTTGGTTTGTTTTAGAATCTGATGAACCTTCAAGATTAGTATTTCCTTCAATAAGACTGGATGCAAAAGAACCTACAGCTGCTTGAAATGGATTAATTGTTTGATCATTCCAAACTACTGCATTTGAATCTGAAATTGTAGGTTGAATTGGTAAAGTTACTCTTCCTCCAGATACTTTTGCTTGACCTGCTCGTATAGATTTAGATCTATCTCCAAGGAAAGATTCTTGAGATATTCCACTTTCCAATTGTTGTACTACATTTGTATTTAATTGTTTTGGCACATATTCACTCATTGTAAATTGAATGATATCTTGTCTGCTTGATTCTAGATCTGTTGGATATACTAAATTTTGATATTCAGTTGGTTTTCTTATATCAGATCTACCAATTACTAAATTATTTAATTGTTGTTGTGTTACTTTTGGATCTGTTGATCCAGCTCCTGCAGTAGAAGTATTGGATGCATTTCCGGTGTTTTCTTCATTTTTTGCAGTATTTTGATTCAGACCTGTTGCTTTGTTAGCATCTTGTTTTGTATTCTTATTTACTTCTCCTGCAGGAACACCTTGTAAAGGAGCTCCCAGTGCAGTAGTAATATTATTATTTAAATTTTTGTTTAATAATGAATTTTGATTTGATAAAGTTTTTTGTAAGTCTGATCCAGCAATAGGTTTTCCATCTGCACCTTGAGTAAATGTCCAAGGTTCTCCTGCTTTTCTTGTTGCTACTGTTTTAAAATCAGTTCCAAGAGGAGAAAATGTTGTATCATATAATCTTAAACTAGTTACAGCACTTCCAGGTACATACTTTCCATTTGCATCTCTTTGAACTTCTGTGGAGGTTCCAAGATATAGAAGTGTACCATCACTAGTTCTATAAGGTTGTTTTACTGTTATTATTGGTGAATTTCTTCTTTCTGCCATTAGAACTCCCTCCTAACCGAGAATGTAAGAATCCAAGTTGTTTTCTTTTTATCCAACATTAAAATAGAAGTTCTTTATTCTTTATTTATAACTGTAATTCTCGTTCTGTGATAATTTTGAATTCCATCATTCTATCTTTACACCATTCTTCAGCCGCTTTCCATTTTGCACAATTTTTTTCGTAGGTAAGTGCTTCGGTAATTAAAGTTTGCTTTTTCTTTTTACCTGGAACTGGTGGTTTTGTTTGACGAAGTGGTTTAATTTCAATAATATATTTTTTAATATTTCCACTAGATTCTTTAACTTTTACATAAGCATCTGGAAAATACCTTCTAATTTTTCCAGTAGTATGATCAAAGTATGGAATAAAAAATTCTTCAGATCCATATTCTAAAATATTCTCATTACGATCACACCATTGAAGAAACTTTAATTCCCAAGAAGATCTGTAAATAATATTGTTTACATCTCCTTTATATTTTTCTGGATTTCTTGGGCGAAATCTTCCTTGATGATATTTCCCTTCTTTCGCCATAAATATTTTATAATCAACGAATATTTAGTTAGATGTCTAGTGTAGCATCATCAAATGGCATAAATGTTAGAGGTATAAGAGAAAAATTATTAAGACCTGCTCTTACTTCTCATTATCTTTGTAATTTTAAGATTCCTGGAGGATCAGATAGTGGGTTTATAAATTCAAGATTACAGATAAATCCATTGAAAACATCTGATTTTGTATCACTTGCTTGTTTTGAAGCTTCTTTACCAGGATCAACATTGGCAACTCATGACATTAATAATGATTTTACTGGAGTTTCCGAAAAACATGTATATCGTCGTTTATATGATGATAGGGCAGATTTTAGTTTTTATGTGGATGCTAGAGAATATTATGTAATAAGATTATTTGAGGCATGGATGGGACTTGCTGCTAATGAACAATATGAAAATATAAGAGATAAAAATTATTTTTATAGAGTTAGTTATCCTGATACTTATATTACAAGAGAGGGCATTTCAATTACTAAGTTTGAGAGAAGTATCCCTAGTCCACAACTCACATATAATTTTGTGAATGCATTTCCAATTAGTATAAACTCAATGCAAGTTTCTTATGATAGTTCTCAATTGTTAAAATGTACTGTTTCTTTTGCATATACCCGCTATTGGATTAGTGGTACTCAAGTACCCAATACTCCTTCTACTCCCCCCACAACTTCTGTTCCTAATACAGAACCAAGACAATCTACTCCACCAGGAGTTCCAACACCAAATGCTCCATTAAATCCACAACAACAAGCTAATTTTAATTCTCAACTTCTTAGAAACCAATCTCCAAATACTCTTAATCAATCTGCAAATACTCAACTTAATACTCCAAATCCAACTAGAGAACCTCGCCTTTGGAATAGTTCATATTTAGGTGGTGATGGTACAAATGGTGGAACTAGACAACCTCGCCCTTGGAATAGTTCAAATCTAAGAAATCCAACACCTCTATTTTAACCCTATAAATAAAGTATCTGAGTTTATTATAAGGAGATTATGCCTTTACCTAAAATTGCTACCCCAACATATGAGTTGGAATTGCCATCAACAGGAGAAACTATAAAGTATAGACCATTCCTAGTAAAAGAAGAAAAACTTTTAGTCATTGCATTAGAATCAGAAGATACAAAACAGATTACTAATGCGATTAAAACTGTGATTAAAAATTGCATAGAAACAAAAGGAATTAAAGTAGAAACACTTCCTACTTTTGACATTGAGTATCTATTTTTAAATATTCGTGCCAAATCAGTTGGAGAAGAAATTGAAGTCAACATAATTTGTCCAGATGACAATGAAACTAATGTATCTGTAAAAATTAATGTTGATGACATTAAAGTTAGAAAAAATGATGATCATGATAACAAGATTAAACTTGATGATAGTTTAATGATGGAAATGAAATATCCTTCATTGGATCAATTTATCAAGAGTAATTTTGATATTTCAAATAACAATGCATTAGATCAATCATTTGATCTCATTGCTTCTTGTGTTGATAAAATTTACAATGAGGAAGAAGTATGGGCAACTGCTGATGTGACTAAAAAGGAATTGATGGAATTTTTGGATCAAATGAATACCAGTCAATTTAAGCAAATTGAAAAATTCTTTGAAACCATGCCTAAATTATCTCACACTATTAAAGTGAAGAATCCAAACACTGATGTTGAAAGTGAAGTAGTTATAGAAGGGTTATCCAGTTTTTTCGTCTAGCAATGATCCATATGGATCTTGAAAATTATTTTCGTCTAAACTTTTCGTTAATGCAATATCATAAATATTCATTAACTGAGATTGAAAACATGATGCCTTGGGAAAGGGATGTTTATGTCCTACTTTTGAAACAACATTTAGAAGAAGAAGAAACCAAACAAAAACAACAACAAAGTAATGGCTGGTAATCCAGGAAGTATTAACAAAGAAACTATTGATGGAGTAATTATTAGATTACTCAATTTGAAGGTTGGTACTGAAATGGACTACCAGACTTATTTTAAAAATATTTTAAATAGGTTAGCAATTGATGGGATTGGAGGAAAAAAACTTCCAGCAGAAGAAAGCAAACTTTTAAGAGATGAACTTAAAAGAATTAAAAAATTAATAGATAAAGGTAGATTTAAAATAAATCAGAAAAAAGCAAAAGTTTCTTCTCCTCCACCACCATCTGGAGGGCCTACTGGTGCTGGAGGAGGAGCACCTCCAAAAACAGGATCAATTGTTAAATCTAAAAAAGGAAAAATAACAGCAGATAAATTTTTCTATCAGAATTATGTTCAATCTGTAAATGTAAAAGATATTACAGAGAAAGTTTCTAAGAAAAGTGATCCATTAGATAGAATTATAGAAAGATTAGATTCTATTATTCAAACTCTTACTGATTTAAATAAAGAAAATAAAAAAGAAAGTGAAAGGCAAAAGAAAGGTGCAGAAAATGCGAGAAGAAAAAAGAGAGAAGAATCTTTAGAATCCAAAGTATTTGATGGAATTAAGTCTGCCGTCAAAAAAATGATGGCACCATTCCAATCAATTTGGGATTATATTTTAAATTTTTTGTGGAATGTTTTTCTTGGAAAGGTTGTTTTAAAACTTCTTGATTGGTTTTCTGATCCAAAAAACAAAGATAAAATTAGTAGTATTGTTCGGTTCTTCAAAGATTGGTGGCCGACAATGTTGGCTGCTTATATTATTTTTGGAACATCTTTTGGTAAACTAGCAAGAACAGTAGTTAAAATTGCTCTTAAAGGTGCAATTGGTTTTGGAAAAATCATTGCCAAATTAATTGCTGCTATTGCAAAAGGTAAAGGTTTAAAGACAGCAGGAGCACTTTCTGGAGGAAGAAAAGGTGGTGGATGGAAAGGTGCTTTATTAAACACTGGATTGGCAGTTGGAGGAACTTTACTAACAGGATTTGCTATTGATAAAGGTATTGATTCCTTAATGGGTGATGATAAAGAAGATACTCAATCACTAAATCCTGTTAATATTGATGTTCCTGATGAACCAAAATTCTCAACATTGAATGCCGCTGGGGGTGGTTTAGCAGATCTTGGTAAACTTTTAGGTAAAGTTGGAATGGGGGCATTAGGCCCACTTGGACTATTGATGAGTATGGGAATGGGACAGGTTCCTAAAATGTTCCAAGGATTGGTGTCTGGTAAAAAAGGAACTGACAAAGTACCAGCAATGCTTACTGATGGTGAGTTTGTAATGTCAAAAGGTGCTGTTCAAAAATATGGTGTGGACACTTTAGAATCCATGAATGCTGCTGGTGGAGGAACTAATGTACCTAAAATTGTACAAAATGTTCAACATCGTGCCGGTGGTGGATTAGTAAGTAATTCTCCAGAATTTTGGAAATTGGCTGCGCTATCTGCTAAAGAAGATGCTCAAAATCCTCAAGGTCAAGCAGATGTTGCTCAGTCAATTTATAATAGAGCAGCAACTGGTGCTTATCCTGGGGGGAAATCTATTAGTGGAATTATAATGGGTAGAGATGCCTCTGGTGCATGGCAATATCAACCAGTAAGAGATAATTTTGGTGCTTTTTCTGCAATAAAAGATCAAAAATCTGCAGAAGCTGCTGTTGGTAAAGATAAACTGAATATGGCAGTCAAATCTATAACAAACCCAGCATTACAGCAAAATGCAAAAGGTTTTGTTGGTGGTAGAACTGATTTTATGGGTGAAAGTCAAAAACCTTACATGAAACCTGATAAGGGTGATATTACAAGAGGAAAGAATTATAATTTTCATGGATGGTTTTATAATGCAAAATTAAATTCTCCTGCTCCAACACCAAATGTAGTATCTCAAGTTTCTAAACAAACTTCAAATACAACTAAACCTTCAGGTAAAAATAAACCTTCAGGTAAAAATAAACCTTTACCTAGTTTGTGGGGCCCTAATTTATTCCAGTTTCAGGATGGAGGGCAACTTAGTCCAATGAGCATAGAAGAATTGAGAAGAAGGGCAAGAGCCCTAGTTGAACGGGAATTTCCTAGGACTTATAGGGAATATATGGAACAGCAAAGACAGCAAGGAGATGGAACCACATTAATAAGTCCTCCAACTCCAGATCAAATTGCAAAGGCAAAGGAACAAGCAATAGCGAGACTGGTTGATAATGCCTTAAGAAGCCAAAGAATGATCCCTAATGGAATAATTGGAAAGAATAGTGGATCTAAAATTGGTCCAAATGGTGAACAATTATCTGGACCAGATAATCTGTATATTCCTCCTTCTCCTTCCAAAAATCCAGGAGAAATTTATCCTCCATTTCGTGTTCAAGAAGGAGAAGAAATTATTCCAGGAGAAAAAAAGATTCAAATAATTCCAAAAGATCAAATAATTCCAAAAGATCAAAATGATCAAATGAATTTGAATTCAAGTTTTAATCCTGTAAAAGGAGGATATGAAAATAAATTACCTCAATTGTCAAGAAATCAAACTAGGAATTCCCCAGTAAATCCTCCATCATCAAGACCATCTATTACAGTATCTTCAATGGTAACTCAACCACCAAAAAGTTCTAATGGTGGAGGAAGTGGAAATGTATCTATGGGTAAACTTCCACCAGTTTCTGCTTCAATTCCCGGTTCATCTGCACTGGCACAATCAAAAAGACAATTGGGTATTAATGTAACATGAAACTTTTAGATTCCAATATTAATAAAAATAATCAAATTATAAAAGCAGATAAATTTTTTTCTGCAAAAAATAATATTGGAAAGAAAACTACTAAGATTAAATCAAATGAATCAAATGTAGTTTTAAAAATTGAAAAAAGAGTTATTAAGATTGATGATTTATTAAAAAGTTTTTTAACATTTAAAAAGAATGAAAATAAGAAGAAAATAAGATCTAGCGAAATTGATAGATTTAGAAAAAAAGAAGAAAATTTAGAAAAGAAAAAACCAAAAAAAGAAAAAAATAAGAACATCATTCCAATAAAACCTAAATTGGGGATATTTGGATGGTTGACTAATTTCATTACTAATGTTGTTCTTGGATTTATTTTTGTTCGTCTAATTGATAACTTACCAACACTTGCTAAGTTGATTCCAATAATCAATGGAGTAATGGATGGTATTATTGATTGGGGTGGAAAACTCTTAGATGGATTAGTTACTTTTATTGATTGGGGATATTCAGCATACGATAATACTGTAAAAGTCTTTGAAAAAATTGGTGGTAAAGATACTGCCAAAAAGTTTGAAGATTTTATGGGTAAATTCCAAGATATGATACAATATACCCTTATTGCGGGTATGTTGTTCGCTGATCTTGCATTAAGTGGTGGTGTGGGAGGTTATGATACTGATATTCCTCAAGGCATTAAAGGAAAACCAAGTGGTGTACCTAGTACATCTAATCAAGCAGCAAGAAGATATGCTCAAAGATTTGGAAAAGATGCTGCAATAAAAAGATTTGGTAGAGAAGGAGTTCGTTCTTTAGGTGGTAAGTATGCAAGATCTGGTGCTACTAATTTAGCAAGAAATGCATTTGTTGGTCTTGCGGGAAAAGGTGGAGCAAAAACAACTCTTAAGTTTTTAAAACCATTTACTAAGAAACTTCCAATTATTGGTGGTTTATTGGACTTTGGACTCTCTGTTGCTTTAGGTGAAGATCCAGGTAGAGCGGCATTTAAGGCAATAGGTGCTACACTATTAGGTGCAGTTGGTGCAGCATTGGGAGGACCTTTTGCACTATTAACTGGATTTGCCGGTGGTTGGTTAGGAGATCAAGCCGGTGGCGCATTATATGATGCTCTATTTAAAAATAAAGGAACAAAAAGTTCTTCTCAAAATAAATCTAAAGGTTTATTTGGATGGAATAGTGGAGGAGTAATTAGAGGTTATGTAAGTGGTGGAACAACTCGTGGGGGTCAATATCAAAGTGAGATACCAAAAAGAGAACTAAAAATTAAAAAACCAAAAAGAAGAGTAATACCAAAACCTGCAAAATTAAGGCAGGGAAGTATTACTGGAGGTACTAAACAAATTAAAAAAGTTTTTCCAGAACCATCAGACATAAGATCTCCTGAAGGAACTGGACCACAGAAAAAAGAAGAGACAATGAATTCTTTTGGATTTTTGTCTCATAGTTACTATCGTTTTGCGAGTGTTCCTTTCATTGGTCCATTATTGGCAATGCCATTGAAAGTAATGATGGGTGATACTGTAGATTATGGTTATTATAAAAGTATTGGTCAAGGATTTGATTCATTTTTAAATAAAGCTTATGATGAAGGTGCATTTTCTGATGACTTTAAGATAGAAAAATTTGACATTGAAAAAATAGTTTCAAAATCTGTTGAAGAACTTACGACAAAAGAAATGTCTAAGATCAGATCAGATCTTATGCAACAGTTGATGTTGGAAAAAATAAAATCTACTGGTGGTAGTACAAAAACTGAGGGTGATGATTGTATTTGTCCCGAGGACACTGGAGGATCTGCAAATATTCAAGGAGGCAGTGCAGATTTTTGGACACTTGTTGCTGTTGCTTCAAGGGAAGATGCAGATCCACAAGGATCTGCTGATGTTGCACAGTCAATTTATAATCGTGTTGCTTCTGGGGCATACTCGGGAAGAACTATAAAGGATTTAATTACTGCAGCATGGCAATATGAACCAACATGGCGATATCCGAGTATGGGTTCTAGAGGTAGACCAAATAGACAGTGGTTTACAATTACAGATGCTGCTTCTGCAGCTGCTGCATCTGGGTTATCGGTAGAAACTATGAAAAGTGTCGCTGCTACATTGTTAAATCCATCTAGACAAGCTAGTGCTAGAAGTTTTATTCAAGGAAGAACAGATTTTAAGGCGCAAGGTCAAGGAGTTTCTGGAATTAGCAGAAGTTCTAGATCAAATGTTTTTGGATGGCATTATAATTATAAAGGAACTAAGGTTGCTCCAGTTCCTAATTTTGGAGCATCGTCAAGTCCTTCTAATGCATCTCCAACAACTTTAGCATCATCCTCTCCCGCAGGAAGTGTATCTGATTGTTCTTGTGATGATGATAATATTCCGGATCCTAATGGAATAAACACTCCAACAAATCCAGAAGCATTAGGTCCCGTTGGTAAAAAAGGTAAAATCTATTTACACTGGAATGCTGCGGCTAGAAATAATCCATATGGATATGAAAGAAAATATCATGCTATTTTTACTGAGGATGGAAAAAAATATCAAAGAACACCATATAGTCAATTTAATACACCAGAAGGACACACTGCATATAGGAATAGTTTAGGAGTTGGATTGGCTGTAGCAGGAATGGGAGGCGCGGGTGTTGATCTCAATAATTATGGATCACAGACTCCAACTCAAAGGCAATATGAAGCAATGGCACAAGAAGCTGCTAATCTTGCAAAAGCCTGGGGATGGTCGCCATCAATGGTTAATGTTAGAAATGTTGCAACTCATGCTGAAGTGGGTTCAATGAAAGATGGAATAAAAAATAGTCCAGCATTATGGTCTCAAGGTGCTAAGTCAGATCCTGATAATCACGGACCTGTTGCTTGGGGTGGCGATGGATCTAGATGGGATTTATTTAAGTTAAGACAAGGTGATTCACCTGGAAGTGGTGGTGATAAAATGCGTAATATGATTAAACAAAAAATGGGATCTGCTGGTAAGTTTGGTGGAGGTCCAGTTAATGAAGGACTAACAAAAGTACATCCAGGAGAATTTATAATTGATAAAGACTCTGTAGACACTTTTGGAATAAATTTTATGGATATTATCAATGAAGTGGAAAACAAGTCTCAGTTGTCAAATGCAAAACAATCATTAATTAAAATACTGGAAGAAATTGTACCTGAATATTCTGAAAATGCTCCTGATAAAGTAGTTTACAATTATATTCCTAGACCTTCTTCAGGTGGAATGAATGTTGTTCAAAAATCTACGAGTATAATTAATATGCCTTCTAAAAAATCTTACGGTAATCCGGTTATAGATTTATTGTCTGTGGGGTAAAAGAAAATGGCAATTAATAGCAGCAAACTTCTAGCATTACCTCCATCTAGATCATCTTCTCTTACTGTCAGTAAAATATTTGAATCCCCAAAAGAAAAACTAAACAATCCAAATAAAGTTAAAATTGACAATCGTTTAATTACTATTGAAAAAAAAGTTATTACAATTGACAAATTATTAAAAGACTTTCTTTTAATTGAAAGAAATAAATTTAAAATAAGATCAAGGAATCAAGAAAAAAAGACTCGTGAAGATAAAGAAAATGAGTTAGAGAAAAAAGTCAAAAAACCATCTGGAGTTAAACTGCCAAAATTACCCACACCTAAATTAGGATTGTTTGATTGGATTAAAAATTTTATATCAAATGTAATATTAGGGTTTATTGCTGTTAGATTGATAGATCAACTTCCTCAACTTGCTAAGTTGATTCCAATAATCAATGGAGTAATGGATTTTATTATTGATTGGGGAGGAAAACTTTTAGATGGATTAGTTACTTTTATTGATTGGGGATATAAAGCAGTAGATGCAAGTAGAACATTTGTATCTAATGTTTTTGGTGAAAGTGGTGCAAAGGCATTTGATGATTTTTCAAATAAGTTTAATGATATAATCAACTATTCATTAATCGCAGCAATGTTAATTGCTGACACTGGTGATAGTATTATAGGTGGTTTTGGTAAAGGTAAACCAGATATTGATTTAAGAAAAGGAGGATTAGATAAGGGAATAAAAAAACCACAAAATGATGTATTAAAACGATACTTCCAAAGATATGGAAGAGATGCATTTGTTCAAAGATTTGGTCAAGAAGGTTTAAAGAGATTACCAGGAGGAATGCAAAGAGGAGCACTTCAAAGAGGTGCTCGTAGTGCATTTACTGGAGTTCTAGGAAAAGGTGGAGCAAAGCAAGTTCTTAAATTTGTTCGTCCTTTTACAAAACGACTTCCAATTATTGGAGCATTACTTGACTTTGGATTGTCAATTGCTCTTGGAGAATCTATTGGTAGGGCCGCATTTAAGGCAATTGGTGCTGGTCTTCTTGGTGCAATTGGAACTGCTGTTGGTTCTGTAATACCAGTTGCTGGAAATATCATTGGAGGAATAGCAGGAGCTGCACTTGGAGATTGGGCTGGTGGAGCATTATATGATTTGTTTTTTGAAAATAAATCTAGTAAAACACCAACTCAATCATCTGAAAAAATTGAAAAATATGCAGGAGGTGGAGCAACAACTAGAGGTGGAAAATATATTTCATCTGAACCCGAAAGAAAACTAAAGGTAAAAAAGGTAACAAGAACTATAACCCCACAACCAACTTCATTACAACCTGGAAGAAGTGTATCTGGAAACATTAAATCTGAATCTGATCCATCAAAAACATTAATTGAAACTTATTATCCAAATAATACTGGTAAGAATGAAGTTAAACCATACAGTTATTTAAAATCGTCACATCAAACTTTAAGTAAAATTTCTTATCTTGGTTCTTTGTTTGGTTTAGTTACTAAAACTATTTTTGGGGATAAACCATCTCCAATTGATTACATGAATGTTTCTGCTGGATTAAATTCCTGGATTAATTATATTTTGGATAAATTGACCTTTGGATATGCAAATGGTGGTTTAGTAACAGATGAATCTACAAATCAAGATTTAAGAAATTGGTTAGCAATTAATATTCAAAATACAGTTAATCCAAGAATTAATCAAATTATTAATGATTTAATGAAACAATTATTATTAAAACCAGTTTCTGGTAGTGGTGGCCCAAGTCCAGCTCCTCCTGGGGGAGGAGGTGCAACACAACAAACTGATCCAAATGCACAGTTCCAAGGTCAAGCAGATTTTGTAATTGGTGATAATATCGCTCATGGATTTGCAGGAAGAACTGGAGATGGTTCTGATACTGGTGACACTAAGAAAGGAAGAAAACCCGCAGAAGTCTTAGCAATTCTTAAATCAAAAGGTGATGCTCTTAAAGGAAAACTGGTTGATTTATCAACTGGTATTGCACATTCAAAAGATGATTGGTCAACAGTTGAAGAGCAATTAAAGTATCTTCAATCAATGGGGGCAAGAGTTAGATTACTTGGTGTAGGAAAGCAGTGGGATTTTAGTAAAGGTGGAGGTCAAGTTAATTCAAAACTTCAACAACTTGCAGGTCAATATGGTGCTTATTTTTATGGAGGACATGATGCAAGTGGAGATAAAGAATTAGGTCTTCAAGGTTCTCCTGCTGGATATGGAGAACTTAAAGAAAGATTAGAATCAACTAAAGTTTCTGAAGGAGCAATTTCACCTGGAGATGGTAAATTTATTCAAGGTAATTCTGGAAGATCTGGAGGTGTTCATTTTCATATTGGTACAAACAATCCTGGAGATGGTTCTGGTGTTGCAACTGCAGGATTAAATGTAGTTAAACATTTCTTAGGAAAAAAGTCAATTTATGTTGGTAGATCTGGAGAAACTATCCCTACAGGAGCAAATGATCAACAAATAAAAGGATATATTGCAAGAGGTCAAGCAGCACATAGACAAACAGAACTAGATCTTCAAATTGGCGGAACTGGTGCTGGAAATAAAGTTGCTTTTCCTTTGGCTCTTAAAAATATGAAATATAGCGCAACAGATGGATATGGTGTATCTGCTGATATTGTTGGAACAAATGCTTTTGTCGGGCATGGTAGATATAAACCGGATGGAACTCTTGCTCCACAACAAAAATTAGTATTGAATTCAGGTGCTCCTGATTTTTATGCATTCCATGGAAGATATATTACCGAAAATGAATCACAACTCATTAAAACTCACGATGGAGAATATGTAATTGATAAAGATTCAGTTGATGCTTTTGGGTTTGAATTTATAAAATTGATCAATCAAATAGAAAGTAAAAGTCAACTAAAAAGTAATATAGATACAATTATGAGTATGCTTGATTATGAAGATCAAAGACCTCGTACAACTTTTGTGAATGTATTTGTTGATGAACCATCTACAAATAATACATACATAGTAAATAAAGAAACTATTTTAATGTCTTCTTCCAAAGAAGATGGATTATCTTACATTTGGGACTATGTTTAAAAAATGTTAGAAAGAATTAAAAGAAGTAATAATAATATTACAAAACTTGATATATTTCCAAATGATGGAGGCGAATCCATTTCATTGCTCAGAGGTATAACTGAAATCTATTATTATGAAAATGTTTTGTCTCCAACAATTAATGTTCAAATTGCAGTCGTAACAACTGGATTTGATGCTGATGATGGTGCTGGAGCAAAAATCAATTTTGCAGATAAGATAAAATCTGGAGCAGGAGAAAAAGTTTTTTTTGAATTTGAAGATGGATTAGAACAAAAAATATCTTTTGCATCAGATGATAGATGTTTGAGATTGAATCATAACTATAAATTACCAGAAACTGCAAAGGCTGCTCCATATATTATGGACTTAGTTTCTGAAGAATATTTGACAAATGAATCATCAAGAGTGCTTCAAAGATATGATGGCCCAATATCAGACTCAGTATCAGCGATATTTCAAACTGTATTAAAAACTAAAAAAGCAATAGATGTTGAACCTACACAAAATCTTTTTTCATTCATAGGAACAAACAAAAAACCATTTTGGGTAATTACTTGGTTGGCAAAACAATCTGTTCCTAATATTGGAGGTGCTTATGGAAAAACTGCAGGATATTTCTTTTTTGAAACCAGAACAGGATTTAAGTATAAGTCTATAGATACCTTATTTGATAGCAAATTATATAAAAGATTAATTTATAATAATACAGCGTCTATAGAAATTCCTGTTGGATATGATGGAAAAATTTTAGAATATGATGATACTGATAATGGAGATTTAAAGGAGCAACTTAAGATAGGTGCATATAGTTCAACTACAGATCTTTTTAATCCATTTGAAAGTTCTTATATTTGTAATAATTTAAGTTGGTTTGATCAAGCTGGTGTAGTTAAGTCTTTAGGTGTAGATTATGGAAGTGACATTAATCAAATGTTTACCAATGTTCCATATACTAGAATTTTTCAGACTAACATGAATATTGGAAGTATGTTTCCTATTGGTCAATCAAAAGAACCTGTAATAGAAAAAGAAAAAATAACAGCGCAATCAAATTCAAGATACAATCAAGTTTTTAAAGTCACATTAAAAATTAAAATCGCTGGAGATTTTTCATTACAGGCTGGAGACTTAATTTATTGCGATTTTCAAGAAATATCTTCAAAGAAAACACCAATACCAAATACTAGATTAAGTGGATTATATATGATTTCAGCTTTATGTCATCATATAAATAGAGATCCTAAAGAAACTATTACTTCTTTAGAACTTGTAAGAGATTCTTACGGAAGAAAACCTAAATAATTAACAATATTTTTGTTCGTATATGGACAGGACACTTCAACAACATATTAATGATGATTATAATGAATTAGATAGTCCTACTATCAGTGGTCAGCGTCGTCGTCACTTGGAAGGTGAATTGCATGATCTTGAAAGATATCAGGAAAATCATCCAAATGATAATCATGATCCAACTGCTTTGGAACTTTACTGTGATTCACATCCAGATGCCCTAGAGTGTAGAATGTATGATGATTAATTATGTCTGATCAATTAACTGGTGGATTGTTTGAATCCGGTACTTTTATGAGTCCTCCCTGGTGGTTAGGGAGAGTAGAATCTAAAGAGACTTGGCAAGATAATATAGAAGCACAAACATTTACTAATATTGCCGGAATTGAAGGGTGGGGGTATCGCTATAAAGTAAGAGTTTTTAATTGGCATACTGGAGATTTAGCTACACTTCCTCCAGATCAAATGGCTTTTTGTCAAGTCATTATGCCCGTTACTGCAGGATCTGGTCATGGTGGTGCATCAGTAACTCCATCTATAGAATCTGGATCCGTAGTATTTGGATTCTTCATGGATGGAATGGCGGGTCAAGAAGGATATATTGTAGGAGTTCTTGGCAATTCAAATAATAATGTACCAAAGGTAAGAGGAGCAGCTGCACCAAACCAAACTGCAGTAGCACCTTCTTTATCTGGACCTATACTTTCAAATCCTCCTGCTCCATCTATTGGCCCAGGCAGTCTGGCTAATTTACCATTGCCACCAAATGTAGATCAATTAAGTTCAGATCAATTAAAAAAACTTCTCAATCCAGCAAGAACTCCAAGTAGAGAAGAATTTTCTGCAGCTTCAAAGGCAAGATCTGAAGCAAAATTAAAAGGTCTTCCCTTACCAGAAATTGAAAGACAAGTATTAATTGCTACAGTAAAAGCATCAAGACTTCCTGGAGCATCTTCACCAGTTCCATTTCTCTGCAATCAAGGTTATCAACAATTTAATGACACTTTTAGTGACTCAAATAAAGCGCCAGCATATGTTCCAGATAACTTAAATGTTTATAATATTCCTCTTCAAATTACAGAAGGACTTCATTTAAAGACATTAGCATGGGATATTCAGGATCAAGATAAAAGAGTACAAAGACCTCTAAGAAATGCATGTAAGAAAGTTGATTCTGATGTTCAAGGAATTGCAAAAGTTCTTAATAATTTAATTAAAGATTCTAATAATATAGCAAAAATAGCAGGAGAAGTATCTGTAGCGGCAAGTTCAATTCAATCTCAAACTTCAAGTTTAATTCAAACAGCTGCTCAATTTGCATCTTCATACATGATTAATATATTAACTCGTGTATTAGAAGAATTGCAAATTTTAATAACAGAAGAATTGCAAAAGAGGGTAATACCAAATCTTTTTCCTAGCGAAATTCCAACTTATAATAATATAGTTTCTGAGGCGCTTGAAATTCTTTCTTGCTTGTTTAGAAATATAATGCAAGCTCTCGTACCAACATTTGTAAAACTTCTTACTGACTTGTTAGCAAATTTAGTTAGTGGTCCAATTTGTGCGGTTCAGCAACTTATCTCTGACTTTTTAAACCCTATTCTCGGACAAATAAGTTCTGCACTATCATCAGTTTTGGGTACTATTGGAAATATTGCAGGTTTAGTTGCAAGTGCATTTTCTTTATTAAGTGGAATTTTGAATTTTTTCAAATGTGATGAGCAGCAACAATGTCCAGGTTACGATCAGATAGATTTAGCAGGACCAGCTAAACCAGCAATAGCAATAGGAAATTTTTCTTCAGGAATTCTTAATAGTCTTAATCAAGCAAATAGAGGAGGAACAACAGGAAGTGGTTCTAGAATTAATTGTAATGTTGAACCTGTTTTTTGTGGTCCTCCTAAAGTTAATTTCTTTGGGGGAAATGGTTCTGGAGGACAAGCAAATCCAATAGTTAGTAATAGTTCATCAATTATTGGTTTTGATATTGTAAATCCAGGATCGTATACATCTGCGCCAATCGTTACTCTTGAGGATCCTTGTGGAAATGGATCTGGTGGAGCATTTGAAGCTATAATGGAACCTGATGAAAATAATCCTGGAAAACTCAAAATAAAAAATATTTTGGTAAAATCTCCTGGTACGGGTTATTTACAAAAACCCAATGGTAGTATGGGAGGAGATGGATTTGTTTGGAAGGAACCAGATGAGGGTTATATTAGGAGTTGCAATGGGGAATTTAAAGTTGTCAGAATCAATAAACCAGTAGAACTAAATCCTGGAGAAACTTATTATCCCCCAAATGGTAAACCAGAAACTCTTTCCGTAAAATACACAAAATATAAAGTAAATATACCTCAAAATGTATCATCAAAAAATTGTCCTGCTAAAATAACTATAACTAACACACAAGGAAGATCTAGAAAATATTATGGATTTATTAATAACGATACTTTATCTTTAAATACTATTCCAAATAATATTGTAAAAGGTGGATCTTCAGTTGAGGGTTTAAACATTGCTGAAGGTACAATTATAGTTCTTGATATAAATCAAACAGGAATTGGAACCACTGCTGCCGCTGGTATTGGAACCACTACTACTGCTGGTATCGGAACTACTACTCCAGGTGGCCCTGGTATTGGAACTACTACTGGTTCTGGTACTACTATTCCAAATGAAAATCTATCTGATCCAGAATCTGAGGATACCCGAATTATAGAACTTCCGCTTCTCCCAGTAAATCCAATAAATATACCTGTTGTTGATGATTTTGCTATAGTAAACCAAAATGCACAAAATGATCAAACTATTCAAGATCAAGAAAGATTATGTTACAAAGCAGTGTTATGCGTAGAAGAAATACAAGTTATTCAAACAGGATTTGCATATAGACCTGAAGATGAGATTGTTATTACTCCTAGTAATGGTATGGTAGTAAAACCAATAATTAATGAATTTGGTCAAATTACAGAAGTTAAAGTCTTAAGTGGTGGTTGCGGTTTTGACGACATTCCGGAAATTAAAACAAATTCTCCTACTGGATTCAATGCTTTACTTGTACCAATAATCACAGTTAAGAGAATATGTGAAAATGGAGAATTTGATGTTCCAAAGGATTCAAAGGTTATTAATGTAGTTGATTGTACTGGTTGTATAAAATGTAGGAGGTAATTATAAAAAATGACATCAAAAAATTATGAAACTAAAGATATAAGAACTAAAGATGGTGCCTTAAGATTTGGTCACATTCATTTAGATCAAGTTAAATCATCAATTCTTCTTCAAGGGCAAGGTGGTCTTGAATATATTACTATAGATCAAACTGATCCAAGGCCTGGATGGATTACAAATAGATGTAGGGGAAGATATCAAATTAAATGTGGTGATAATGTTCAAAAAGGTCAACCTGCATTTTGGTTAGATTCTGCAAGTGGTGATATAGTAATTACCACTCGTGGTAGAATCCGAATGGAGGCAGAAAATATTGATATAATTGCATATGGCCCTGATAATAATAATGGTAACATAAATTTAGTTGCTTCCCAAGAACTAAATATGGAGGCTAAACAAATAGAACTTAATGGAAAACAATCCACAAGTTTGTATACAAATGGTTCAATGCAAATGACTGCTACAAATATAATGAGAATGTATGCTGGAGAGATGCAAAATGTAACTTCTATGAGTGCAATTAAACCTCCAATTGATTTTGATATTGGAAATGGGCAGTTTTGGCAAAGAGCATTATTAGGTTTCTTTAATTTAATCGCATAGAGAGAATATTTATGGCAAGTTTTGATAACATTTATGTAAAAGGTCAATTTTTTAATGTAAAAGATCCTGTAGGTCCTGAAATTTTGGGAAGAGGCCCATTAAGAATACGAGGTTCTTCATATACACAAGGTCCAGCACTTATTGGAAATCATGTAACTTTTCCAAATGTTTGGGCAACATGTATGATTGCTCCTCTAACAAATAGCGAGTCTCCTCTTCCATTTATTCCTGGAATTCTTCAAACATGTATTCCTATAAATAATTCTCCATATTCTCTTGCGGTAATAGGAGATGCAGCTATTTTTGATAACTTAGATGTTAATCTAAGTGTCAATGCTGGTCTTTCCGTAAGAGCAGGGGTGTTAGTTGCATCTCAAGGAGATGTTTGGGCTTTTTGTGGTGCTCACAGATTATCCGCAAAGAAGAACTTTGATATTCCTCACCCAACAAAAGAAGGATGGAGATTGAGGCATACCTGTCCAGAATCTCCATCCAATGATGTATATGTTCGCGGAAGAGTTACAAATAAAACTGTCATTCAACTTCCAGAATATTGGAAAACATTTGTAGATACTCAATCAATTACAGTGTCGTTAACTCCTGTTGGTGCTCATCAGGATGTAATTGTAAAAAGAATTGATAAAACTCAAATTCACCTTCAAGCAAAAGGTGGAATGCCCATTGATTGTTTTTATCATGTTTATGGAACAAGAACTGATGGTGAAGATCTGATTCCAGAATATCAAGGCTTGACACCAGACGACTATCCAGGCGATAATAGTGAGTATAACATAAACACATAATATGAGAATTCATGAGGTCTTTCCAATATTAGTTGCTCAAGATACAGTAAAAGTACATCAAGAATTTAAAGATCAATACTTTGACGAATTAAAAACTTTATGGTTTAATGGTTATGAGAATGAAACTCCAGAAAATTCTGGAAGATGTTCTTTACATTTAAATTCTAATTATCACATTCTTTTCAAATCTTTAAAAGAAAGTATATGTAATTACTTGGATTTATTAGAAATAGACCATAATAAATTAAATATTAACTTTATAAAATCGTGGGTTGGATATCATAATAAAGATATTCCCCAATTACAACCTCACATACATAATGGATCAGATATTTCTTTTTGCTATTATTTGTCTTCTGATGATACTTCAGATAAGTTTTGCGTTCATAGTTCAAATAATCTAAATGAAGTATCAGGAAATATTTTTGAACCAAGTAATAAATATAATTTGATTAAAAAGTTTAATAAGTATAATTGCGGGAATTATACAATAACACCTCATGAAGGAACAGTTGTTATATTCCCAAGTAATCTATCACACTCTACTTTGAAAAAAGAAAATTTAAGTGATAGATATGTAATTGCTGGTGATGTTAAATTATGTTTAAAACCAGAATATAATCTACATCATCAATCTATGCCTCATCCAAGTCTTTGGTTATCATTATAGGAGATTAAAAATGGCCGTTGGTGCAGCTACAACTGAAATTATTGGTCCTGAGTTTACTCCCCAGGAACCACCTGAAATGCCAGAAAGCAATGATCCATTCGTTTTTAATGAGGATGGAACTGTTGATTTAGATTTAAGTGGTAAACTAGATGTAAAAAAAAGAGCAAAGTTTGATGATGATGTTACAATTGATGGTATATTAACTGTTCAAGGGGTGGATATCTTACAAGCAATTGAAGATTTAAATGCTGCTATTGGGGCACTACAAACCGAAATCGGAGCAATTCAAACAAGTTTACAGTCTTGACACCTTAGACAAAATTTGCTAAGATACAATGAATCCATACAAAATAACATACAACGATTTGAAACTAGAACGAGTAAAAACAACACCAGAAAATGTAAGAGAAGCGAATGAAGGTTTGTTTCATTCAAAGATGAATTTACCTCAAGCTGCCGAACATTGCGGAATGTCACATAAGGAAATGAGGTTGACATTCTTTGAATATCTGAAGTATAATCCTCCTACATACGAATCTTGAAGACTCACTTGACAATCTGAGATTTAGGTCTTATGATTGTCTCATGCCCCTGTGGTGAAACGGTAAACACAGTTGACTCAAAATCAACCGCCTACGAGGCTTGTCAGTTCAAATCTGACTAGGGGCACTTGACAATCTGGGGTTTATACCTTATGATTGTCTCACTTCGGAAATGTAGCTCAACTGGTTAGAGCACACGCCTTATAAGCGTGAGGTTCTGGGTTCAATCCCCAGCATTTCCACTAGATCCTTAAGGATCTTATTGGGCGAGTGATGGAATTGGTTAGACATCTCAGACTTAAAATCTGACGGGCATTGTGCCCATGCGAGTTCAAGTCTCGCCTCGCCTACTTTTAAGGTAAAATTCTAGAGGTAAAAATAAAAAATAAATATAAGATACTGATGAATTCTAATGAAGTATCTAATCACCTTTTCTTATAATTGGTATAATACTCAAGATGGAAAATATATTATAAAGACATACTACATTAATAACATTCCTTTTACATTTGATGATATTCCTGAAATTGCTCAGAATGATCCTGAAATAATTGAAAAAGCAAATCAACAACTTACAATGACTCCTGAAATCTTTTATCAAAAATCTTTCTATCTTATAGACGAAGAAGTGCATCCATGTTTATTTCCTGTTGAACTTGAGAATCCAGAAGTGCTTGACGAAATTCTCTAAATACCTTATAATGATTTTATTCGCCCCTTTAGCTCAGTGGTAGAGCACTCGCCTTGTAAGCGAGCGGTCGTCAGTTCAAATCTGACAAGTGGCTTAAGTTCATAAAAAGATTATGAAAATCAATCTCTGGTGGTGCGAGTCTATGAAGCAGTGGAGATGGACATTGACTGATGATCATAGACCAATTATACGACAGGAATCTGGACAAAGACCTGAACTGAGGGATGCTATGAATGATATTGCAAATACTGTAGAGTATCTTATTCAGAACAAAATATAAATTGAAGGGGAAGTTTCTTATGAATAAATAAATGATAAGGAACTTATAGTGTAATAAAGATGGGTCTTTCCAGATTAGAAGCATTTTTGAAGTCTGTTCGTGGCAACCTACTTCATGTTGATCCAAATGCTTTAGATTCTACAGATAGCATTGAGAATGACGGAAGCAGTCAAATGGTTCCGTTTAAAACTTTAAACAGGGCACTAGCAGAAGCAGCGAGATTCTCATATCAGGCAGGTTTAGATAATGATAGATTTGGTAGAACAACAATATTAATATATCCAGGACAACATCTTGTTGATAATCGCCCTGGAGCATTCATAGATGATACTGGAAGTATAAAACTCAGAAGTGGAGCAAATACTACAATAACACCATGGTCTTTAGATACTGTTTATGATATAACATCTGCAACTAATGATCTTTATAAATTAAATTCTGTTCATGGTGGTTTGATTCTTCCTCGTGGTGTAAGTATTGTAGCAAAGGATCTTAGAAAAACTGTAATCAGACCCTTATATGTTCCAGATCCAACTAATAATGCTATAGAAAGATCTGCTATTTTTAGACTTACTGGAGCATCATTTTTATATGGATTTTCAGTTCTTGATGCAGATCCAAATGGACTTGCATATAAAGATTATACAACATTAAAGCATACACCAACATTTTCACATCACAAGTTAACTTGTTTTGAATATGCTGATGGGGTTAATGATGTTGCTATCACTGATATTTTTAATCAGTCCATATCAACATCAAGAACTGATCTTGAAATGTACTATGAAAAAATATCTCTAGTATATGGAGATTCTTCTGGTAGACCAATTGATGATGTAATATATTCAACTGGCGCTGCAGTAGATATTCAACCAGTTGTAGATGAATTTAGAATTGTAGGATCAAGAGGAAAAGATTTCCAAATCTCCGAGATAAGAGCAGGAAATGGATTCACTCCAACCAATATAATCACAGTAACAACTACAGAACCTCTTGAAGGAATCAGTGTTGATACTTCAATCCAGGTTTCTGGAATTAATGAGTCTGGATATTCTGGACAATTTACTGTTTTTAGAGTATTAGGAACAAATCAATTCCAGTATAAGTCAAGTATTGTACCTCAAGTTGCTTCCCCTGAAATATTTGGAGCAAACATTAGTATTGTAACCGATACAGTATCTTCTGCTTCTCCATATGTCTTCAATGTATCATTGAGATCCGTTTATGGAATGTGCGGACTTCATGCTGATGGAAGTAAGGCAGATGGATTTAAGAGTATGGTTGTTGCCCAATTCACTGGAATTGGTATTCAAAAGGATGATAATGCTTTTGTTTTATATGATAAAAATACTGGGGTATATAGAGATTCTGTTGCAGTTCCAAATCTCTACAAAAACTCAAGAGCAAGATTTAAACCTGAATATGAAAACTATCACATCAAGGTATCTGAAGGTGGTTTCTGTCAACTTGTAAGTATCTTTGCTATTGGATTTGCTAACCAATTCCTTGCGGAAAGTGGTGGAGACTATTCAATCACAAACTCTAACTCAAACTTTGGATCTAAAGCACTCGTATCTGATGGATTTAGTAGAGATGCTTTTCCTAGAGATGATGTAGGATTTATCACTAAAATAATTCCTCCTAGAGATATAGAGTCCCAAAAAATAACTGTTGAGTTTAATTCTATTGATGTTGGATTAACTACAACTAGTGCGGCTGGAGCTGCTACAACTACAAGATTATACTTATACGATGAGAAGGACTTTAACAATCCTCCAAGAACATTATTAGATGGATATAGAGTAGGCGCTGCCAAAAATGAAACTCTTTATTTGGAAAATTCAACAGCATCTGTTGTAATTCCAGATACAACTACTTCTTATGAAAAATCATTTAATGTTGCAAGAATCAACAATAATACTGAAAATAGTATCTCTTCAGGAATAATAAACTTTACTCAAACTGACACTTTCCAAACCGGGGAAAAAGTAAGAGTAGTTTCTGATAATGGGTATCTTCCTGATGGAATTGAGGATAAAATTTATTATGCTATTGATGTAACTACTGGAGGAAATAATCAAATTAGGTTAGCAGAAACATTTGATTCTGCTTTGAATAATGTATTTGTAAATCTCAATACAAAAGGTGGAAACCTAAGAGTTGTTAGTAGAGTTTCTGATAAAAATGTTGGAGAAATAGGTCATCCTGTTCAGTGGGATTCTATTAAGTCTAATTGGTATATAACAGTTGCACCAAATAGTACTTTATATACTCATCTCTTATCTAAAACTGGAGTAGAAACTACCAACAAAACTTATATTGAAAGAATTCCAGATAGAAGAAATATAGAAGATACCATTTATAAATTTGAATATGTTATTCCAAAAGATTCCTCTGTTGTAGCAAGACCTCCTGTTGATGGATATGTTTTACAAAAAAGTAATAAGAATCTACTTGGAGAAAATGAAATTGATATTTACTTTGGAGATGAATCTTTACAGAATGTAAACGATTTAAGAAGTCCAAAATATATTTCAAATGCAACTTGGAATGCGGGTGAAGCGATAATAACTAGTGAATTAGATCATGAACTGCTTGTTGGATCAAAAGTAAAAATAGAAAATGTAGTTCCCGATGGATATAATGGAACTTACACTGTAAAGAGAATTACTAATTCTAAGCAATTTGTAGTTGATATTATAATTAATCCTGGTTTATTTTCTAACAATACTACAACAAGAGATTTAAATCTTCCATATTTCCAACCAAAAGAAACTGTAAATACTTACAAACTCTATACAATTGAAACTATTCAAGAATATATTCCAGAAAAGCAAGACGGAATTTATGAATTGATCATTTTAAATAATTCAGTCTCTCCTATTGCATCACCTTTCAATAATATTAAATTATCTCAACCAATTAAAAATCTTTATCCTCAAACTGATAGAGATAATCCATCATCAGATCCAAAAGAAGCAGTTTCATTTGCTAAGTTGGATATTATTGGTGAAGTAACTCTTGATAGTTCAGAAAATAGCATTACAAAAGAAACTTTAACCAAATTCATTAGCGACTTTAATGTTGGATTTGGAGTAACTGCAATAGTTTCAGATTCAGTAGGAACTTCTCATACAATTTACACAACTATAGATCATGGTCTTTCACAGATTAATTCCTTTAGCATAGTAAGTGCTGGATCAAGTTATGTTCCTGGAACTTATTATGGTGTGGATTTACAGGGATCTGCTACTGGAATTGGTGCTAAAGTAGCAATTGATGTAAATTCAACTGGAAATATTTCTTCCGTTCAAATTATGGATGGTGGAAGTTGCTATGCAGTTGGTAATACATTATCAATTCTTCCTAGATCTGGTATTGGAACAACTACAGGATTTGTACCAGCAACGATATCTGTAACTTCTATTAGTAATAATATTAATGAAGTAGTAAGTCTTTCTGGATACACTGGAATTAATACTGGATATAATAATCTTTATAGAATTACATCTATTCCTGCAAATAATAGAATAGTAGTTTCATCTGCTGGAATAGTTACTAATTTTAGTACATCTTTAGTATCAAGTGATTCTACAGCAGTTGTAACTGGAATAGCACTTACAGTTTCTAATTTTACTTATGATAGAATAGTTGGAATTGCAACTGTTACGACTTTATCTTCTCATGATTTAAATCTAAATCAAAAAATTAGACTTGATGGATTTACACAATCTTTTTATAATAAAGATGTATCAGTCAGTAAAATTCTCTCATCAACATCATTTGAAATTGTAGGAATTGGAACTTCAACTACAACTCCAGCAACAACTGGAACTAGAATTGTACATCCATATGGTTATAATACTTCTCAAAGAGGTAATGATAGAGGTAGATATATCTATGATAAACTTATTTTAACAAACAATAGTTTAGTATCATCTAGTTCTGATATAATTTCAATTACAAATGCTCAAAATACTGGACTAAAAATAGGGGATTACCTCAAGATTAATCAAGAAGTATTAAGAGTAAAATCTCCAGTTGTCAATAGTAATGTTTCTGTTTATAGAGCACAATTTGGAACTGTTAGATCAAGTCACTCATCTGGATCTGTAATTCAAAGAATTAAACCTATTCCAATTGAATTTAGAAGAAATACAATTATTCGTGCTTCTGGGCACACCTTTGAATATGTCGGATTTGGCCCTGGTAATTATTCAACTGCATTCCCCGAAAGACAAGATAGAAAATTATCTGATACTGAAAAAATATTATCACAATCTTTAAAATATAATGGTGGTGTTGTTTACTATTCTGGAACAGATGATTCTGGAGATTTTTATGCTGGAAATAAGAAAACTACTTCTGCAACTGGAAAAGAAGAAGTTTTTGATACTCCAATTCAAACTTTTGCCGGGGATGAAAGTTCTACAAATGAAATTGTAAAAACAAATGATGTTGTAATTGATAGATCTATTAGAGTTGGTGGTGGAAAAAATAACAATGTGGTATCAGAATTTAATGGCCCAATTGTTCTGAATGAAAAATTAACTTCTTATTCTCCTGAAGGAATTGAAGTACCTTCTATATTCTTACAGGGTGATCAAGAAATTTCTAGAAGATATTCTATTTCTAATGAAGAACCATCTATTTCAGGAAATTATGGTGATATAATTTATCGTGCTTCTCCAAATGAAGGCGAAAATATTGGTTGGGTTTATACGACAAATGATCGTTGGAAAACTTGGGGATATGTTGGAGATTTAGGAACTCAAATATCAATTTATTCAGGTGTAGAAAATGGATCAAACATTCTTGAAGGAGTTGTAGACAAACTAAAATTTGTTGGAGATCCTAACGGATTTGGTATTGATGTTGATATTGAAATAGATCCAACAGTTGGATTTGGAACTATTGTTCTCCGAAATCCAATTGATATTATTAATTTTGGAACCAGCACTTTAGGAACAAATGCTCCAACATTTACTACTAGAAGTAACGGAACCAGAATAGTATATTATGATTCTTTAGATACTAATAATGTTGATTATGCTGTTGGTATTGGTAGTAATATTCTATGGAATTCTATTCCAAAAAATGAAAGTGGATTCTCCTTTAAATGGTATGGAGGACAAGTTGAATTAATGTCCTTGAGCGGATCTGGACAACTTACAGTTTCTAATGGAATTATAGGTGTACTAAATGGTGATGTTAATGGAAATGCAACTACTGCAACTACTGCAATTAATCTTACTAGATCAGTAATCGCTGGTGTTGGATTAACTGGTGGAGGAATTTTAAATAATCAAAATGTAACTTTAAGTGTTGGTCAAGGTAGTGGTATTACTGTGAGTGGTACTACTGTTGGTATTAATACTGATGTAGTTGTCACAAGATCTGATAATCAAAGTATTAGTGGAATTAAAACTTTTACTAATACAATTCAAGGTACAATAACTAATGCAATAAATGCATCTACATCAACTACTTCCACTAATCTTAATAGATCAGTAATTGCTGGTAATGGATTAACTGGTGGGGGAATTTTAAATGGTCAAGATGTAACTTTGAATATTGGTCAGGGTAGTGGTATTACTGTTAATGCTGATTCTATTCAAGTAGATTCAACTGTTGTAAGAGATTCTGGACCCCAAACTATTGGTGGAGTTAAAACTTTCACTAGCACAATTTCTGGTAGTATTACTGGTAATGCTGGTTCTGTTACTAATGGAGTTTATACAGTAGGAGATCAGAGTATCAATGGAATTCTAACTGTCAATGATTTATTTGTAGGGACAGATGTTGGTGATCCAGCTGCAAATGCAGGTAATACCAACGCATCAAGATTAGGAGATGGGGTATTTTCTATTAACCGAATTGATGAGGTTCCAGTTCGTATTGGTAGAAGTAATAATGGAGCTTTAATTTGGTGGTTTAGAAATGGGAATAATGAGGGTACTATTAGTAATGCAGGAGGAACTATATCTTATGGAACTTTCTTAGGTACTCACTGGGGTCGTTTTGAAGATGGAAGTAAACCTGATGTTTTGCCGGGAACTATTTTAGAAACGGTAAATAAGTTGATTGAATGGAAAGTTGCAGTATTTAATGTAAATGGAGAAGAAAAAATCTCGGCATATGAGGGGTCATTAAAAGCAGGAGATACTATACAAATTGGATATGAAGGAAATATTTATGATGCAATTATTAAAAATGAAGAAGAAATTCCTTATGATTTAAATAAACATGTTTGTGTAAAAATTAGTGACACTCCAGCATCTAAGAAGGTCTTTGGTGTATTTCTGGGATGGGATGATAATGACATTCCTGAAAAAATGGTTAATACTTGGAATGATATGAATTGTGCTGCTATTGGTAACTATTTTATTCGTATTGCATCTGGACAAACTTTAGAAATTGGCGATCTTATTGAATCTGATGGTAATGGTTGTGGAAGAGTTCAAGATGATGATATTATTAGATCAAAAACAGTTGGTAAAGTTACTAGCACTATTCCGCAAAGAGTATATGATGATGGATCATTCTTAGTCACTGCAGTTTTATATTGTGGTTAATCATATAAAAATAAAAATCATCTAAATAATAAAAAAGGGGATAGTGAACCTTAAGTAAAATGGGTATAAACAAGAATTTTGTCGTAAAAAATGGTCTTGAAGTTGACGAAAATCTAATTTATGCCGATGGGGTTGCGGATAGAGTTGGTATAGGAACCACTAATCCCCAAAGTACTTTAGATGTTGCGGGTGATGGTATATTTGAAGGTGATTTAGATGTTGAAGGATTAGTAAATTTCTCTAACACTCAACAATCAACTTCAACAACTACTGGATCTTTAGTAGTTGGTGGTGGTATAGGACTAGATGGAAATTTAAATGCATCTGGATCTGCTAGTATTGGAAATGATCTTACTGTAGCAAATGATGCTACAGTTGCAAGTAATATTTCCGTAGGAAATAGTGTTACTGTTGGAAGTGATATTTTTGTACAAAATAATGCTGTAGTTGAAGGATCTCTTGAAGTTTCTACTACAGGTTTATTTGGCGGAAGTGTATCTGCTCTTGAATATTTTGGAGATGGTATAAATTTAGCAGGAATTGTAACTCAGATTGTTCCTGGAATAGGTGTTCAAATTGATGCATCACAAGATCCTGGAAAGGGAATAGTTACTGTAGATGCATATAAACCTACTGGAAAAACTATATTTGTTACTCAAAATGGTGATGATACTAATACAGGATTGTCTGAAAATCATTCAAAAAGAACGATTAAAGCCGCAGCTCAAATAGCAAACTTTGGTGATACTATTAAAGTATATCCTGGTGTCTATGTAGAAGAAAACCCCATAGTTTTGAAAAAGACAGTTTCTGTTGAAGGAACAGAATTAAGAAATTGTGTAGTAACTCCAAGATTTCCAGATCTAGATTTATTCTATGTAAATAATGGATGTCATATTACTGACATGAGTTTCATTGGGCCTGAAATGACCAATGGATCTGCTATCGTTTCATTTGAACCTCTTGAAGGTGTTCAAGTAGATAGATTTTTTGATGGTGCAAGAATGATTCGTTTGAATCTTGATTATATTGCAAAAGAATCAGTTGGATTTTTAACAAGTGGATTTAGTGGATTTGCAGGAAATCATAGAGAACAAGATGCTGCAAGACTTATAGACTTAAATCTAGATTATATTGCATCAGAAACTATTGGATTTCTCACTTCTACAGATTATAAGTCTCCAGCATTTGTAGTACCTACTGTTCCTGGAGATTGTGAGGATGATATTAAAGATATTCTTCGTTCAATTTCTTATGATTTAAAGGCAGGAAGTAATAAGAAATCTGTTGGTGCTGGATTATCTTACTATGATAATGCCGGAGCACTTCAGCATATTACAGGGACTGATGTAAATGGTTATAGTGTTCGTCAGGCAACTATAGATGCTATTGAACATGCAGTTGGTATTGTAACCTTCGTAATTAATAATGAGTCTTATCCAGATCAATATACTTCTTTAACTCAAGATATTAGTAGTTATTCTCCAATTCTAGTTCCTGGTGGTTGTGGAGATACAATTGTAAGAATTGAAACTCTTGCAGGAATTGTTACTAGTATTGTTGGATTAGGAACTGAACAGGCACCTTCAATTGAATTTGGTGTTACTCTTGAAAGTCAAGACTGTGCAGATGATGTAAAAGATATTTGGAGAGCAATCTGTTTTGACATTACAAGAGGAGGTAATTTTCGTTGTGTGAGAGCAGGAGAAATTTACTATGATGAGGATTGGAATTTAATACCTCAAATTTTAAAGAATCCTGGAGAAGTTGAGCAAACTATTGCAACTTTAGACTATTCCTTCAATGTTGCTCGTTCAGTAGTTAATAACTGCACTTGGGGAGGTTATCCTGTAGGAGTTGCTACTGATGTAATATTTGCTGATTATGATAATGTTACTGGAGTTGCAACAATTACAGCAGAAAATCATAATCTTAATCAAAATGATGCAGTAAAAATTGTTGGATTAGGTTTTACTTGCCCTTCCGATGGAGGAGTTCTTACTTTAACTTATCCAACTGGTGCTTATGGATATGTATTTAATGTTTTAGATGTAATAGACTCTGACAGTTTTGAAGTTGTTGTAGGTCAATCAACATTACCTCACACTTATGTTTCTGGAGGAACTGTACAAAAGTACACAAGTTTCCAAAATGAATTCTATCAAGTAAAAGATTTGGGAATGCAACCTGATTTTGAAACAGGATTTAACAATGCAATCAATGGATGTTCAAATGTAGTTTCTGCAATTCGTTCTTGTGTAGGAGTTGTTACCACGATTGTTGGACTTGGATCTGAATCTGGAATTACAACTTCTTATCCTGGAAACAGTGGAATCGGTTTTACTGGAAAGATTCAAATTACTGATGCTCCTTATGATGAACAAACTGGAGAAATAACTATTATACCAGCATCACCATTAAATGTTAAAAAAGGTGATATAATTGAAGTAAGAGATTTGCTTTATACTTATTTACTTGATACTCCGGTTATTAAATCCTATACTACTGATCAACTTGGTTATGATTATTATGTTGATAGAATGAACGAGGATAATTCTATCGTTATCAATATTGGAATATCAACAATTGCTCGCCAATATGTATCTGGAACAGGGTATGTAGTAAATCGTTCAGTTTCTGTTGATAATGCAATTTATGATCACACATCAGGAATTACTACAATTACTGCTCCAGGTGCATATGTAAGAGTTGGTGATGTAGTTACTTTGAGAGATCTGGAATTTAGTTGCACAAGTGGTGCTGGAACAACTACAATATATCCAACTGGAAATGAAGGTTATAAATTCAGAGTCACTGATGTTATAGGTGCAGGAACAACTTTTGTGGTAAAAGTTGGGCCTTCTACTATTCCTCATACTTATGTTGATGGAGGATATGTAAAACCACCTTATTCACCTGGAGTTGGACCAATTACTCAAGGCCCTTATGTAAGAAACTGCACTAACTTTGTTCCAGGTAGTATTGGAATGAAGGTTAATGGATTTGAAGCAGAACCTGGAGATCAAATTGATATTGGTGTTACTGGTTCTATGAGTGTTGACTCTTATACTCAGTATAATCAAGGTGGTATTGGAGTTTCTATTACAAATGGTGCTTACTCCCAGTTAGTTTCAATTTTTACCATCTGTAATGATATTGCAATCTTTACTGGTTCTGGTGGTCAGTGTGATATTACAAACTCCAACTCATCTTTCGGAAGACTTGGATTAGTTGCTGATGGTGTTGGTGATAATACTTCAAAATCAATTTACAGATATACTGGTGTAGTAGAACAAAATGCTGCTGTTGAACAAGATACTGTAATTATATCTGGAATAGGTTCTTATCGTCCTTATGATGGTCAGGCACTTTATTTTGGAGAATTATTCTATATTGTTCAAACAATTGAAGTAGATAATCCAGGAGGAGGATATTCTGATTTAAATCCACCATTGGTAACAATAGATGCACCTCCTCCTGATGCATTTGGAATTCGTGCAGAAGCATCTCCTAATGTTGTAAATGGAAAGGTAGTTTCTATTGATGTAATTGCTACTGGAAGTCAGTATAGAACTGCTCCTTCTATTACAATTGCTCCACCTCCACCAGGACCAAATGCAGTTCAAGCAACTGCTCAGGCTACAGTATATCCAACATATTATACAATTGAAAGTGCCACATTACCTTCTGCGGGAGTCTCTACAGTAGTTCTTCAACAAAATCTAAATAATACAGTAAGTGCAGGAACAACAGTTTACTTTAGTCGTTTAAGTTTACAAATCACATCTTCTCACTCATTTGAATGGGTTGGAACTGGAAATAATATCAACACCGCAAAACCTGCTTTAGGTGGTGTATTAATTCCAGAAAATGAGGTTGTAAAACTCAATGGTGGTGAAGTTGTTTATACCAGTACTGATCAGGCAGGTAACTTTAAAATTGGTGATGATATTGTTATTAACCAGATTACTGGAACTATTAGTGGTAGAGCATTTAGTCAAAGTTTGTTAAATACAGTAACACCATTAATCCTAGGAATAAGTAAGTAAAATGGCAAAAATTGCATTAAATAAATTTAGGACAATAAGAGTAGGAATAACTACCGAAATGGTAGGAATCTATACCTGTCCTATTGGAGTAGCATCTATTGTGATACTCTCGCAAGTTACAAATGTTTCTTCCGGTGCTTCACTAGGTTCTTATAAAGTAACTGCAGTTCATTCTAGATCAGTTGAAAGTCCTGCTGATTATAAATTTGCAAATGAAATTTCAATTCCTCCAAATGATGGAATAAATCTCATTCCTGATGGTAGATTAGCATTGGAAACAAATGATGTAATTAAAATAAAAGCAAATCAGAATAATACATTAGAACTAGTTTTGAGTGTTTTAGAAACAGCTAAGCAGTAAAAATGACAAAGTACATTTCAGGAAGAGTTAAAAGATTTGATCAATCAGGAATAACAACTGATAGATACGAATATCTTGGGTTAGAACAAGCAGAACCAGACTTAGGCGATCCTCTTGTTGGAGTTTCCTCTATAGGAAATAATCCATTTACCCCAGGACAACCTGTTCCTGTAGAACATTATGTTTTAATTGCAGCTGAAGGATATACTGGTGAAAGATTTTGGGTTCCTTCATTAGACATTACGACTCAGGGAATTCAAGGAACTCAAGGAACTCAAGGTCTTCAAGGATTCCAAGGTGTTCAAGGAACACAAGGATTACAAGGAACACAAGGATTACAAGGAACACAAGGTTTACAAGGTACACAAGGTTTAGCAAATCAAGGTGTTCAGGGATCTCAAGGAACTCAAGGTACACAAGGTTTAGCAAATCAAGGTGTTCAGGGAACACAAGGTCTTCAGGGAAATCAAGGTACTCAAGGATTATCAAATCAAGGTACTCAAGGTACTCAAGGTACTCAGGGAACACAAGGCACTCAGGGAACACAAGGTTTAAGTAATCAAGGTGTTCAAGGTACTCAAGGGCTTCAAGGTACTCAAGGGATTATTGGACAAGGAATTCAAGGATCAGCAGGACAAGCAACAGTAATTATAGGATATGTTGAAGATGCGAATGTTGATCCTCCAAACGACCCTCAAATATTATTAAATACAGAATTTCCTAGTGCAGAAATTGGAAATGCTGTTTTAGATGATGCTTTAAATGAACTTTGGGTTTATAGTGGTGGTGGAACTTGGATTAATGTCGGAAACATTAGTGGCCCCCAAGGAACTCAAGGTACACAAGGTTTAGCAAATCAAGGTGTTCAGGGATTACAAGGAACTCAGGGTACACAAGGATTACAAGGTACTCAAGGTCTGCAAGGATCCCAAGGGTCTCAAGGATTGCAAGGGAGACAAGGTACTCAAGGATTATCAAATCAAGGTGTTCAAGGTACTCAAGGTACTCAAGGATCACAAGGTACTCAAGGTACTCAAGGATTATCAAATCAAGGAACAACAGGATCTCAAGGGACAATAGGTTCTCAAGGTTTTCAAGGTGTTCAGGGATTATCAAATCAAGGTATTCAAGGAAATCAAGGTTTACAAGGAACTCAAGGATTACAAGGAACTCAAGGATTACAAGGTAATCAAGGTGTTCAAGGTAATCAAGGTTTACAAGGGAGTCGGGGAGATCAGGGAACACAAGGATTGCAAGGAGGACAAGGGACACAAGGAACTCAAGGTAGACAAGGTGTTCAAGGTTTAAGTAATCAAGGTGTTCAAGGTAATCAAGGTACATCAGGATCTCAAGGTTTACAAGGTACTCAAGGATTATTTGGTGGTGTAGGTGGACAAGGTACTCAAGGATCTCAAGGTACTCAGGGAACACAAGGTTTAAGTAATCAAGGTGCTCAAGGTACTCAGGGAACGCAAGGTTTAAGTAATCAAGGTGCTCAAGGTACTCAGGGAACGCAAGGTTTATTTGGTGCCGTTGGTGGGCAAGGTGCTCAAGGTATTCAAGGTAATCAGGGCAATCAAGGTCTTCAAGGCCTATTAGGAAATCAAGGTTCTCAAGGACTAAGTAATCAAGGTGTTCAAGGAACAATTGGTACTCAAGGAAATCAAGGTCTATTTGGCGCAGTTGGTGGTCAAGGAGATCAAGGTGTTCAAGGAACAATTGGTTCTCAAGGTAGACAAGGCACTCAAGGTTTATTTGGTGCTGTTGGTGGTCAAGGTGCTCAAGGATTGCAGGGTAATCAAGGTACTCAAGGAAATCAAGGTCTATTTGGTGCCGTTGGCGGTCAAGGTACTCAAGGTTCTCAAGGAACAATAGGTATTCAAGGTAGACAAGGCACTCAAGGTTTATTTGGTGCCGTTGGTGGTCAAGGTGCTCAAGGTGTTCAGGGAACAATTGGTTCTCAAGGAAATCAAGGTTTATTTGGTGCTGTTGGTGGTCAAGGTACTCAAGGTTCTCAAGGAACAATAGGTATTCAAGGTAGACAAGGCACTCAAGGTTTATTTGGTGCCGTTGGCGGTCAAGGTACTCAAGGTGTTCAAGGAACAATAGGTACTCAGGGAACACAAGGTTTATTTGGTGCTGTTGGTGCTGTTGGTGGTCAAGGTACTCAAGGTTCTCAAGGAACAATAGGTTCTCAAGGAATCCAAGGTCTATTTGGTGCAGTTGGTGGTCAAGGTACTCAAGGTTCTCAAGGAACAATAGGAATTCAAGGTAGACAAGGTACTCAAGGTTTGAGTAATCAAGGATCTCAAGGATTAGCTGGTCAAACACAAGGAACTCAAGGAAATCAAGGACTATCTGGATCTGTAGGATCTACAGGCCTTCAAGGTGCAGTAGGTTCTCAAGGTATTCAAGGTACTCAAGGAAGACAAGGAACCTCAGGAGCACAAGGAACCTCAGGAGCACAAGGAACAATCGGAACATCAGGTTCTAATGGTTCTCAAGGTTCTCAAGGCACTCAAGGTATTCAAGGAACTTTTGGTACTCAAGGAAATCAAGGTGTAGTCGGATCTTTTGGATTTCAAGGTTCTCAAGGTACTCAAGGTTCTCAAGGAATAATAGGTACTCAAGGAAATCAAGGTGTTCAAGGAATAGCAAATCAGGGTGTTCAAGGATCCAATAATGGAGGTCTTACAATTTCAGATGATACTACTACTGCTGCATCAAGGTATTTAATTTTTGATGATGCTACTTCTGGAGTTATAACTCAAGCAAATGTATCATCTTCAAAACTATTTTTCAATCCTTCAACTGGCACTCTATCCGCAACTATCTTTAATTCATTGTCAGATGAAACTCAGAAAACAAACATAAAAACCATTGAAAATTCCATTGACATTGTAAAACAATTAAGAGGAGTTAGATACAATTGGATAGATAATAATTTACCTTCAATTGGTGTTGTTGCTCAAGAATTGGAAAAGGTTATTCCAGAAGTTGTACAAGTGAATTCAAATGGATTAAGATCAGTTTCTTATGGAAACTTAGTAGGAGTTTTAATTGAAGCAATTAAAGAACAGCAAGTAAGAATTGAAAATTTAGAAAATAAGATCTAATACTAAATAATTAAAAATCCCGGTTCTTATGGCAGTTGCTGTAGTCAATTTAGTACTTGAAAAAGGAACTGACTTTGATGCAAAATTTAAAGTTCTTCAGTCGGATTCATCAAATTATGTTTTTTCTCAGTATTATTCTGGGAAAGCAAAGATAAGAAAATATCCATCTTCTCCAAAATTTCAAGAGTTTACAGTTGAGATTATTGGTGCCACTGGAGAAGTTGTAATTTCTATGGCAAAAACTACGACAGAACTATTAGAATCTGGAAGAAATTATTTTGATATTTTAGTTACTGGGCCAACTCAAAATCCAAATGGAATTGGAGTTACATTTTTAACTAGAAAGGTCGTTGAAGGATCAATTATTGTTTCTGACACCGCATCATTATGACCGATTTTAATGTAAGATTAAGTTCTCAAAATTCCTTTAAAGTAGTATCAACTATAGGAGGTCTTCAAGTGCCTGCAAAACTGCAAGATCTTATTGATGTTGGCATTACAGAAACTGATAAGAAGGATAAGTATGTTGTTATGTATGATTCCTCAACTGGATTATATAAATTAGTAAATCCAGATGAAGTTCTTTCTGCAGCTACAAGTGAACCGATTCAACCAGGATTGCCTGCTAATTTTACTAATCAACTAGATATTGATTTAGATAATAAAATTGATGTTGATGCTGGAGAATTTTAAGAAATAAATATTAGTAATGATGTTTTTTAATTTGCTCATATTAATAATTTGATGTGAATTTTTGTACTAGCTAGTCAAATTATCAATCAAAGGAAAATATGGCATCTCCAACACTTCAGTTTAAGAGAGGTCTGTTTGTAAATCTTCCTGGTCTTCGTGCTGGAGAGCCAGGTTTTACAACAGACAAGTACGACCTTTATGTAGGTCTTTCATCATCCACAGAAACAAACCAATTCTTCGGTTCTGCTCGTTATTGGACTCGTGAAAATGGAACTGATGCAGCACAATTTAAGCTTGTAGATAAGGATGGTACTAGCGGAGTTTCACTTCGCGCTCCAGCAACAGTATCCACTCCTGTAACTTATACTCTTCCTCAGGGTGGAGGTACTACAGGACACTTCCTCAAATTAGGTTCAGCTGGTGTTCTTGAGTGGGCATCAGTTACCAGTGGAGCATCTTTTGATAGTGTTACAATCAGTAACTCCACTTTTACAGGCATTTCAACCTTCAGTGGTCTTATTGAGGCCGATGGAGGTATTGATGTTACTGGAAATGCAGAATTTGATGATATCAATGTTTCTGGTGTAGGCACTATTGCTACTGCCGACATTAACGGTGGTAATATTGATGGCACTGTAATTGGTGCTTCTTCAGCTGCTGCAGGTACTTTCACAGAACTTGCTTACGATAATTCAACAACCTCTGGTATTTCTACCGTAGGCGAACTTTATATTGGAACAACTCAAGTTCTTTATGACAATGGCGGTTTAATTACTCTTGCAGGTATTCAAACCGTTGATGCTACTACAATAGCAACTCTTGAAGATCTTCTTTCATTAGATCCTAACGATTTTGATACCCTTAATGTAACAGGTATCGGCACCATTGGCGGTCTTCTTAATGCTGATGGTGGTTTAGATGTTACTGGACTTGCAGAATTAGATACTGTTAATGTTTCTGTTGCTGCAACTTTCGCAAGTGCTACTGTTAGTGATTTAACTTCTGGCAGAGTAGTTCTTGCTGGTACTGGTGGAGAACTTGAAGATAGTGCAAATCTAACTTTTGATGGCACTTCTCTTACAGTGGGAACTGGAGTAGGTATTACTCAATTTTCTGCATCAGTTTCTACAGGAACTTCAACTTCTTCAGTTCCAACTTCATCTGCAGTTATTGATTATGTTGCAACACAAATCAATGCTATAGATCAAGATGATGATCTAGGTATTGCTGGTGATAGTGGAACAGGAACAATTGATCTTGATACCCAAAGTCTTACTATTGCAGGTACTGCAAATGAAATAAGAACTTCAGTATCAGGACAAACAGTTACTGTTGGACTTGCAACTGATGTGACAGTTGCTGGAACATTAACAGTTGGTGGAAATGAGATTTATGCTTCTGATGGAGCTTCTGCAATAACTCTTACTGATACAACTGGAGATGTTACTCTTGCAAATGATCTTACTGTTATCAATGATTCATATGTAGATGGATCTTCATATGTTACTGGTACTTTATATGTTGACGCCATTGCTCACTATGATGGAATATCTCCTGGATCTAATGCAATAACTATTGATTCAAGTAGCAATGTAGGTGTTTCAACCAATCTTACTGTTTCCAATAATCTTACTGTTCAAGGTGATCTTTTTGTAAATGGTGCTACAACTACTGTAAATACAGAGACCCTTCTTGTCAAGGATTCTCTAATTGAAGTAGGTCTTGTAGATAACAGTGGTAATCTTGTTCCTCCATCAAGCGATGCTAACATTGATGCTGGTTTAATATTCCACTACTTTGATACTTCTGCTAAAAAAGCAGCAGTATATTGGGATGATAGTGTTGGAAGAATCAAGGTTGCTAGTGAAGTAACTGAAGCAAGTAGTATTCTTACTGCTGTTACTAATGGTTCTCTTGAAATTGGTGGACTTTATGTTGCTGGTTGTGGTGCAAATCCAGTAGAAGTCATTGGTTGTGTAAATAGTGAAGTTACTATTACTAATGCTATAATTGATGGTGGTACTTTTTAATAATTAATATTTAAGTCTTTATACGAGGAGGAGAAATCCTCCTCTTTTTTATGTCTCTAAATAGGATAGAAATTTTAATTGAAATGAACGAACAAGAAATTAAAAATCTTCTCTCAGTATACCAACAAAAGGTAAGTGATTTAACCGCACAAACAATTGCACTTGAAGCAAGATTAATGAATTCAAATCAACTAATTGAAGCATTAAATAGAAAAATTAATGATTTAAATGAAGAAATTGAAAAAATGAAGAAGTCTAAAAAGGTATCAAAGATAGAAGAAGATTTTTCATAAATAATAAAAACTCTTACATAAGAGTTTTTTGAAGGTAAATACCAATAAGATAATATGGCGGCACCTATTATCCGCATAAAGCGGTCATCAGTTCCTGGAAAAAAACCCACGGTAGATCAGTTGCCTTTGGGGGAGTTAGCTTTAAATACAAATGATGGCGAGCTTTTTATTGCAAGAGAAAGAGCGGGAATAGGAACTGATATTGTTTCCATTGGTGCAGGTATAACTGTTACTAATATTCTCTATGTAACTCAAGATGGAACTGACACAAACACAGGAAAAAAACTCGGAGACGCAAAAAGAACAATCGGAGCAGCACTTACAGAAGCAAGAACAGGAACAATTATTAAAGTTAGTGCTGGATCTTATGTAGAAAATAACCCTCTTGTTATTCCCGAACAGGTATCTATTGTTGGAGAAAGTTTAAGAGAAGTATCAGTTTCTCCACAAAATGCAAATGAAGATTTATTTTATGTTTCAAATGGAAATTATGTGGCAGAAATGTCTTATACTGGAACTTTAAATCCAGGTAAGGCAATTTTTGCTTTTAATCCAAATCAAATTGGATATTTTAATCAATCACCTTATATACAGAACTGCACTAACTTTATTCCAAATTCAATTGGATTAAAAATTGATGGTTCTAAAGCAATAGGGCCTCTTAAATCTATGGTTCTTGATTCATATACTCAATATAATCAAGGTGGGATTGGTTGTTCAATTACCAATGAAGGTTATGCTCAATTGGTATCCATGTTTACAATTTGTAATGATATTGCAGTTTTTTGTGGAACTGGAGCTGCTTGTGATCTAACTAATTCTAACTCTTCTTTTGGCAATTTTGCTTTAGTTTCTGACGGAGTAGGCCCTTTAAAATATACAGGTTCTGTTGCACAAGCAGAAGATGCAAATGCATTTGAGTTTGCCATAGATTTAAACACTCCAACTTTAAACATAACATCAGCAACTTATGATAATGCTACTGGTATTTTAACTGCAACTACAGACTCTGCTCATAATTTCTCAGTTGGAATGGGTGTGTCAATTGTAGGATTGGCATTTACTTGTCCTTCTGGCCCAGGAATTGTAACTTATCCTTCAGGAAATAAAGGATATGTTTTTCAAACTGTTACGGTTGCTCCAGGTAGGTATGTAGATTCTTATAATTTAATTCAGGCAAATAGAAGAGAAATACAAGATAAATCATTGGCAGCCATTGCAGTAGAATATCCAGATTTTTATTTTAGAGGTGATAGTCAAACAAATACCAGATCAAGATATTATGATGCATATCGTTTGATTATAAAAAACAAGAGTGTTATTGTTGATACTGCATGGACTAATACTAGTAATGCTTATCCTGGCATATCCACTACAATAAACAAGTGTAAAAGAGACCTTGGATATTTTGTAGATGCAATCGCCACAGATGTATTTACTGGAGGCAATAGATATTCAAGACAATTCGTAAGGCAATATTTTGATGGTGCTGGAGTACCAATTACGAATGGATTAGTTGGTGAAGAAACAGAATCAATTTATGCTTTCTCGGAAGCAAAAGAATTGATGAAAGATGCGATTACAAATACTCTTTCTGGTGCAGTATACACTGATTTAACAATTACTGCAGATCCATTGACTGGTAGTAATACTGATCCAAATTCTTGTGCAGATGTTCAAAGTAATATTGATAACTTAGTTGGAATTGTAACATCAGTTATTTCTCAAGGTTCGTTAAGTTCTATTTCAAGTGAGGATAATTATGGAACTTTGACTGAAGGAGGATCAAAATGTTTAAGAGATATTGGTTATATTGTTGATGCTGTTTCTACAGATGTAAGAGATTTTACTTCTAAGAATATCATTGAAACTACTAGATCTTATTTCAGTTATGATGGATCGTCATTAATTGTTGGAATTTCAAGTGAAATTCCTCAAACAATTGTTGGATTTACTACGGCAAGAGAATTGATGAAACTTGCCATTACAAATAATTTGAATAATAAAGATTTAACAATTGCCGCAGATCCATTAACTAATTCTAATACAGATCCATCTTCTTGTGCAGATGTTCAATCATTTATTGATAATCTTGTAGGAATTGTTACTTCAAGATTGAATGCTGGTAACATTAGCGGTGCAAATGCTCTTCCTGCTGTTTCTGCTGCTAGTACTACATTTAGTGTTTATGTTGGAACATCTACTTTACCGCATACTTATAATTCTGGAGGAACTGTAAAAATTAATGTAGTTCGTCCTTTTGATGGTCAAGTGGTTTATTTTGATAGACTTTTTTATAGTATAAATGGTATTAGTATTA